AACCTTTCTTTCCCTTCTTTATCTACTCCTAAATTTTTTTCTACTGTAACTAATGATAATAATGAATTAATAACTGGAGATTTAAGTGATATTAGAAGAATATTAAATGTAGCTCAAATAGAGAAAAAAAATCAATTAGAATTACAAAGATGGATTACTAAATATATTCAAGTATTAAATATTATTGAAAAATATTATATTGAGATAGATAAAACTAATATATCTACAAATATGCTTTTACATTTATTAAATTATGAATATAGTTTAGATAATTTAAATTTAAGACATAATTATTTTAAAAAATTTGTTAAATACTATTTATCTCTAAAAATTAATTTTACTTCTGAAGATTTAAATAATATTAAATTTATTCTTAAAGATACTTCTGATTCTATATCTAATTCTGCAGTTTTAGATGATAATATTATAAAAATTTCAAAACAAACAGCTTTCTTCGAAGGTAGTCCTATAAATCAAGCTGTTGAGGTTTTATTAAACGAATGTACAGATAATGTTGAAACACAATTAGAGATTGAAAAATTATTAAATATTTCTTGGATAGAAGTTCTTAATAAAAATATTAAGGATTTAAAAGCTGGAGAAAAAACTGTTATAAATGAAAGCTTTAAATTATTACATGAATATATTATAGAGTATGAATTTACCTTAGAAAACGTACGAAAATCAAATTATGAATTACAACAAAATAAAAAATATGAATTGACTCTGAAACCTTTATATGAAGTAGATTTAAAAACTATTTCTGTAATTGTATTTAATATAATTATTCCTATTTTATCTTCTGTAGAAGGTGCAGGTCGAAATGAACTTATAATGAAAATAGGTGATCAATTATTTCACAGATGGGCTTTAAAAATATATGAAGATAAATATATTATTGAAAAAATAAAAAATAAAATTATATGGACTGAGGATCGGCCAACTTTTAGAGAATTTAAATTAAATTTAAATATTTCACCAACTAATAAGGGAGATTTAGGTGAAATATTATTATTTCATTTAATTAAAATGGGATCTTTAATTGAAACAGAAATTGTACCTACTAGTGGTTCTAAAGTAGAAAGTCGGGTAATCCCTTCTGAAAGTAGTGTTAAATTATTTGAAAAAAGTTTTGACCTAGTGGGGTTTAAATTGCCTATGATTTGCCCACCACGTGCGTGGTCACCATCTGAGGATGGTGGTTACTTACTTAATAATCAATATTTTTTTAATGATTTAATTCACCAAGGTATTAATAATGTAACTCCCACAATAATTGATAAAAAAAATGATATTTATGAGCAAATTAACCATATGAGTTGTGTACCTTTTAAAATTAATAAAAATGTTTTAAATTTTGTTTTAAAATATGGAGAACAAATGGGACTTATTAAAGGATCTTTACATAAAAAAACTCTTGAAATGAATGCACTAGAAACTCCAAAAGAAAAAAAAGATTTTTTTTCAAAATTACCTTCAGAGGTGAAACAAGATATGTTGGCTCATAATTCTCAATATTATCAAGAAAAAAATATTTTAGGTATCGCCAAATTATATTCTAATGTTGATAGATTTTATTTTCCATTGTTCTATGACTGGCGAGGAAGAATTTATAATGATTGTTCTTATTTAAACTATCAAAGTAGTTCTTTAGCTAAAGCTTTACTTATGTTTGCTGATGGTAAATCAATGAAAGTCATAAATAAATTTGATTTACCAAACTCTTTAGAGTTTATTGGTTTACCTGATTTAGGTTTTAAATCAGATTTTTGGTTGAAAATTTATGGAGCAAACTGCTTTGGTAATGGTAATGGGGATGAAAAAAATTTAAACAATTTAAAATTGGACAAGCTTCCTTATAAAGATCGTATACTTTGGATTGAAAATCATCACAGCGATATAATATCGCTGAATCCTGATTTTTGGAATCAAGCTGATCAAGAACTACTGTTCTTGGCATTCTGTTATGAATATAAAGCTTATTATGAGGATCCTGAAAATTTTATTACTCATCTACCTATTCAGCTGGATGCAACTTGTAATGGTCTACAACATCTTTCAGTTATGTCAGCCAACTCTAAGTTGGCTCAATTAGTAAATTTATTACCTAATTCTGAAGATCAAAATCCTTTTGATCTTTATAGTGTTGTATTAGCAGAAATTGAAAAAAAAGTTAAAAAAATTATTGATGAAAATCCTTTACATGTTCGATTAAAATATCTTAAATTAGATAGAAAAATCGTAAAACGATCAATTATGACAATTCCATATAATGTAACAGAAAATGGAATTGTGGAACATTTAAAAGAATTTTTTTATGTAAATATAAATAAAAAAAAAGATGATTCCGATCAGTACGTGTACGAGTACATGTACTCACCTAAAAAAGAAAAAATACATGGTTCAGTAGCTATTACTGGAGGAGACTTATTTATGCTTGCCAAAATTATATATAATGTTTTATATGAAGTTCATCCAGAGCTTAAAAATGTAGTTTCTTATTTTAAGAATATGGTTAATCTGCTAACTAAATTAGAATTACCTGTCGTATGGATAACTCCTGGTGGATTAATAATTAAACAAAAATATGCTAAGAAAAAAAGTGATAGAGTACGAAGTGGTCTCTTTAAGGGTGCTGATTATACTATTGTTATACCTACAGGTAAAATTGATAAAGTGTCTCAACAAAATGCATTTATGCCTAATTTAATCCATTCGATGGATGGATCTACAATAACTTTATTGGCAAAAAGATTAAAAACTTTAGGAATAAAAAATATTTATACTATTCATGATTGTTTCGCCACTACTGCTGACAATGTTTCTATAATAAATGAATTAGTGCGAGAAGCATTTTGTGAGATATATTCTGACGAAAGATTTTTATTAAAACTTCATCAATTTTTTATTCAATATATCCATGGTAATTTCAAAATTGTATATGAAGATATTGAATATAAAAAATCTAAAGGGGAAAAAAGTAAAAAAATTTTAAAAGATACTTTATATGTTGCTGATGAATGGATATCTCAAGAGGATGCTCTAACAAAAACTTTTAAAGTTTTATCTCCTTCTGGATGGGTTGAAATTCCAAAACTTCCTAAAACTGGTAACTTAACAGATTTAAAAAATAATATTCAAAAAGCTATTTATATGATAAATTAAAATGAAAAAGAAAAATATGTTGTTATTTATTAAAATTCTTTTAAGAAGAAACTATTATACTAGAACAGACGAGACGTCTGTGATACGAATAAAAGAAATTATTGAATCTATTAAAAATACAGAAAATTTTAAAATTGCTATGACACATAAATCATTAATTCATGAACAAAATAAATTCCAATCTTATGAAAGATTGGAATTCTATGGAGATGATTTAATAAATCATTATATTACTGAATTTATATTTAATAATTTTCCTTATTATTCAGAAGGATTTCTGACTGAATTAAGAAAATTTATAGTTAAAGGGGAAAATTTAGCTTATATAAGTGAACAAATAGGATTATATAACTATATAAAATTAGAAAAAGGTCTTGAAAAACAATTTAAAGAAGGTTTTTCAAGCAGTCAAAGAAAAAATATCTTAGAAGATATTTTTGAATCATTTGTTGCAGCTCTTAAATTAGAAAAAGGGGAAAAAATTTTAAATGAATTTTTATATTTAACTTTAATCGATTTATCTAAAATAAAAGAAAATTTAAAATTAAACAATCGAAGATTGTTGCCAGCTCCAAAAAAATTATTATCTCTTCCAGAACCTAAAATAATTTTTAAAACTGATAAAGTAGAAAAAAATTAAAATTTAAAAAAAAGTCTAAAAAGACTTTCAAATTTATTTTAAAAATATTTCTAATAAATTTGGAATCACACTCGCAAGGAGTGTGGAAGAACTAAGTATAAAAGAAGATATATAAATACTTCGATTTAATTTTGATAGAACACCCGTAGGGTGTTGTCTTGTTTCATTAATATTTGGTGTGTCGTGTAGGACTTTATTAAAATTATCAATTGTTTGATTTTCCGTTTCATTATATTCAGAATTATTTAAAAGGTTCTCAACTATATTTAAGATATTTTCATTGCTTTCATTTTCTAATAAATTACCTTGTTCACCTAAAAAAAAAAGCTCCCTCTAGGTGAATTTTTTTGAATAAACGATCATCACCAACCTGTGGTGTTATATCTTCTAAAGTGTTTTCTTTTGATATATTTTTATAGATTAAATACGTTAATATAGGAACCAGAAGAGATATCTTCTGAACAATCCAATTTATTATTCTTTTACCTACATAATTACCATCACCTACGGTTGATGATATAATTTCAATAATTTTTGTATCATAAGAATTTAAATAGTTTAATAACCATATAATTAATAATATAACTAAAAAATTAAAAATAATAAAAATTATTGCTTTAATGGCAAAGATAAAGATAGTATTTTCAAAAACATATTTATGATGTTTTTGTGGTAGTTGAAACTGAAGATCTGAGTTTAATTCTTTTTTAATAATTTTTTTTAATATAATTTCTTGTTCTTTAAACTTTTCACCTATACAGGTTTTTATTTCTTCTATTAATAATGGTTCCAATTTATGGGCATTCGCATTTATTAGAACCGGAGGAATTACTTTTTTTTGATTCTTTTTTTTATTGGACTTAACCTTCGAACGTGATTTTTTAGGTTTAGATTCTGACTCGGTTATGTCACCTGCTTCGCAGGGCTCAAGCACCTCCTCGAGGTGGGCTCCTCATCTTGATTCCATCCATTTCACAACTTCGTTGTTATTTAGTTTAAACTCTTTCTCCATTCTATAATTCCTAACACCATTCATTAAGTCAAAATCTTCAATTTTGACGTAACTGAATAATTGGGTCAAATTATTCAGATATTTAGTTATTATAACGTATCGTTCACGATACGTGGCTAAATCTCTATTTCTATAAATAAATTTTAAATCGCATAAAGCACAATTAAAGAAATATGCCCAATCATTATCATGAGGTCTGACAGATTCTCTGTTCTCTAGAGAATCTGTGATATTTTCATCTAATTGGTCTATATTTCTTAAAAAGAAAAGTTTTAATTCATAAAATTTTATCGAACATTTTAAATGTATATCTGGATCTTTATTACTATAATCCCGAGAATCTCGCTCTTTAATTAATTTTGTTAGCTCAAAATCTAATTTTTTAATCTCAGTTGTTATACTATTTAAGCTAGCTCCATTTTTTATTGAATCGTCCAAACAAACAACATCTGATGATGTTGTTGGTAATTTATTTTCTAACACTCTTTGAGTGTGGATTAAGGCCTTAAGCGTAAATACGCCTTTAATTATTTCTAATGCAACTTTAATACTTATTCCCGATAGAGCTAATAAAACACTAATATCAGTTAATTTATTATTACCTCCATTTTCAATTATATAAATAGGAGCTGTAAGCAATTTATAATTTGGTGCTGAAAGCAATTTATAATTTGGTGCAGGTAAAGCTTTATAATTAGGAGCTTTTAATAATTTATTATTCGGAGCCAATAAATATTTATAATCTGGTGATGGTAAAGACGATGATTCATAATCATTATAAATTAAATTTTTAATATTTTTTTCTAATATATAACTATATGGATCTTTTAATCCTAAAATGTATAATTCTCTTAATTCTGCTCCTCTATTTTGTTCCGCTATCATTAATTGAGTTTTAATCATTTTAAAATTAAAAGAATCAGGTTTATAATTTATTAATTCTAAATTTAATTTTTCAATTTTTTTATCTAATTCCATTACTCTATTAATGTATAAATCTATTTTATTTTTATTTTCTATATTAAAAATATTTAATGCACCAGTAATTAATTTTGCATCTTGGGCCTTCGGAAGTTTATTAAACCCTTTTTCATTTAAATTACTTACTGGAGCTGATTTATTTATTGGATTCGATGATTTAATTAAATCATCACCTCGTTGAGGTTCCGCTGAAGCCGGTTTATCTTTTGGAGCTGGTAGAGCTAGGAATTGAGATGAATAATATATTAATTTATTCGTATCCTTAATATATTTTAATTGTTGAACAGGTAATTTTTCATTTTTAATTAATTTTTTCGGTATTAGCACTCGTAAATATAAAGTTTTAATATTATAACTATCTTCATCAGGATTTTCATCCACATCAATCATTTTCCCACTATCCCCATCTCCACCCTCGACTATACCAATTAAATGTTGCTCATAAATATTTAAAAGCTCTTGCAGATCATTGAATGAATTCAGATAACCTATAGTATTTATTTTACTAACTCCATAATGTGTAATATATTCCTCTGATATTAAATAACCTATACCTTTTACTAAAATATTTTCTTCCATAGCTTTCTCAGCTAAAACTTGAAGACAGCTTAAAAGTTTATTTGCTGCATATTCGAATGGATCATCAGTTGTTATTAATAAATTATCTATTGGTCTTAAGGATTTTGAAAGTTCCTTACCATATAATGGCGCATTATAACATAATAAAAATCCATCAAACTTTTTATAATCTGTATTATATACATTATAATGATTAATTTTTATTTCAAAAGTATTTAATCCTACTTTTTTACTTAAATTTTCCTGCCGATTTTGTCGACCAATTAGAGGCTCAAAATCAAGATTTTGAGTTTTTACCGATGAGATATATATTGGTTTAGTATCCACCCAAAGACCATTTTGGTCTTTGATCATAATACGTTTATTATAATTAAAAGTAAAAGTTTTATTAATATCTTGATGTTTTATTTCAAATGTATTTACATTCTTTGAAGTTTGTAAAGTTTTTAAAACCAAATTTTTACCATTATTTAAATAAACAGATTTAATAGAATTATGTAATTCTTTAGTAATGAAAGTTTCATTCAATCCCGAAAATTTAGTAATAGGAATTCCATTTCTAGGTAAGATACTATAAACTTTATCTCGTAAAAATATACCTTTAAGTAAATAATATTCAGAATCACGTTCAATTGTATAGTTATCATCAATTTCATCTAATTCATTTTTCATCTGACCTATACCATCACCCAAAAATTCCTTAGGTAATGGTTTATTAGTTATTAAACTATCAGTATCAGAATATAAACATTCAATGTCAGGTAATCTTTTAAACTTGTCAATTTCAATACGAGCATAAGCTGTTATAACAGCAGCTATTGCTATATTACTGATTCTAGTTTCAACACTTTTTTCAAAGCTATTTAAAAGTTCATTAAACAGATCCGGGTTATCCTTTAATAAATTAGGATTAGGAGCATTATCATAAGAATAACAAGCTACATTATCCAACAGCGTTGTAACTTTTATATTAGAAAATGTTTTTTCTATTTTTTCCATAAGTGATAAGTCGCTAGTTATTATATTACTTCGATATTCTCTTTTTTGTCCCATTCTACCATATAAAGTGTTCAAGCATAGCTTAAACACAGCTCTTTCAGATTTATTACCAGTTCTTTTTAACTCATATAGAGGTTCAACAAAATCTCGAAAAAGATTTTCATCTTTTTCGAATTCCCATGCTTCAAGTAATTCAATTTTATAACCTAAAGATTTTGCATATTTTAATTCCTCGGAAAAATAGTATCCTTTAAAAGTTCCAGTCGGAAATACTAATCGTTGATTACCTTCAATTTCAAGATAAAGAGGTAAAACCGGAATTTTTAATTCTTTTGGACAATTAACCTTAACTAAAGCAAATCCAAAAAAGTTTTCCAATCCTTTATTTATATCGTATCTTTTTGGTGTTCCTACAGGCATAGTTTTTAGCATACAGAAAGGGTATAGTGAATTAATATCATAATAATATAATTTTTCACCATATGGTTTGTACACACTTGTATTAGCTCCATAGTAAGCTTTAGAAATTAAATTTTGCATTTTTTTACTAAAAAGTCTTATTTTTGAATTATCATCCAAATTTCTTTTTCTATATAATTCCATAACTAATTGAGGTAATGTTAAACAATGAGTAAAATTAATATGAAAATTATCTACTAAAATTCTAAAGAATTTCTCAATAACTTTATGAAGTCCTATAGTATCAACTTCATTATAAACAATACTATATTTTTGAAAATTAAAAATATTTGAATTACTATCATAAGCACCTATTCTAATTAACATTTCTTTATATTTAATTAACCAATCAGGCAGTGGTCCATTATAACTTAATCTATCTTTTGTAACCCAAGAATGTTTAAAAGGTAATTTACCTTTTGATTCGTTAACAGTTATATTTAAATCTTTAATTAATTTATTTAATTTTAATGGTATTAATTTATAGGAATCTTTAAATTCAAACTCTATATCACCATATTTAAAATTTATATAAAACATTTCATTATTAGGATCCATTAAACAATTAATATGTTTTGTTCCGTTAATTTTTTTAATAATTTTTTTTATAATTAAATAAGCATCAAAACCACCAGCATAATGAGCATAAAAAGAAACTTTATTTTTAGAATATTCATGATTTAAAATAAATTTTATAGCTTGTTCAACACAATCTAAACCATAAAATGCTTTAAATCCTACTTCAGGAATGTATAGACCAAATAAATAAGGTGTAGCTATTCCTTCATTATTTTTGAATGTTTCAATATCATAAGTACAAAAGTATGGATTGAATTTAAGATTAGTTATATATCTGAATTTTAATGGTGTAATATATTTTTGATTATATTTATTTTTATATTTTTTAAATTTTTGTTCTACAGTTAATTCTGGATTTTCATCATAATTATAATCAATTTCAAATAAAGTTGCTGTGGAAGTAGAAAAAAATTTAGGAGTAGATAAAGAAGGGAAAGAAAGGTTATTAATATTTATATTATTATAATAATTTATTTTATAATTTAAAGGTGTATAAAGTGAATGATAAGAAGATAAAATGATATTAGTACTTACACCGTATAGTGGCATAATTCTTTGAGTTCTTATATATTTAATCATCATTTCTATAACAGTCAAAAATTTTTACAAGTAAAGGGATATGGCGTATATCACTTGATAATAAATTATTAAATATGATAAGGGAGTATTTTACTAGTTATTTTTAATAAGCTAATTATTCTTTACTTATATTATTAATAATACTGTTAAGAATTTTTTTTGGTTTAAAAAATCCTTTAGATAATAAAAATTGATAAAAAATCATTCTTTCATTTAAAATTATTGGTTTTGTGTCAATCCAATCACCATTTGAATTATAAATATTAATTCTTTTTGTACTAGTATCATCTCTAGATATTGAAACATCAAAACTTTTTTAAAAAATGCTTAATGTTTCAAGATCTTTAAATAACCTAGTTACAGGATATTTTTTTATTTCTCCTGCGTATAAATCAGAGAAATGATCAAATTTTATTAAACCTTTTTTAATAGATTTTGCTTTAATAATTGGTTCAATTTTATTATTAATTTTTAGAGCATAAACCTTAGGAGCTATAAAATATGCTAAGTCAATAACTCCTCCCTTTAATTCATCCTTTAAGTCACCTAATTCATCACTAATTAATTCAGGTGATAATGGTTTATCAATGATCATTGAGTCTGTATCAATATAATAAAGGTTTGCACCGGATTTTTCTATAAGTGAGTGGATCCTAATCCTTGAGTAAGCTGTTATAGCTGATGCAATTGCTACATTACTTTTAACTTTAAATGGTTCCTTAGATGAATCTAATAATTCTTTATAGTTAATACCAAATTCCTCACAATATTCTTTAGAGGGTTTAATATCTCTTTTAATAATAAAATTGTCAGAGTTAGGTAATGAGAAGATAAAATGAGTTTTAAATCTTGTCATAAACCAGTCTACTTGGTCTTGTAAGATAACTTCTACAACCTGTTCAACTAGTTTACGACCAAAATATCCATATAAACCATTTAACATAAGTTTATTAATCATTCTCTCACCACCTTCAGTAGTTTTTTTAATATGGTAAAAATGATCAATATAACTATCAAACGGTTTAATTTTTTCATGCTCAAAAGCTACTATAGGTGTAACTTTATAACCCCATTCGATGAATTTTTTTACCTCCTCTGAAAAATATAAATCAACCCATTTTCCAACAGGAGAAATTAAAGAATTTCTCCTTGTTGAAGCAAAAGGTACTTTTGTACCTTTTGGTACAATAATTTGTGCATAAATAAAACCAAAAAAATTATTAATATTTATATTTTTACCATAGTGAGTTTTAACAAATTGCCCTGGCATAACTTGTTTCATTGCCCAAGGATAAAGTGAATTAACATCGTAATAGTAAAGATTTTTTCCAAATGGTTTAATGATATTCACAACACCTCCTTTATAACTTTTCCTTAAAATTTTATCATAAAATTTTGGTAAAATTGGGATATCAAAGTTCATAAATTTAGTTCTAAAAATCTTCATTGCTAATGAAGATGTAGAGTATACATCTAAAAGTGAAACATTATAATTTGTTAATAAATATTTAGAAGCTTTTAAAATAATTTCTTGCAATGATCGTAGATCATTGCTTAAATAAAAAATTAAAGAATTTTTAAAATTGTTAGTATTATTAATAATTATATTAGTTGTTACTGATTTGTGATCAAAATCGCTTTTTTTATTTTTTACGTCATAAATATCAGATAAATTGGCTAAAGATAGTGGAAAGATTCTGTAAGAATCTTTAAAATTAATAGTTTTAATTTTATTATTTTTATATTTAATTGTTATTAAGCTATTTTGTTCATCAATTAAAAGTTGTGGATTTTTACTTAAAAGTTTATTTAAAATAAAATAACCGTCAAAAGATCCAAGATTGTGTGCGAATAATGTTGAATTTTTATTAATGTTATCTAAATGATCAATAAAATCTTGAATCATGGCTTCACTAGCTAAAATAAAATCATTTTTATAATAATCCATAATATAAAAAATTTTCATATTATCTCCAGCTAAAATACCAATAGCATATGGATATAATTTTTTACCTATAACTACAGTTTCAATATCAAAAATTTGAATTTTTGACTCATCAACTGTAAATTTAGGAGTTAATTTAGTAATAAGTTTAGAATTATTCATTGATTATAGGCTTCTTTATTTTAACAATAAAAAATTCGAATTGATCAATAGGATAAGCCTTTGGATCTAAATCATTAAGCATTTTTAGTATATATTCAACGAATTCAACAACAGTTGTGATTGACGCAGTCAATGACGAGCTACCCACAGAATACATATCACCATCAACGGAAACTGTTGATAAATAAATTCTGTGAGTATAATTTTTAATAGATTCGATAGTTTCTATCGAATAAAATATATTAGATAAAAATTCAATATCGATATCATTATTAATATTGAACCAGACGTGTATAAATCCTTTTTTATTAAATTGGTCAAATTCTAATAATGTAAATTTAATCTGGTTTAATTTATTTAAAAATATTAATTTTTTTAAATTTTTTGCTAAATTATAAAAAATATAATATTTTTTTAAAGTAATTAACAACCTTACGATTGTACCTACATTTTGTCGAAGTAGGATTTTAGTTAGTAATTTTGTCATTGTATAAAATTTACATTATATTTCAATACTATTTTTTTTTCATCGTCTACATCTCAGTTCCGTACGATGGATTCGGTTCCTATCTGTCTTTCTTATGTTACTTTCTCTCCGCTTTCAGAATTGCGAATAGAAATTTTGATTGATGGTTATACTTTTATTGGTATTCGTTCAAGGTCTGAGGTTCCAGCTCTATCTTCGGGCACCCGGGCTCACCTTGATCCCCTTTCTTGCTGTTCTCACGCTCACTCTGGGCGCCAGCCGGGTGGATAAACGAATCTACTGATCTTAGTTGTGACAGGGAGTTAAACATTTCTTTTAGGGTTCTCACCTATTCTCGTTCTAAAGATACGCGGTGTCAAGCCTAAAAGGAAGAGCATTCGCTCTTCGTCACGCTTGGGCTTTAACAACAGTACCTCTTTGCGCTAGTTTCTTTCACGTCATAAAGAGGCTCCTTGTTCTTACGAACTTGGTCTAAAAGTAAGGTTGGTACTTCTCTCATAGTGGTAGGGTTTTTTCATACCTTTAGCTTCTTGCACTTGGAGTGCTGGGTTTATCCATACCTTTAGCTCCAAGTTAAATGTTTTTTTATATATAATATATATTTTTTTATTATAATATATATTTTAATTAATTAAATTAAAAAAAAATATATATATATATATTATTATATAATTTGTATATTTAAAATATTTTTATTATTTTTTATATATTTTTTTTTACCTATTAAAAAAATTAAAAAAATATTAATTCGAATTATTTTTAAAAATAATAAATTAATTGAAAATATTTTTTTTCTAATTAGCAATTTTTAATAATTGTTGGAAAATTTAAAGAAATGGCAAATAATTGCAAGATTTTTTTAGAAATATTATTTTTTCTTAGAAATAAAAAATTAATTTTAAAGGACTCTATCATACCTAAAAGAAAAGCTTATAATTTAAAATTACATAAGATCATTAGAATATATAGCTTAATTTTATACAATTTTATTCATATATTTTAAGTTATATATATATAAATTTTAATAATTAATTACCCATTAAAAAATTTTTTTATTAATTATATAAACTTGAGTTTTGAATTTTTAATATAAGGGTATTGAAAAAAAGAAGGGGAGGAATTAAGAATTTGTGATGAAGAATTAAGAGAAGATAATAAAGAATCAGATGAAGTGTCAATAATTAATGTAGAAACTGTAAAATGGATAGTATCAAGTATTATATTAGGTGCTATACCAAGAAGAATTGTTAAGAAAACCAAAGGCAGTAGAACAAAGAATTCTCTTCTAGTTAAATCTCGTACATTTGATAAATACGGTGACTCACTTCCATACGATATTCTTCAGAGGTAAGGAAATTTATACTACGTAAAGAAAGAAAAATATACTTAAATTATTCTTTTTGATCTGGGTTAATCAAAGGTTTTAATGAAAGTCTAAATTTTTCCTTAAAAATATCTTGATTACGTGCATATCTTAATATTGTCGAAGGGTGTACTGAAAAAAAATTACCTGCTTCCTGTCCTGAATTAAAAGTTTGAATAAAAGTCAATGGATAGATTGAATAATGATATATTACCAATCCACCCTTTTGCTTTATTTCTTTTTTAATAGGTTGAAATCCTGGTTCTAGTAAAATTAAAGATAATATAAATTTTTTCCTAAATATAAAATTATTGGAAGCATATTTTAAGATAGTAAAATCATTGGAATTAAAATATTTCATTGCCTTTGCAATAGAAGAGAAAGTATTAATTAAAGATAAAGTATTTGAATCATATAAAAAAATAGTTGTTCCTTTAGGACCTTGTTGCTTAACTTCTAAAGGAGGTTGAAACCCTAATTCTAAGGGTTTCAAGGATAATATAAAATTATCTTGAAATAAATTATTATGCTTAGCGTAGTATAATATCGATCCATGAAAAGTATTAAAAAATTTAGCAGCGGCTCTACCCGAAGTAAAAGTATTTTGTAAGGACATATCCTTATAATTATAAACATAAATAGTTGAACCCCTGGTAACACTCATTTTAGCTTTTGCTTCTTCTGAATGCTTTTTAAGATCAACTCTGTCAAGAGTTGATGAAGAAAGAGAGAAAATAGAAGAGCCAGAAGGTGAAAGAGATAGTAACCATTGTCCTTTAAAAGGTTTTTGGCTAGTAATATAACGAAGTAAAGTAGCCCTAGCAGTATTAAAATGAATTGCAGCTGAATTTAAAGAAGAAAATTCATAAGCAAGATCCCCATCCGAAGTATAAAAATAAATAGGTTGACCTCTAGTAATACTCATCATAACCTTAGTTTCTTTTGAATGAGTTTTACCAAACATCCCATTACCTACTCCTTTTGAAGCCTTACTTATTTTAGCACGTGTTTCAATACTAAGAACTCGGCCAGCAGGAGAACCAGCCTCGGTTAAAATATTATAATATGGCCGATATTGATCTAAATAAAACTGCTCTTTAGCTAAAATATTTTCTTTAGATCTGTCAGTAAATTCTAAAATAACAAGTTTAAATTTGTTCCAACCATACTTAACAATAGCTTTATATAATAAAGAAATATAAGTATAATTGTCATTAGTAGCAGTTCTTAAATGATATCTGGGGGATAAAGTCTATGTAAAACGTAATATAAGCATGGGGAATAAAAATAAAAAACAGATACAATAAAAAAACTGATGTTATGGCATAACGCCTTGCGATAAGAAAAATATAAAGCTCAAGATATTAAAATAAAAATTAGTAAAGGTGTATGGAAAATAGAGAGTAATATGGATTAATTATAGAAGAAGAAAACACTGAAGAATTGAACCGCAGCGAACGCAGCAGGAAATAAATTAATGAATGAAAACCATACGGGTTGGTTCGACAAGATGTATAAAGATAAAGAAATGTCATAGAACCTCTTAGGGGAAGAGGGTTACTCCTTAAGTGATAAAATATACTTATCTCGGAATATACCCTCAGACCGAGCAAACTTCATAATTGTTCTATCGTTAGCATTAAAATATTTAGCAGCATCACGGAAAGAATAGAAAGTATAAAGTAATTGATGATCTAAGTTATAAACATAGATCGTAGTACCTTTAGGACCAGATTTTTTTATTCCTAAAGGGGGTTTAAAATCTGATGATAAAGGTTCCAATGATAAAATATATTCGTTTTTAAAAATATGATGTGAACGTGCATAATTAAGAATAGTAGCTGTATTGGACTTTAAAAATTTAGCGGCTATTGCAGCTGAAAAAAAAGTAGAAATTAAAGTAGAACAATCAGAATTATAAAGAAAGATAGTGAAACCTTTAACTTGACTCATTTTTTCTTTTGTTTCTTCTGAATGATTTTTCCCATACATGGGATTATTCTCACCTAAAAATCGACCTTTCTTAACTTCACTCATTTTTTGTTTTATAACTTCAGAATGTTTATACCCTAAAGAATTACCCGCTTCCGTAAGAATATTATAATATGGTCGATAAAGATCCAAATAAAACTGTTCCCTAGATAAAATATCTTCTTTAATATAACTAGTAAATTCTAGGATAATAAGCTTAAATGAGTTCCAAGAATATTTTTGAATTGCTCGATATAATAAAGAATTATAAGTATAGTTAGAATTAGAACCTTTTCTCAAATGTTCATTAATTCTTTCCCATAAGTTAATGGAAGAACCAATATACATTTTTAAAGGATCATCCTTATTAATAAATTGGTAAATACCTGCTTTACCTTTAAGATCCTTCATAATTTGAGACCGAGAAGCTAAAATATCATCATAAATAAATTTATGGGTAGAAGAGGATTCCTCTTCGTTAATATTTGTATCATCAGATTTAAAAGATACTAAAGAAGGGAATAAAGCTAATAAAACTTTATCTGATATAAAAGGGAGGGAATTAAGAATTTGTGAAGAAGAATGAAGAGAAGATATCGAAGAATTGTCAATAATTAATGTAGAAACTGTAAAATGTATAGCGTCAAGAATAATATTAGGAAAGAGACCTAGAAGAATAGTTAAGAAAGCAAGAGGAAGTAATACAAAGAATTCTCTTCGTGAAAGATCTTTCACGTTAGATAAATAAGGGGATTCAGAACCAAATGAGCGAAAAGGTCCTTAAGGGACTATTTCTGGACTTTGTCTTTAGCTAAAAAATTCAAAAGTTATAAGCTATTTTTTCATAAAGTCTCTAAGGAAAAAATTAAAATTTAATGTGTGCCTTTTTCCTGCAAATCATAAAAATAAATTGATTTTTAGTTATCTTTGCATATAGAAGAATATTTTAAGTTAAATATAAATTTAACAAGAACCTTTGGATTCTATTAAAAAGCCAGAATGAGTAACCAGCAGACAATATCATAGAAGTACCAGCTAGAGCTGTAATAATTGGATTAACTCCAAAGACCCCCATAAAGCAAAGTAACTCACCTATGAAGTTTGCTGTTAGGGGAGTTGCACAATTCGCGATGGTAAATATAAAGAAAAATATAGCAAAGATAGGCATATTCGTAGTTAATCCTCGGAAGTATAGAAGTACTCTAGTACCATGTCGCTCATAAAGCAATGTAACTAGAATGAAGAGAGCAGGGGATACGATACCATGTGCTATGCTAAGTAATATAGCCCCTTCTATACCTTGGACAGTATTAGAGAATAATCCTAAAATACAGACAGACATATGAGGTATAGAAGAATATGCAATAATTGACTTCATGTCAATCTGTCTAAGTGTCGCGCATGAGGCATAAATAATAGAAACTAAAGCTAAAGTATAGATCAAAGGTGTAAAATAAATCGTAGCATCCGGCAGAATAGGCAATAGAATTCTTATTATACCATAGATAGATAATTTAAGTAAAATTCCAGCTAACACAATAGATCCTGCTAGGGGAGAATTTACATGAGCAAAGTTTAGCCATACATGTAAAGGGATAAAAGGCAGTTTCACAGAAAACTAATTCTCTTTTATTTATTATATAAAACTAAGTAAATCAAATTCATATTTATATATTATTCAATATTTTATTATTAGCAAAATATAATCATAAAGGAGGAGGGGGAATTAAGTGAAGAAATGATTAAATCTAATGAGAAATGTAAAAGATAAAATATATAGCATGACAAAATAAACTAACAGAAAATACAAAAATTTGGCTTATAAACTATGTAAAATAAATAAACAGAAATAATGAAACTACACAATAAAACTAATAAAAATTAATTAATTAGGAATTTTATGAAAAAATTCCTCAAATGATAAAATATACTGATTTTTAAGTATACTATTTGATCTAGCATATTTTAAAACAGTTGAATGATTAATTTTTAAATAATTTCCGGCATTCCTTAAAGAATAAAAGGTTTCAAGCTTTTGATAATCCAAAGAATATAAATAAATAGTAGTTCCTTTAATACCTGGTTGAACGACTCCTAAAGAGGGTTGGAAATCTGAGGTTAAAGGTTCCAATGAAAGAATATATTTATCATTTAAAACATGATGAGATCGAGCATATCTTAAAACTCTATTACCGCTAGTATTTAAATATTCCGCGGCTGTAGAAGCTGATGAAAAAGAAGAAATTAATTGAAATTCTGTAGACTTAGGGTCGTAAGAATATAAATAAATAGTAATACTTTGAGATTTTTTTATTCGTTTAAATAGGGCTGGTAAAGATTCTTGAGGTAGAGGAGTCAAAGAAAAAATATATATATTTTGGAATAAGGTATTATCTTTAGCATACCTTAAAATAGAGGTATAATAAACTCCAAAAAATTTGGCAGCAAGAATAGCAGAATCAAAGGTTCTAAAAAATTTAGAATCCTTATAAACATAAATATTTAAACCTTTATTAATATATTCTAAAGGTTTAAATCCTGGTTCCAATAAAGTAAAAGAAAATATCCATTTATTTTTATATACATACATATTATGTATATATTTTACCATGGTCCTATGATCCATATTAAGTAAAGTCGTAGCTTTATTGATTGAAGAGAAAGTATCAATTAAAGTCATAGAGTCAGAAGAATACATATAAACAGTTGTACCTTTAGCTTCACTTAATTTAGCTTTTGTACTTTCTGAGAGTGTAGCCCCTTGACTTGAACCTGCTTCGGTCAAAATATTGTAGTATGGTCGGTAAAGATCTAAATAATACTGCTCTCTAGTTATAATATTATCTTTAACATTGCTAGTAAATTCAAGAATAACAAGCTTAAATGAGTCCCAAGAATTTTTTTGAACAGATCGATATAATAAAGAGACATAAGTATAATTAAGGTTATTACCTAAAGCTATATGAGTTTGAATTCTATTCGATAAATTTATAGAAGATCCTACATAAGATTTCGAAGGATCTTTTTTATTGATAAATTGATAAACCCCTGCTTTACCCTTAAGATCCTTCATAATTTGAGATCGAGAAGATAAGATGTCATCATAAGTTAAGATCGAACCCGATCCATTAGACAAAAAGGAATCATTGTTAGTACTAGAATTATTAGTCGAAAAAAAAAATTCTACCATTAACACAATTACCCAAAATAACCATTTTTATTCTGACTTTAGGTGTTAATGATATACAAGGGATTAGAGCTAATAGGGAGGGGGAATTAAGAATTTGTAATGAAGAAGAAGATAATAAAGAATCAGATGAAGTGTCAATAATTAGTGTAGAAACTGTTGAATGTATTGAATCAAGTATAATATTAGGTGCAAGACCAAAAAGAATTGTAATAAAGACAAGTGGTAACAACACGAAAAATTCTAATCGTGTTACATCCCGAACATTAGAGAGATACGGTGACTCCTGTCCGTACATTGTACGCCCGAATAACCAAAATGAGTAACCAGCACTAAGAATCATAGATATACCAGCAAGAGCAGTTATTATAGGGTTCATTTGAAATGAACCCATAAAAGAAAGTAATTCTCCAATAAAATTAGCAGTTAGAGGTGTAGCACAATTAGCTATAGTAAAAATAAAAAAAAAGACAGCAAATATCGGCATATTCGTTACTAATCCTCTATAATATTTAAGCACTTTAGAACCATGCCGTTCATATAAAAGTGTCACTAAAATAAAAAGAGCTGGTGATACAATTCCATGTGCTATACTTAATAATATTGCTCCTTCTATACCTTGAACAGTATTTGAAAATAGTCCTAAAATAACTACTCCCATATGAGGTATAGAAGAATATGCAATGATAGATTTTAGATCAATTTGTCGTAATGTAGCACATGAAGCGTAAATTATGGAAATTAGGGCAATAGTATACACCATAGGAGTAAAATAAATTGTTGCATCTGGCAAAATGGGTAAAAGTATTCTAATTATACCATACACAGCTAGCTTTAAAAGTATACCAGCTAAAATAATAGAACCAGCTAGGGGTGAATTAACGTGAGCATTATTTCAGTCTTTATTTTTATATTAAAATATTAGTAGCTAGAGGAAACATAGGGAGGCGGGATAAAATATAATAAGTATAAGTAAGTAAAGTCATAAAGAAAATATATATAGAAAAAATTTTAAATTTCTATCACTCAAATAAAAAAAAAATAGTATAAAAAAATAAACTTAAAATAAATCCCTTGGTTAAGAATTTATCTTATAAAAAAATGAAGGATGCATATAAGGGGAAACTAATTGACGTAAATGAGGCATAGAATGCTTCTTAATATAGATCCTAGGGTGTTTTTGATCCCTAATTATCATAGTACAATCCAGATTAAATTTGATCTTTAGAACATTCATTAAAGAAATCACTTCATAAAAAGAAAAAGAATCAGTACAAAGTCTTAAACCATGTTTAATTTTAGCTCCATCACCACAAATCCAATAAGCTAAAGAAACAGGTGTAATAAGATCATAAATATTTTCTGGTACAATCTTTGTTCCATTGGGATAAAATAATTGTCTTAATTGCGTAAAACAAGGTAAAGATCTAGTTCTAAAGGCTAACCCATAATAAGTTTTACCATCCCTAGAATATTGATTAAAAGTCGGCATTGATTGGCAATAATGAGCTAACACTGAAAAGCAATGTAATAAAAACGATACATTAATAATACTTTGTTTAATATAAAAATTATAATTAATACCATTTTCAGGAAGAGCCAAATGAGCATCACTTAAAATTAATCCAATAACCATATAATAAATATGTGAAGGCAGAGTAGTAAATAAAGAAAGTTCATATCTTGACAATTTATAACCTATTAAAGAAGGTAAATTTTCACCCCAAATAGTTAAAGAAGTGCTATTAGTAGAAGGGTATTCACTAGAAGAAATATAAGAAATAGGTGAAAAATATTCTTCACTAAGAGGAGTAAAGGATAAGATAAATTGTTCCTTGAACAATTTATTAGATTTAATGTATTGAGCTAAGGCTCTATGAGAAACATTAAAATATCTTTCTGCTTCTCTAGTAGAAGGTAGTATTAATAATTTTTTAGTGATAATACAATAAATATAAACACTTAATCCTTTTCTCTTTGTAGATATACTATCAAAAGTCTTTTTAGATTCCCCTTTACAAGGCAATGAGGTTAAAGATAAAATAAATTCATTTCGGAATGATTTGTGAGTTTTAGCATACTTAAGAATAGTTTCAGGATTAGAAGAAAAATGTCTAGCAGCCTCCTTGACAGAAGAAAAAATATTTAAATTCCCATCCTTATAGCAATAGATTGTAAATCCCTTTTTATTTGAACCTTCTTCCTTTCTTAATAATAAAGAAGGGAAAATTGCTAATAAAGGGGGGGAATTAAGAATTTGTGAAGAAGAATGAAGAGAAGATATCGAAGAAGTATCAATGATTAGTGAACTTACAGTGAAATGTATCGAATCAATAATAATATTAGGGAAAAGACCTAATAAAATAGTTAAGAAAACAAGAGGAAGAAGAACAAAGAATTCAAGTCGTGTTACATCTCGTACATTAGAGATATACGGTGACTCCTGTCCGTACATTATACGTCCAAATAACCAAAAAGAATAAGCTGCACTTAATATCATGGATAAACCAGCTAGAGCAGTAATAATAGGATTCATTTGAAAACTACCTATGAAACATAGTAATTCTCCTAAAAAATTGGCTGTAAGGGGCGTTGCACAATTAGCTATAGTAAAGATAAAGAAAAATATAGCAAAGATAGGCATATTATGAACCATTCCAGAATAATATTTAATAATTCTAGTTCCATGATTATTATATAAAATTGTAACAAGAATAAATAATGCAGGTGATACAATACCATGAGCTAATGATAGTAATATGGCCCCCTCAATACCTTGAATAGTATTTGAGAAAAGACCCAATATAACTATTCCCATATGCAAATCCAATAAAAAAATTTGGATTTGGACTATATCTTAATAAAAAAAATTTAATTTTTAATATTTTACATGTAGTCTCTAAAGTTAGACAAGTATCAAGTCTTAACTTGTGTATAAAATTAAATTATTTCACTATTGTTACATTATGAAGTGAATTTAAAATTTTTTTCACATTTAGTAAAATACAAAAAGCAGTGTAACTGCTGATTAGGGCCAATTTAATTAATAGTAACTTTTTGTTTATGAATATTTATTTTATTATTTTTAAGACTTTTTAGTAAGGTAAAATATCAGACTCTCTTTCGCATTAATGGTAGAGTTGAAAAAAAGATAAAAATTCTTAGTTTAGAAGAAATCAAAATAAGAATAAAGAAAAGGGGGGAAAGAATAATAAAAATTTATACAAAAATATAGATTAAAGAATATATTATAAATAAATAAAATTAAAAATTTGCATTTTGTATATATGATGATTTATTTTTAAAATAAATCTTATATAAAAATGAAGAATGCATATAAGGTAAAACTAATTGTTGTAAACGAGGCATAGAATTTTTTTTTATATATATACGTGGATATTTTTTATCCATTAAAACCATAGTACAATCCAAATTAAATTTTATTATTAAAATATTAATTAATTGAACAACTTCAGGGATGGAATAAGAATCAGTACAAAGATAAATACCAGATTTAGCCATTTTACCATCACCCATAATCCAATAAGCTAAAGAAATAGGAGTAATAAACTCGTAAGTATAAGAAGGAATTATTTTCTTACCTTCAGGATAAAACAATAGTCGTAAATTATGTAAACAAGGTAAATATCTAGTTCGGAGCCTTAAAGCATAAAAAACTTTACCATCCCTAGTATAAGTAACAATTTTAGGTATAGAATTACAATAATGAGCTAATTGTTGAAAACAGTATAATAAAAATTGCATATTAACAAATCCTTGTTTTAAACTTAAACAAGCATAATAAGAAGTATTAGACATTTCTAAAAAACCATCACTCAAAATTAATCCTATAATTATAGATTGAATATGAGAAGGGAAAGAAGTAAATAAAGATAATTCATATCTAGTTAATTTTTGTCCAATCATTGAATATAAATTTTCCCCCCATATAACTAAAGAGGTACAAGAAGTTAAAGGATATTTATTTTTTTTAGGTAATGTAATTCCTCGTTTATAAACAGTAATAGATAAAATTAATAAAGTCGAATCTGCTAAAGCAGATTTAGGTGAAGTATCTATTACAAATAAACTATTATAAAAAGATAGACCATAAGTATGTTCATTAGAGATTACTCCTAATAAAATAATCAATAAAAATAAAAAAATAAAGTCTTGTACATAATATAGAAACTTATTATTTTTATGACCTATAGAAGAGTAGGCAACAATTACTTTAGTGTCAATTTGTCTTAATGTCGCACACGAAGAATAAATAATAGAAATTAAAGCAATAGTATATACCAAAGGTGTAAAATAAATAGTAGCATCAGGTAAGATTGGTAACAAAATTCTAATTATTCCATAAACTGCTAATTTTAAAAGTACTGAGGCCAATATAATAGAACCTGCGAGAGGAGCATTAGAATGTGCTGAACACGTAAGCGTGAAATTGATATAAATAATTTTTATTCTTGTATTGAAATATTGGTATATATTTAGGGGGGAATTAAGTTTTATGAGGAAATAAAAGATGGGAATAAAAAAAAAATAAGCTTAAGATATGGTTTTTGGTTTATAGTAAATTTTATATAAAAATGAAGGATGCATATAAGGTAAAACTAACTGACGTAAATGGGGCATAGATTGTTTTTTTATATAAATTCTAGGATATTTTTTATCCCTAATAATTATAGTACAATCTAGATTAAATTTAATAATTAATACGTTCATTAAACGTACAGTATCTTGAAAAGAAAAGGAATCAGTACAAAGAAATAAACCTTTTTTATTAGCAGATCCATCACCCATAATCCAATAAGCTAAAGAAACAGGAGTAATAAGGTCAAAAATATTTTCTGGTACAATCTTTGTACCATTGGGATAAAATAGAAGCCTCAATTGTGTAAAACAAGGTAAAGATCTAGTCCTAAAGGCTACACTATAAAAAGATTTTCCATTTAAAATAGATTTACCTAAATAGGGTACTGATTGGCAATAATGAGCTAATATCGAAAAACAATATAATAAAAAAGATACATTTATAATACTTTGTTTTAAATGGCAATGATAATTATTATTTTTAGATGTAGCTAAATTTGCGTCACTTAAAATCAATCCAATAAAAATATAATAAATATGCATAGGAAGAGTAGTAAACAAAGAAAGTTCATATTTAATTAATTTATAACCAACTAAAGAAGGTAAATTTGTTCCCCAAATAGTTAAAGAAGTACAAGAAGTTGAAGAGTATTTATTAGAATGAGAATACATTAAAGGTAAAGAAGTTAAATCAAGAGGAGTAAATGACAAGACAAATTGTTCTTTGAGCAATTTTTGAGATTCTGCATATCTCATTAAAGTACGACGAGAAACTTCCAGATATCTCTCTGCTTCTCTAACAGAGGGTAATATAATCACCAAATTTTTTGTAATTATATTATAAACATATATACTGAATCCTTTTCTTTTAGTTGACATACTATCGTTAGTATTAAAAGAATCATCTCTATGAGATAATTGAATTAAAGATAAAATAAATTCCTTTCGGAACAATTTATGACTTTTGGCGTAGTTAAGTATAGTTTCAGGGTTAGCCGCAAAATGTTTAGCAGCTTCTTTTATAGAAGAGAAAGTATGATTTAAAATTGAATCCTTATAGATATAAACCGTAAACCCTCCCTTTGGGTTTTTTAATGGTTCTTTTTTTAATAATAAAGTAGGAATAAATAAATATAAAAGGGGGGAATTAAGAGTTTGTGATGAATCAATAATGAATGAGGAAGAGTCAATAATAAGCGTAGATACAGAGAAATGAATAGAATCAAGCACAATGTTTGGGAAGATCCCTAGTAAAATTGTGATAAAGACTAATGGAAGAAGAACAAAGAATTCTCTTCTCGATAAATCCCGTACATTTAAAAGATACGGCGATTCAGTACCAAATGAGATCCTATTAAACAGCCAAAATGAATACCCTGCACTAAGAATCATAGATATACCAGCAAGAGCAGTTATTATAGGGTTAATTTGGAATGAACCCATAAATGAAAGTAATTCTCCAATAAAATTAGCAGTTAGAGGTGTGGCACAGTTTGCAATTGTGAAAATAAAGAAAAATATACAAAAAATTGGCATATTTGTACATATTCCTCTAAAATAAGTGATCACTCTGGTACCATGTCGGTCATAAAGTAACGTTACTAAGATAAAGAGAGCTGGTGATACAATTCCATGAGCAATACTTAAAAAAATGGCTCCTTCAATTCCCTGAATAGTATTAGAAAAAACTCCCAAAATAACTACAGACATATGAGGTATAGAAGAATATGCAATAATTGACTTCATGTCAATCTGTCTAAGTGTCGCGCATGAGGCATAAATAATAGAAACTAAAGCTAAAGTATAGATCAAAGGTGTAAAATAAATCGTAGCATCCGGCAGAATAGGCAATAGAATTCTTATTATACCATAGATAGATAATTTAAGTAAAATTCCAGCTAACACAATAGATCCTGCTAGGGGAGAATTTACATGAGCGAAGTTTAGCCAGATATGAAAAGGAATTAAAGGCGTTTTTATAACAAATGCCACGAAGAAACCTAACCAGATAAGATATTGTGCATTAGAAGAAATTTGTGTAAAATAAAGTAATTGAAGATCTGTAGTTCCTGTAATAGAATATATAAATAAGATGGAAAATAACATAAAGAGTGATCCTAATAAAGTATAAAGAAAAAAGTAAAATACAGCTTTAATTTTTTTATCAGAACCAAACATACCAATTAATAAAGACATAGGAATAAGAACACTTTCAAATGTAATATAAAATAATAATAAATCTAATACAATAAATACAGCAATTAATAAACTTTCTAATACTAATAAAGAAATATAAAATGATTTAATATTTTTAGTAATAGAAAACCATGAAGCTAAAATAGAAATAGTGAAAATAAATGTAGTTAAAATTAAAAAAAATAATGAAATACCATCTATACCTATATGAAAATGACAAAATCCAATTTGAGACCATTCTTGAACAAATTGAAATTCATGAAAATTCTCATCAAATTGGATCCATATATATAATGATTGACCTAATGCTAATAATGATGTAATTAATGATATAATTTTAATTTTCTCTTCATTTGATATAAATAATAAACTTAATGAACCTATAAAAGGAATTATTAATAATATTGATAACATATTTTAATATTTTTTAAATTTTTTTATAATATTTTTTTCTTTTTTCACTTTCTCTAAATATATTTATTAATATTTATAAATAATTATTTTAAACATTAATAAATATTAATTATATAATTACCTATAAAAAAAAAATATATATATTTTTTTATAATAATTTTTTATTATTTATATATTATAATTTTTTTAAAAGATTAATAAAAATATAAAAATTATTATAATAATTAAAAAATTATAATAATATTATATATATATATATATATAATTTATAATTATTAATATTTTTTTATTTATTTTTTTTTTATTATATATATTATTATTATTATAAATTATTTATTTTATATAAAAAAAACTTTATTAAAGTTAAATAAAAAAATTCATTTCAATTTATTAATTAACAAAAGGAATTAAATGATCGCATTTTTAATGCTTTATATTTTATTTATGTTATCACTAAGTCTACTTAGTTCACCTTCATTTTTAATTTTTAATGATGCTCCTGAACCTTTGTTTTATATGGCTACATTTTTATTATTTTTGGATAATTATATTTTTTATGATTTTATATCGTCACATATGGTATTTTCAATTTTAATTATTTCTAGAAGGAATTGTTATCTTTAAAAACTCAGCTCTGCTGAGTTTTCGAAAGAATCAAATAAAGCATTAGTTTTATACGATTCTAATCTCGAATCTACTTTAGGTTCTTTAATAACAGGTTTTGCTAGAAAAAATACTTATTTACCTTCACATCTTTATGAAATTACTATTGGTTTATTATTAGGAAACGCAGATTTACAAAAGGGTAAATTATCTAAGAATGCCAAATTTAATCATAGGTAAAAATTAGATAAATTTAATTATACTTGGCATATTTTTACATTATTTTCTCATTATTGTAATTCTATTCCTACTTATTTCGAATCTAAAAATAAAAATTTAAAAGCAGGTTATCCTTTTATTTAAACTTAAACTAGAAGTTATCCTTGTTTTACTAAATTATATAATATTTTTTATCCAAATGGTACTAAAATTGTTCCATTAAATATGGATCAATTACTTATCATTTGGGGATTAGCATATTGTGCCATGGACGATGGAAGTAAAAGTAATAACGGATTTTATCTTCATACTCAAAACTTCAATACGTATGTATTGGAATTATTAGTTAGAACTTTAAAGATTAATTTTAATTTAGATTGCACCCAGTCGTCAGACTGAGGGTTTTTCTATATATATATAAGCGCTAGCGCTTTGAATCAATTTAGATCTATTATTTTTCCTTATTTTCATGAAGCAATGCTTTATAAGTTACATAATTAATTTTTCTATTCTACTAACGTTTATTTTTTTATCTTTAACTTCATTAATATAAGAATATCATAAATATAACAAATTATATAAGCTGGGGAGACTTTCATTAATAGTCTAAAATAAACTATATGCTTAAATATTTATAATATCCTCATTCACATCCTTTGAATGTAAAATACTTTTTTTTTAAACTAATTTTTTTATTAATACTAAAGAGTAAATATAATTAAAAAAGATAAAGAATTAAAAATCCTGAAGGGATTTAGTATAAGTATATTTATTATAAGCAGGTAAATGATGCTAATATAAAATCAAATAATAGCTATTTTTTTCACCTCAAAGATCACACGTTTAAGACGTCAAACTGATGTTCAAGATATGATCTATAAACTTACTTTATATTATAATTTAAACTTTTTTTTTTGATATAAGAAATTAGTAGGTTTTAAGTGGCAAAAATATTTTCAAGATAGTGCTACATTATCAATGCAAAGTATTGTAGAATTAAATGATCAAATTTCATTTTATTTAATTGTAATTTTAGTTTTTATTAGTTGGATGCTTTCTTCTATAGCTTTACAGTTTTCTAAAAATAAATTAGTTTATAAATATGAGAATCATGGTTCTAAGAGCCTATTAATTAAAGAACAATTTTTAAAAAGATTATTTAAACAATCTTTATTCACTCTTCAAATAAGAAGTCACTCCTACGGAGTTATAAAGAAAATAATGATATACAACCTATTAAATCTTATTCCAATATAAAATTATACAAAAGGACTCTTAAAGAGAGTGAGAATAAATCTGGAGTCTAATTGTAAATTAGACTATAAAACTAAAGACATTTATGTCGGTAGTTCCATTAATTTATCAAGACGGTTTACAAATTATTTTAATATTTCATATTTGTCAAAAAATAATTTAATTATTTCTAGAGCTCTAATTAAATATGGATTTTCTAATTTTAGTCTTGAAATTTTAGAATATTGTGATAAATCTGTTTTACTTAAAAGAGAACAACATTATATGGATATTCTAAAACCTAATTTGAAAAGCAACACTTTAGTGTTGTTTTTTAAAAGACATCTCTAAGAGATGTTTTTGGAATAGAATTCTCTTTTTTTTTTTTTTTTTTTCCTTTCTTATTTTAAAAAAAAGAAGAAAAAAGAAAAAAAAAAAAAAAAAGAAGATTTAAAAATGTTTAAAAAAAACATTTTCTTTTAAAAGTAGCTGGTTCTTCTTTAGGAAAAACTATTAGTTTAGATACAAAAATTAAAATTAGTAAAGCTCTTAAAGGCGTTTACACTGGAGAAAAAAGTACTTTCTTCGGTAAGACTCATTCTGAAGAAACTAGATTGTTAATGAGTCAATCAAAAGTAGGTACTAAAAATAGTATGTATGGTAAATTTCATTCTGATAAAACTAAAGAATTAATGAGACAAAATAAATTAGGTAAAATTCATTCTGAAGAAACTAAAATGTTAATGTCTTTAAAAAAAGGTTCTTTAGTTTATGTTTATGAATTAAATTCTATACAAGAATTTGATCTAGTTTCTACTTTTATTTCTATTCGTAAAGCAGCGGAATTTTTAAATACTAGTCACAGTATGATTTCTAGGTGTATAAAATTAGAAAAATTCGAATCAGTCTCTAGAGACTTATTTAAAAATGTATACAATACATTTTCGATAAAAAAAAATATAAATTTTCTTTACACCCTTTATCTTCTTATAATGAAGAGAATAATTAAACTAATTTCTTTATTTAATTATAATTTTATTAAATATTAAAAAAAAAAATATTTTTTATATATTATTTTCTTTTAAAAAAATTATTATTTTTTATTAATAGGAAAAATATAAATTATTTATCCTTAGAGACTAAACGTAAAAAAAGAATTTTTCTTTAATTGATAGTCCTAACACTCGTTACGAGTGTTGTCATTAATTGAATTAATATGGACAATTTCTCCAGCTATAATACTTATAATGATTGCTTTTCCTTCTTTTAAATTACTTTATTTAATGGATTACTGAGTCCGGTTCATAAATATGAACTTATATATTTTATAATATGCTTAGAGATTTATATTTTAATAGAGTCAAATATTTAGATCTATTAAATTTATTAATGAGTATAAATTATAAGCAGGTAATTATATTACCTCAGAGACTATTTGTAAAAGACTTACCTTCGTAAGTTAAAGAAGGTAAATAAAAATATAGTCCTAACATGTTTTAATAAACATGAATAAAATATCTAAATAGTCAGTCAATTTAAATATTAATTATTTTTTAACAACTACGTTAATTTTAAAGGATAAAAATTTAATTAAGAATAGAATATCTTTAAAGCATATTAAAACTACTAATACTTCTATTGTACTTTATAATAAAGGAATAAGATCATCTTTAGGGATAAAAATAACTAAAATTGTTAGAGATAATACAAGATTACCTAAAGAAATATATGAAATTCTTATAGGATTAATTTTAGAAGATGGATGTCTTACTAAAAGTAATACTTCTATTAATAATGCTTATTTTGTTCGATCATATTCTACTAATTCTTCTAATCCATTCATTCCTGCTAAAATATATTCTAATGCTGACTTACAAAAGCAGGATATTATTAAGGAAAATCAGAGTAAATCTGGTGTATACTAATGGATTAATAATATAAACGGCAGATCTTATGTTGGTTCTGCTATTAATTTGAGTAAAAGAATAAATGAATATTATCTTGGTTTTAGATCTTATATCATACTTCAACAGGCTTTCAAAAAATATGGTTTGGAAAATTCTTCGAGTCTCATCCTAGAATTTTGTGACAAATCTGTTTTACTTGAGAGAGAACAATATTATTTAGATTTATTGCACCCGGAGTCGAAAATAATATTTTAATTATTTTTAACATATATATAAATCGAAATAAATCGAAAAAATAATCGACATATATATGTATATATATATGTTAAAAGCACATACATAGTATGTGTTTTCGATTATTTTTTTAAATTTAATATATATATTAAATTCGATTTATTATATTTATTTTAAAAAAGATATGTATATCTTTTTCGATATGTCGAATCTTAATCCAACTGCTGGTTTTCCATTAGGTCTTAAGCGTTCAATAGAGACTCGGAATAAAATGAGTAATGCTAAATTGGGTGAAAATAATCCACATTTTGGTAAAAGTCACACTGAGGAAGCTCGAAAAAAATTGAGTCAAGTTAGGGGCTTAATTATTTTTGTTTATTCTTTAGATTTACAGTTATTGGAGACTTTTACTTCTTCTAATGCAGCTGCTAAGCATTTTATTTGTAGTGATGTAACAATTATGAAGTACTCTAGATCACAAAATATTTTCAAAGATGAATATATTTTATCATTAGCTCCTTTATAATCTAATTTTAAACCGATTAAATATATTTATCAACCAGGCCGAAAAGGTAATATTATTTTTGTTTGCTCTTTAAATAAGGAGTGTTTATTTACTTTCCCTTCTTCTGTAGCGGCTGCTAATTATTTTAAATGTGTAAAAAATACAATTTTGAAATATGCCCGGTCTGGTAAAAGAATCTTCTCTTCTCTTCTTTTTTAAAAAAAGAGAAAGAGAAAAAAGAGAGAAATTTAAATTTTTTATAAAATAAAAAATTCTTTTTAAAGATCAGTACATTTTATCACTGGAAATCTTAAAATAAAAGTAACCAAGTACTATCTTTATCTCATTTATTATCTCTATCTTAATATTTTTTTTTTATTAATTCCACGCTATGCGTTCTCAAGGGTTAGTTCATTTTAGTTATAGTTGGCATATTTTTGAAAAATTGGCTTTTTTATGTGAATCAACACCTGATTTAAGTAGCTCTAATAGAAATGGAGTAATTAATTTTAATAGACCAGCAATAGCTGGTTACTATTTATGTCTAACTGAATTCTAATTTAAATAAATATTTAAATTTAAAAATAAATAAAATTGCTAAAGGAATTTTATTCCTTCCTCCGGAAGCAATAAAATTTATTTTCGATAATATATTTTACTCTAACAATAAAAAAGTTATTCCTTATGATATTTTATTTTCTTTAACTCCTAGATCTCTTGCTAATATTGATTGGGCCGATCTATGGATGATGGAGCTAAAGTACGTTCTGGTTTTTATCTTCATACAGAAAAAGAAGTTCTTTTTCGCCACTAGAACAAGTTTATAGTTTAGTGGATATTTTACATTATAATTTTAATTTGTTTTGTACTATTCAATTACATAAAAAAAAATTTCCAGTAATCGAATTTACACCTATAGGTGTTAATTTAAAAGACATCTCATAGAGATGTTTATTTCGATATAACAGCACATTCTATATGTACTTTTAGATCTTTAGTCACTCCATATTTTCATTTTAGTATGCTTTATAAGCTAATTTAATATTAATTAATTTTTTATTTTATAAAATAATAATTATTATTTTATAAACTAGGTATATTTTATTATTACTGAGTAAATAATTTTATTTTAAATTTTATATAATTAACTCAGTGAGTGGGGTAGTTATAAAAGTTATTTATAAAATTTAAATCTTTAGTAAAAAAATTTGGAAGTAATTGATGCTCAATTAACAATAAAGGCTATCGGTCATCAATCTTGAGGTTGAGTCACCGCTGACGCGGTCGCGTATACTCTTTTATATGCAGGGACTCCCCAATATATCTGCAGCTATTTAAATAAATATATAATTTATGTTTATTTAGCCCAGAGACTTTATAAAGGGTTTGCATCAAAATCTTAATTCTGATGCGAAAAGAAAAAGTCCTGAATGAATTTTATAAAAATTTCTCAGGGTATTGGAGTTATGAATATTCTGATTATGTTGATCAAAATAATGAAAGCATTACTTTTGATTCTTTTATGATTCCTACTAATGATTTGGAACCTGGTCAATTGAGATTATTAGAAGTAGATAATAGAGTTATAGTTCCAGTAGATACACATATCAGAATTATAACTACTTCTACTGACGTTTTGCATTCTTTCGCAGTCCCTTCTCTAGGAATTAAGGTGGATTCAATACCTGGTTTATATCGGCCAGTAAATTACTATATGCAGGGACAAAAGTTGGCTATAACCCGCAGGTATTTATATTTTTTTTTTTACCTCAGAGACTTTATGTTATACGCTCTTACAAAATTATTAAACCAGTCTTAATGGAAGCAAGGGTTAATAATTTTTTTATCAGTAAAGAGTGAATAAAAAGTCCAATTAAATAAAAAGATTTACATATCTAGTCTATTTAATTGTGTATATTTGTTTTTTCATCAATGTTTATTAGACTATTTAGTTCACACTCCATGGAAAAAATTCCATGGTGTCAAACTAATAATATACAAAAAGCTAGAGCTACTTTGAATCGTATGATAGATTTTTTACCTTCGAATTCGGAATTAAAGACTTACGTAGTAAGTGATTGTAAGCATTTATTATCTTTATCTGATTCTACTGATCTTTTAGATAATAATGGTTTACCTTCTATTAGTTTTAATTTCAATCTAACAAAATCTAATAATTTGAAACAATTATCTAATTTTGTAAATCGTCCGGGTGTTTATTTATTTACTCATCTACCTACTAATAATTTATATATTGGTTCTGCTGTTTGTCTTAAAAATCGTTTTAAATCTCATTTAATGAATTCTTTTAAACCTCATAGAGGTGGGAATAATCTATTTTATTTATTTGTAAGAGAGAATGGTGGTTGGTCTTCTTTTAATTGGGGTTTAATAAAACAAACTTCTAATCATCTTTTAGAGTTTAAAAAATTATATCCTAATTATTTCTTAGACATTAACTCTCTTGAAATTTTAACTGCATTTACTCAATTTGAAGTTCGTATTTATGAACAAGCTTTATTAAATTATTATAGACCTAATTTAAATAAAGAAAGTATTGTTATTTTTAATTTTGTTAATTGGCAACCCGGTATGAAAATTACATACAATCGATCGTCTATTATAGAAGTTTTTTCTGAAGATAACCAATTAATTAATAAATATTCTTCTTTAACTTTAGCTATTCAATCACTTGGTTTATCTAAAACTACTATAAATCGTTATCTTAATTCAAAATTTTTAGTCGATAGCCCTATATTAGATTTGCCTATTTATCTTAAAGACCCCAATAAACCGATAAAAGAAGGGCCTATTGATTTTAATACCGTTAAAGATTTACCTATAATTTCCGATGTTGATTTATTTAGTTTACCTAAGGATCGTTTAGTTGCTTTATGTGAAGATAAAGTTACTGTCTTTAAGGAATTTGAGTCTATTCCCTCAGCCGCTTGGGAGCTTGATAATAAATCAGACTCCAAATATATTAGTAGGTACATAAACAAAGAAAGATTAGTTAAAGCTGGAGGGGTTTCACTTTATTTTATTATGCACCCTGATCTCTTAGCTAATCCTTCTTTATGACTAGTCCCTAAACGTCCTAGAAATATTCGGCCTATTCTTTTAATAGATACTTTACTTGGAACTACTACTAAATTCAATTCTGTGAAGGAATTACTTCTTCATTTAGGGTTCACTAACCCGGCCTCTACTGCTTTTGTTAAGAGGTATATGGCTGAGGATAAACTGTATAAAAATCGATATAAGTTTATTTACGATTCTTAGTAGTTCTTTTATTAATTTACGATTTTTAGTAATTCTTTTTTTTTTTGCGATTGAATCAAACATCTATGTTAATTAATAGAGAAGGAGTTTTTTCAACCAGGAAACACATAATAGTAATATTATGTTGCAAACTTTGCTATATGCTGAGATTCTCATTAACTTCATTATAGTTTTATAAATTGAAGAATCAGCAAGTATTAAATTATTTATTAGATCCAAGATTCTCGGTCCCGTATTTCTTATGATAAATTCTTAAAATACTTCAATGATTATATGCAAAAAAGTTTTTATTTTTTTAAATATTGAAAACTTAAAGATATAATCTTCTGTCTTAGGATATAATTTTTATTTTTTAGATAGAGATGGTCAATGCTCTGAGATCTGTGGTGTTTGATACCAAGCACTTTTTAATATTATATTTTTAAAATAACTTAATTATATGCAAAAACATTTTTTTTTATAAAATAAATGATTTTAAGTCATAAAAAAATTTTAATTATTATTTGCAGGAAAAAATTTTTTTTTGCTTCGTATTTTTTCTTTAGAGACTATATATTAAGCAAGATCTATTTATCTTTAAGAAATAGTCCAACTCAGTTATAAATTGGGTAGTTGGCATGGATTCATCATAAGTCCAAATAAGAAATTCTTATTTTTTAATATTTTCTATATGTAGAAACTTTTTATGATCTACACGAAAAAAAATATTTTTCGTTAGAGACTTTACGAAAATTATATCTTTATAAAGATAAAGTCCAGAATCTTTTAATTCGGAATTAAATTAGCCCGAATTAGCCTGATTCTGTTATGCCTATCTGTATTGAGGCTGTAAGCCTTGATAAATATCTTCTTTTTTTATCTGAGCAATTAAATGATTAGATAACTATTTATTCTTAATTCCCCCCCTCTTATTTTTCTTTCACAATTATAAGTTGTTGAATAGTACTAGCTAATGGTATGGGTAAACCCAGCACTAGTATGAAATATTGTTCTATCTAATCTATTTGGCATGAAAGGCTCTCCATCGGAAATATCTTTCCTGCTAAAATTAAACGGGTGGAGAGCAAAAGTAGGCGGAGATAATTCTCACGACAAGCTGTTAAATCTTTAGGACCATTAACATAGTGAACCTCCCATACACTTCTTTTAGAAGTTATAAACCATGTTAATGGGACATCGGAAAATCGAGTATGTAAACCCTGGCTAGGTTAAAGCGGAGGTCCCTAAAGTACAGTGGCAGAAGTCATTCGAACAGGGATGCCTTAAAGATACCTGGTTAAAATCCTAATGTATGGATTTTTAAACAGATGTACAAAGGGAGAACAACTAAAGATAGCCATCGCGTACACGTTATATTGTGAAGTGAGCGCAAACTCAAGTGATGCGAAATATAAAGGCAAATGGTCTAATATTGGGGTACCGCCGAAGTACGAGGGAGACTTTACCCTGTCTGCACATATAATTATAATGAAAAATATCTTTACAGGTTCAGTCAAATTCTTCGATTTGACTTTTTATAATTTTATAAATTTTTCACATTTTGCCCAGAGCATCCGCCTTGGGCTGTCGCCCTCGGCGAATGGGGAAAAATTCGTTAACGCTCATTTTTCTTCTACAAGTATTTTTTATCCTCATCCTAATTGGGTCACTGGGTTTATAGATGCTTCAGGATCATTTATAATTTCTTTTTCTAAGAGAGGTAATAATTGGAGTGTAAAAGCTTCTTTTGAATTAGGTCTTCATAAAAAAGATTTATCTTTATTATATTCTTTAAAAAATTTTTTTAATGTTGGTTCTGTTAGAACTAGCGGAGCTAGTGATTCAGCTAGTTTTTATGTTTCATCTATTGATAATTTAATTAATGTTATTATTCCACATTTTAATCAATATCCTTTACAAACTCAAAAAAGAATTGATTTTGAGTTATGGTCGCAAGTTCTTTATTTAATGAAAGATAAACAACATTTAACTGATACTGGTTTATTAAAAATTGTTTCTATTGCTTCTTTAATTAATAATGGTTTATCTTCTAAATTACAATTAGCTTTCCCAAAAATTGATATTCTTAATAGACCAATTCACTCGCAGAGTGGATCTAATATTAATCTTTTTTGGCTTTGTGGTTTCTGTGATGGAGAATCGAATTTTTATATTAGAATTTCTAAAAGAACCAACCCTAGATTTCACCTAGGGTTTAGATTTTTACTTACTCAACATATTCGAGATAAGTTATTATTAGAAAATATTATTTCTTATTTTAACTGTGGTAAACTTTATGTTAGATTAATTAATTTAGCTTGTGATCTAGAAATAAGTAATTTTAAGTATATTTCTAATTTTATTATTCCATTTTTCAATCAGTATCCTCTTTATGGTCAAAAAAAATTAGATTTTTCATATTTTAAATCAGCAATGGAGATGGTTCAACGTAAGGAACATCTCACTACTGAAGGTTTGGCTAAAATATGCTTTATTAAGGCTAATATGAATATAGGCTGAACATCTGAATAATATACCTCTTAAATAATTTATTCTATAAGGTGTAAATCTAAGTACAAAGACCGCGCTATGCGCGGTTACTGCATTTAGCAGATAATCAAAATGCCATGAAGTTCATTATTGGTCTCAAGGATGTGTATACAATTGATTTTATTTTACTAAATGTTTAAATTTTTTTAACTTGAGTTATGTATTATTAATTTTTGGAAATTATATTTGCAGGTAATTTAAATTTATTATAATCTTAGAGATTATATATAAAATAATAATAAATATTTAAGATATAATCTTTTTATTTTTGGATGTTAATCTTTTAAATTTTAAACTGTGGTGGTGTTATTGCTAAGCACCTTTATCTTAATTAATATTTTTTTTTATTTAATGATATGTCAAAAATTTTAAATAATTTGTAGTTTTAAATAAAAATAAATTTTATTAGCTTAGAGATTATATATTAAAAATGTAAATTACATTAAAAAATAGTCCTACTTTTTTTTTTAATTGTTGGTATGGATTATATAAGTTTTAAAAGTCTAGTTAGACTTTATTAAAAATTTTTTTAAATGTGGAAATTCATAAATTATACTTGTTATTTTTTATAAGAATTTTATGACCACTAAAGATGGTATTTTTTTATTTTTAATATGTAAAAGAAAATCTGCAGTATGATTGTATATTATATTTATAGATTTTATTTTGATATTTTATTGTAAGATATACAGCCTAATAAATTGATTTAAATTTATGTATAACTTGATAATTTCTCCCCCTATCATATTTAATAATTTATTATCAAGTTATATGAAACAAAAATAAAATTATTTACTAAATAATCTAAATTATTTAATTTTTTTAATTTGTAAATTTAAAAAATTATTTTACAATTTTTTGTTTTTTATTTAAATATAAAATTATATTATAGTATAGATAACATCTTAATTAATTATATTTAAAAATTGAAAAAACAATTTTTTTACATATAAAAACTTTTCAAAAAAGATTTAATTTTATTATAAAAAATATAAAATTTTATCAATTTAACAGTTAGTATTATTTAATAAAAATCACAATTTTTTTATTTTTTAAAATATTTTAAAGAATAATATTTATTATTCTTAACTACTAATTTTAACTAGTTTATAGAGAAATTATTATTTTCTAATTTCTTTTTTTTTTTTTTTTACATTTACATAAGTTTTCAAAATATGTAAAATTGTAATTTTTGAACATTATAAAATTGTTGAAGTTTTACATTAGATAATAGTTGTAAGACTCTTATCTCAACAGAGTAATTAAATCATTGAAAAAAAAATTAAATCACTCTTATAGAGTTAAAACTTAGTTTTAGTCTTTGTTAAAAATTAATCTTTAAAAATATTATCTTTCTCTAAAAAATATTTTAAACTGCATAGATCTTTTTTAATATATTTCTTAATCGTAATATAAAAATTATAATCTAATAAATTTTGCAAGGTAACAGAATTAATTTCTTTCTAATATAACAATTTAATAGCAAAAGAATGATTAAAATCATAAGAAATAATTAAATGAATATTACCATTCTCTTTAATTCACTCTTAAGAGTTATATTCTAATCGTATCGAATAAAATAATTATAAATCGCTTCGCAAGTAATAGAAATTTTCTTTTTACCTACTAATAAATTATACGTTACAGTATCGAACCTTGAAATTAATCTGATAATGATTGAAAATATTATAAACAAAGCGAGGTTGTTTTTTTTTATTTTTTTTTTTTACTAATGACACTTTTATAAACAATCTTTTAACTAATATACTTGAGACCTTTCTTTTGTTTAGTTCAATCAAAATTAATAATTTTAAAAACTTTAATATCTAAATAAGCTATCAAAATAAAAATTTTATTTGTTTTATCTAGTTCATATCAATGAACAAAATTGAAAAAAAAATTTACAAATTAATAAAATATTTTTATATTTTATGAAATATTAGGAACAATTTTTTTTTTTTACGCTCCTTACGTTGCTTTTTTTGTTTTTTTAATATTTTATTCAATTTATTAATATTTTGTTTAGTAAATTTTTGATTATAATCAATTTAAATAGTTTAAATATTAATGTTTTAATTATTTATATAAATTTAAAAGTATTTATACAATTTATTAATTAATAAATTAATAAAAATATTTTTTTTTTTTATAAAAATATTTTATTATAATAAAATATTTTTAAATTAAATTTAAATAGGTTATAAAAATAAAAAATAAATTTAATAATTTATATAAATAATAAAAAAAAATATATTAAAATAATATATATATATTAAAATTAAAGAGAAATTTATTAAAATATTAAAAAAAAATTTTTTTAAGATTGTAATGTTAATAGTTGGAATTTTTATTAATATATTGGCTATCGGATTATTTAAAAAATATATATCTTTTATATTTTGGAATCGTATTTCATTTTTAATTTTATTATTTTCTTGTATACTTTCATTTAATTCATATTATATTTTTATATTTAATACTGGGATTAGTTTATATAATGGTTTATGGTTATTTACTACTATAAATGGAGGTATTTCAATTTTAATTTATATTGCAGGTGCTTGTATAATAATGTTAGGAGAAGGATTTATAAAAAAAGAATTAAAAATTAATTTAAAAAAAAATATATTTTTTTCAAATTTTCAATTTCAAAAAAATTTATTAAAATTTTTTATGTCAGAATATCCATTAATTATATTATTTACTACTTTAGGTATGATATGTTTAATTACTAGTAATGATTTAATATCTTTTTTTTTAGGTATAGAATTACAAAGTTTATCTTGTGCGCCCAATGAGCCAATTACTCAGTTGTTTATAACCACGTTTACTCTTCTATTACTGACAAACACTCTTCTGAGTGTTTATAGAAGCCACGGGTGTTCGCCTCTTTCGAAGCTAATAATTTCTTTTGCAGGTATAGCAGAACACAAAGGACTACGGTTGGAGCTGGCGGCCTTTTCAGGAAACATAGTTCAGTGGTTTAGGTATGGATACGTTAAGAAACTTGATACATCATTGGGATCCGAACTTGGATTGCGTGTCTTAAGCCGAATAGTATGGCACGTATACGATAGGGCAAAGGTTTATACTCTTTTAAGTATCTTCCTTTACGTTGCTTTCCTTAATAGAGATAGTTTGGAAGGTTGTCAGTTGGTCGTACTCAGCGCAATAAGCGTTAATATGATGCAAGGTCCTAACCCTAAAGTGGTCACTTCTCCTGGAGAAGTGGTGGTAGGTAATTTGGTACTTGGGGAAGTAACCGCCTCTGCTACTAAAGTACCGCGGTCTCGGAAGTCTCGTAGTAGTGCAAAGAAAGAAATTTATGATAACCAAGTCACGAAGGAGACTAGTCCTACTTCCAAAACTAACAGCAATGCACCGACTTTGACAGGTGATTCACCAATGCCCAACCCTAGGGGCGGTAAGGGTGAGTTGTTTCGGGCGTGGCTAACGTTACGATTGGAGAAATTCAGAGACAAAAATGACAACAGGTTTAATGGATTAATCAATATTCTATGTGATCCTGATTTCCTCTGGGCCAGCTACGAACTGATCAAGAGCAACCCTGATAACATGTCACATGGTATTGATAAATTTACTTTAGATGGGTTCGATTGTACTTGGTTCCAAAATCTTGCCTCAACTCTTAAAAAGGGTAAATTCCAATTTAGTCCTGCCAAAAGGGTAATGATTCCTAAACCTGGTAAACTAGAGAAAAGACCTCTAGGAATCGGATCTCCTAGAGAGAAAATCGTCCAGAAGGCACTGCAACTGGTTCTAGAGACTATTTGGGAATCTATATTTAGCGATTCTTCTCATGGGTTCAGACCTAAGCGGTCTATACATACGACTTTAAAACCTATTTACCTTAATGGTAGCCGTTACCCATGGGTTATTCAAGGTGATATATCGAAATGTTTCGACAACATGATAATTCCCCATGAGATTATCATGAAGAGAGTTAGAGAGCATATTAAGTGTCAAAGAACCCTCGAATTGATTCAAAGTTTTCTTAGAGCAGGGTACACACTCAAACTAGTCCCACCTAAATTAGGTACTCCTCAGTGAAATGTATTAAGTCCTTTACTTTGTAACATCATTTTACATGAACTAGATGCTTACATGGATAACTTTAAGGCTAAATTCGAGTCAGGAATAAAAAGGAAACTAAACCCTATTTATTCTAAGTGGATGAGCAGAAAACAATCTACCTCTTCCGTCACCAGATTATTAGCACTTAAAGAGATGCGTAAGCTCCATAGTACCGACCTGATGGACCCTGATTTTCGACGCCTGCACTACACTAGATATGCAGACAACTTTATAATTCTTCTAGTATGCTCTAAGAATGAAACTCTTATGGTTAAGAACCGAGTTAAGTCTGTTTTGATAGATAAATGTGGCCTGTCTCTAAATGACGATAAAACTCTTATTACTAATACTAGCGACGGTTTTAACTTTCTAGGTGCTCACATCATACGACCTGACTCCCTTAAAACTAACTTTGTTCTTACCACTAAGCGTGGTCATTTAAAACGTAGCCACCTAAGGATGAGGTTACTAGCTCCTATATCCAAAATTATGGATAATTTTTTTAAGAATGGCATAACTAAAAAAAACCATTCAGGGAAAATCCTCTCTACCGCTCGTAAGGACTTAGTTAATTTATCTCATTACGAGATTCTATCATATTACAATAGCTTAGTCAGTGGATATCTTAACTTCTATAGCTTCGCCTCTAATTTTTCTAAACTGAAATCCATATGCTGGATTCTTAGAGAATCTTGTGCTCTTACACTTACCCTTAAACATAAACTTAGAACTAAACGTAGAGTTTTTGCTAAGTTCGGTTTTAATCTTAAGGATCCTGAAACGGGCCTTATTTTCAAAGCTCCTAGCTCATTCAAGACCACATATTCTTTTAAGACTAAGGATCCATCCATATTCAACCATACCGACTCCATTCTCGAAAAAAAGGGAATCAATAAACTGACTAAATCTGCTTTTGGTAGACCTTGCGCCCTTTGTGGTTCCACTAAATCAGTGGAAATGCACCACATTAGATCTGTCAATGTCAAAGATATTCGACATAAGATACGTACTTATACATCTACCTTTGAACAATGGAAAGGTGCTTATTTACGTAAACAAGTCCCTCTTTGTCAATATCACCACAAATTGCTGCATGCTGAGCAATTAACTAACTCTGACTTAAAAGTTATCGCTAAATATCAATTTAAACCTTAATTTCTTTTATATCTTTATCATCATTTAACATATTCTTAATTTTTTTTTGTTGTTCTCTGTTTTCCATAAGTAGGATGGAAAGCCGTATGATGGGAAACTATCACGTACGGTTTGGGTGGCAGCTTAGTCTGACCACACTATAGTGCGCCCTTTAATTTATACATCGCTTGAGTAAACAGTTACTCTCCCCATGTAGTCGTTGGGGATAAATCAACTTGCTAATCCGACTCCGAAATGGATAGGGGAGTGCAGCATGCAAGTAAAGGCAAGACGTACCTAGCAGATCAATGGTATAGGGACTATGCCAAGATAATAATCTCTCATGATTCATATAACACACTTATCTGAAGACAGGTCATTCCCCTCGAAAACTGATGAAACGTGGGTGGAACGATGTTTCTAAATGTATAGTGTAGAAGCATGACTATCCGTTCCAAGATATTCGCAACATGCGTAAGAGTGGAATCTAAAAGAGATCAGACACAAAAACAAATTACAGTGTCAGACGATGTATGAAGAACTGGGGATCCCCTAAGGAGAGTAATCTCTATGTGTTCCCATCGACAGAACACACGAGTTTCGTCAGAATCTCGGGGGACGGAGTCTCCGTAGTACCTGACAACCATCAGGAAAGGGAGACAGGACGGACCGATGATAAGCATGACACTAGTGATATTAAGTTATCACGTTTCACGCCTCTATCAGAAATACGGTGTAGAGTGTTATTCTACACTAGCCTTCAAAACACAAGGAGGCCGTATTGGAATGTCTGGAGAGCCGTATGCAGGGAAACTCGCACGTACGGTTCGGAGGCAGACCGTTGGTTATCCACACCATGTGGACCTGGCGTTTGTCGAGCCTACTATTTTAGCTACAATATTTAGAGAATCAGAATCTGCTACTTCAGCTGGTTTAAAATATTGGGCGCCCGTAAGGGTTCCATTGGAATTACGCAAATGCGTCTTCTCAGGAAAGGGAGAAGAAGACCATATGGCTAACCTCGTGGGGGTAGAAACTCACAAGTTGGTAACAACAGAGGGACAAGAGCATGCCATACAAAGTCAGGATGAGGGTGTGACGTACTCTGCCCAAGATAACTGGCAAGGTCATCCGATCTTTGAGTTGAGATTGATTTATCGAAGAGTGAGTCAATTTTGGCGAAAAACCGCCTCAAGTTATAACGATACGTCCGTACGCTTAGATGATAACTGCTCTCCAGTGAAATATTATGGTAGAGACTCCTTAAAGTTATCAAATTACCGACCGCATTCGGGACAGTTGACAAAAACCCAACTCAAACGATTACGCGGTTTAGCCGCCGGAGTCAATGGAACTACCGGGGAAGCGCGAGATTCATTCAACTCGCGTGGCGGAGGATTCGTAGTAGCTAACCTTATCGAAAGATTTGGTCACCAGCAACTTATCAGGAGCTGGAAAGCGAAGGAATCTAAATCACAACTAGTTCTAAGTTGTGCATACTCTACTTCGAATAAGAAGTCCAGCTCCGTGTCTCGAGTAAACGAGAAACAGCCAAAATTAACACAACAAGAAACTGTAGGGCTGGATAGACTTATGAGACATTGGGTAAACTGTTACAAAAATCCTAATCGGATTTATTTCGAATTACGAGGCCTACTCAAGGAGACTAGTGTATGGGTCATAGCTTATCAAAAATTAAGTAAGAACCCAGGATCCCTAACAAAGGGACCCAATCCTGACACAATAGATGGAACTACTCTAAAGAACCTTAACAACCTAAAAAATAAAGTGTTGAGTCGAGACTTCCAATGGGCCGGAACTAGAAGAGTCATGATACCTAAACCTGGTAAGAATGAAAAAAGACCTTTGGGAATACCGGCCTGGGAGGATAGAGTAGTCCAAGAAGTGATGAGAATGATACTAGAACCTATATATGAACCAGTATTTTCAAATCAATCACACGGCTTCAGGCCAGGAAGAAGCCCTCATACTGCGTTAAAAGAAATATCCACTCAATTCAAAGCCTGTAAATGGTATATTGAGGGGGATATTAAAAAATACTTTGACTCAGTTAATCACAATATCTTAATCCACCTTATTAAGGCTAGAATCAGAGATCCTCTGATCATAGATTTAATAAAATCTAGTTTAGAGGCAAAAATTCATTACCAAGGAACTACCATCGAACCAATCGACGGAACACCACAAGGAGGGATCATTAGTTCACTACTCTCTAACATTTATTTACATGAATTCGACAAATACATGAATGAAATCGTTCTTAAATATCAAGGTTCAAGAAAGAACCCCAAACTCAATCCGGAATATGACAAATTAATCAAGAAGGGAGAGGCGAAGGTAGCTCGAAGAACCAGGATTACTAGAAGCGATCCATTTGATGCGGATTATCGATACATAAGATATATCCGATATGCGGACGATTTCCTCATTGGAGTGGTAGGACCCAGAGAAATGGCCGTAGAGGTCAAAGATCTAGTTCGTACCTTTCTTCAAGAAAAATTGAAGATTGAACTAAATGAGGACAAAACTCATATCACGCATATAGCGAATCACGTTCCTTTTTTAGGCCACTCTGTCAGCCGTAGAACAAAACTGGTGCAACAAAGGTACCATGGAAAGTGGAAAAACTGTACTAAATACATTTTGACGTTAGACGCTGATCAAGATAAAATGATCAAACGATTAAGTCAAAAAGGGTTCTGCACTCCCGAAGGAGTTCCACAACCCTGTTTTAGACTACTACAACTACCACAGTCCGAATCCAATCATCTAATAAATAGTGTTCTCCGATCCATCTCCGAATGGTGGAAAATAGCCGGGAACCGAAGAGTTGCTCTATCTAGGATTAACTATATTCTGAGATACTCTCTAGCTATGATGTACGCAGCCAAGTTCCGACTTGGAACTGTGAGTAAGGTCTTTAGGAGAAGTGGTAAGGCTCTAGCCAAACCGCTAGAATCTCGACGGGATAAATTAACTATAGGAGTTACCGATGCCTTGGCCGAAAAATGGCAAGAATCGGTAACGGGGAAGAACACTCCAAGACAGATCCCAGAAGTTCTCTTCACTAGGTATAAGGAGACTCCTGCCCCAGAATCCAGAATACAATCCGTGGAATGGACTCCTAAGCATGTTTCTTCTTTGATCGACAGTGAAGCGGATAAAATAGCGCAAAGAAAATTAAAACTTGCCATTAAAGGGGAAATATCCTTTAAACACAAAGATCCTTTATTTAGGTTAGGATGGAGACTAAGTAGAGGACTGGCAGCATTAAATGCACCTTGCGCGATCTGTGGTACTTACCAAGATGTAGAAATGCATCATATAAAATCTGTTAAAGATTTGAAAGGTAAGGACCAACTTACACAGCACATCCTATCTATGAATGTTAAACAAATACCTCTGTGTAAGTTACATCATTTGGAGGCCCATGGGGGAAGTTGGAAAAACAAACCCATAAAGCTAACAGCTGTTTCACCCAATGAATTTCAGTAGAGTTGGAGAGCCGTATGATTGGTGACAATCCCGTACGGTTCGGGAGGGACTCTATATGTTTTACCTCACTTTTATTAGGAGCTCTTTCATCAGGTTTATTACTTTTAGGAAGTTGTTTTTTATATAGTTTAACTGGGTTAACAAATTTTGAAAGTTTATATATAATATCTTCTTTTTATTCTATTACACATAATTCAATTTTACAACTTTCTTTATTTATTTTAGGAATTGGATTATTATTAAAAATAGCAGCAGTTCCTTTTCATAATTGGATTATAGATGTTTTAGATGGAGTTCCAATAATTGTTACTACTTGGATTGCTGTAATGCCTAAAATTTCTATAATAATCTTTATTTTAAATTTACAAGGATTAAACTCTTTTAATTATTGGTTTTCTTCAACAACTCTGTTGTTTATTTGTGCTTTATTTTCTTTAATTATTGGTTCAATAGGTAGTTTAACTCAACGTAGAATAAAACGATTATTAGCTTATAGTTCAATAGTGCGCCGATGTGCTTTTCATAGTTCCGCGTTTAAAACGCTAGTATTATCCAGATATACTAACAACAATTGGGTTAGGTTAAGGGGAAATCCCAAAGCCGAACTTAGCATCCCTTTTAAAGGTAGAATTAGACCTAGGCAGTATGGTCGAGTGGTCTACCGAGTTGTTTCCTCCATGGTCAAAGCTATACTGCTTGAAGATCAATCGCTAAGGGCCTCCTCTATAGGGCCTCAACTAGTCTGCAATAGGTTGAGTGGTACACTATCTGATATTGTGATTGAGTATCGGATACTGGATGTGACCAACTGGTTTAGAATCTCTATACTTAACGTGATGAGTGATCGACCTAAAGGGGAATTAGAACTATGCTTAAGAACTTCGGGATCACCTAAGGTGGGTAACCGCTATGGTGACGGAGGGTTCATAGTATCACCTTTGGTATTCTGCTCTTACAGTAACATATCATTAGTGAGAAGGATCCCAGGTTGTAATCTGAGAAATTACAGTAAGGAGGCTTCCGGAGGGAGTACGGTTAAATCCAACGTCCCTACTGCTTTTCTCAATCTAATGGATTTTGCTAAGAAAAATCCGAATAGTACTATAGATAGACCTGTCTATAGGTTCATGCTTAACGAGAAGTTATATGAGATTGCTTATCATAAACTTCGAAGTAACCCGGGTATGATGACCCCTGGTATTAACCCCACTACCCTGGATGGTTTTTCCACTGAAGTTATTAAAGGTTTAATTGATAAATTGAAGGACGAGTCCTTCTCATTCTCCCCTGGGCGTAGAGTTATGATCCCCAAGGCTAGTGGTAGGTTGAGACCCTTAACCGTTGCCTCTCCTAGGGACAAACTAGTCCAGGAGGTTATGAGGATGATTCTGGAAGCAATTTTCGAGCCCACTTTTAGCGACTGCAGTCATGGTTTCCGTCCTGGTAAGAGCTGTCATTCTGCTCTCAGGGAAGTTAAGACCAAGTTTGGGGTGTCCACTTGGTTTATAGAAGGGGACATTTCTAAGTGTTTCGACTCGTTTGATCACACCATCCTCATGTCTATTATCGAACACAAGGTTGCTGATCGGAGATTCACGAATTTGATCCGGAAAGCACTTAGAGCCGGTTACCTGGATTTCAAAACGGTTAAACACTCTATCATTGGTACTCCTCAAGGGTCCATCATCAGCCCCCTACTCTGCAATATCTATCTTAACGTGTTGGATCGGTTCGTTGAATCGCTCTCTTTTGAATTTAACAAAGGTAAGGGCCCACGTACTAACCCAGTCTGGAGCAAGTTTATCAGAATGAGAAATCGTGCTGACAGCACGTCAGATAAACGTAAAATTTACAATTTAATGCTTAACGTTCCTTCTAAAGACCCTTTCGATCCCTCTTTCAGGAAATTAGTATATGTTAGATATGCTGATGACTGGATTATAGGTGTCAGAGGATCTTTATCGGAGTGCCGAGTACTTCTCGAACGAATCAGGAGCTTTTTAGCTTCTGAGTTAAAACTCGTTCTCAGTAAAGAGAAAACTCTTATTACTAATGTTACGCATGGTCGCGCCCTTTTTCTAGGTGTTACTATCTATAGAGGTTCTCATCAAACTTTCCGTAAAATGGGTAACCGAATTAGGAGAAATGGAAGAGAGCTTCGACTGGAAGCTCCTCTCGCCCGTATCCGTAAAAAGTTAACCGAAGCTGGATTTATTAAGCACGAGCAACCTTATCCTAAGACGTTGTGGCTGCATAACTCCAAAGACGAAATTATATCCTTATATAATTCTGTTTACAGGGGTTTCGATAACTATTATGGATTTATCCTTAACTATGGTAGAATCATGTCATGGATTCATTCAACCTTAAAATGCTCTTGTGCCAAGCTTCTTGCTACTAAATTTGGGTTACAAACTCAAGCTAAAGTCTTTAAAAAGTTTGGTAAGGATCTTAAGGGATCCGACAAAGTCGGTTTCATTAAACCTCATTATTCTATTGATGCCTGGAGATTTAGAGTTAGTGAGAGGTTAGATATTATCAAAAATTTCTACACCGCATCCATCTCTGCCGCTTCTCTTAACAATCTTAAATGCTCGATATGTGAATCTAAATATCGGGTTGAAATGCATCATATCAGAGCTCTGAAGGATCTGAAACCGAATATCAGAGTCTCTGACGCTATCATGGCTAGGAAGCGTCGTAAACAAATTCCTGTTTGTCGTGCTTGTCATCTTAAGATCCATGAAGGTAAGCTCGGAAATTATAAGGATTTAGCACTTTAGGTATATTTCAACTGGAGAGCCGTATGATGCGAAAGTATCACGTACGGTTCGGGAAAGGGTACGGCTACGTTGAAACCCCTTTATTGGGGTGGTCGTATCTAGTTCACACTCATTTAGGATTTATGTTAATAACTTTATCTATTAATAATAGCGCCTCAATAGAGGCGCTTTTATTTTATATGATTCAATATTTTTTTACTTCTATAAATATATTTTTTATTATTATAGCATTTGGTTTTTCTCTTCCATCTGGTAGCTTTAATTCAATTTATTCTCCTATTCTTTTAATAAGTCAATTAAAAGGACAATTTTATAATTGGCCTTTATTAAGTTTATGTTTTTCTTTTTCTTTATTCTCTTTAGCTGGTATTCCTCCGCTCATCGGATTTATAGCTAAAGCAAAAATTTTATTAACTGTTATAGATAATGGTTTTTATTTTGTAGCTATTATAATAATTTTAATTAGTGTTATAAGTGTTGCTTATTATTTAAAAATTATTAAAGTAATTCATTTTGATTCATTATTAATTTCAAATATTCAAAATTCAAATCATATAATTCTTTCTTCAATTCTTAGTTTTATAATTGCTACTATAACATTATTTATTATTTTATTTTTAATTAATCCTATAACTTTATTAAATTATGTTCATCTTCTTTCTTTAAGTTTATGTCATCTTCAAATTTCTTAAATCGAATTTGTATTTATCGAATTAGCTGCGAAGCAGCGAATTTAAATTTTGTTCCCCCCTTTACACCGTAGGTGTGATACGGGGGGGACTTCATGTCCCTTCCAAAGGAGGCCACGAAGTGAACACAAAATTCGATAAATTTAAAAATGTATATAATACATTTTCAATTATATAAAAATTTAAATAAATATTTTTTAAAAAGATGTCTATAGAGATATATATTTTTTGATAATATTTTATTTTTTTTTTTTAAGATTTTCTTTCCCCCTCATTCAATTTCTTTTAAATTTAATTAAAAAAAAAATTTCTTTTTATGGCTTATGCTAGGCGTCAGATAAGCTATTGTTAAAAAAATAAAATTTTTTAAATTCATATCAAAATAAATAAATCGAAATACATATGAATATATGGACTATGAAAGAGTTATAAATTATTTTTCGATTTATTTCGATATGAATTTTAAAAACAAAGACCCTATAAGGGTCTGTGTGTTTTGATAACTCCTTTATGCAAATTAAGTATTTCTTAATGTAATTTAGTTAAAGAAAAAAATATTAAAAAAAATTTTTTTATTATGTATACTATCTTAAAAATTGTAAGTCTTTAGATAACTCACCTTTAATTAGTAAATTTATTAAAAGTATAATGGTCACTAAAAAAATACATTTTTTAGTTATAAAGATGAAAATATTATTTATAATTTTTCTATTATTACAGAAGTTATTAAATTTTTTAGTGTAAAGCTAACTCACTCTATGAGTTAGTCAGTGATTGTACATAGGTTTGTTCACTTACGTAGTAAGTTGATTTTTTTTAATGTAATTTTAATTTACTAATTCCAACTCTAAGTTTAGAGTTTTTAAACTTTTATTTTTATTGTTTTGGTTACTTAGAGAATGTTTATGATAAAGATAATAAATTTATTTATTTGTTTAAAATTATTCAAAATGTAATTTCTATTTTTAATATATTTAAGAACAATTGTTCTTAGATATATTAAAAATAGAAATTTATGGAACAATTTATATATTTTAAAAATTAGTATAAATTTTATTTCTTTACCTACATCTTCTATATATATTTTTATTAAAATGTTATTTTTAAATTTTTTTTTTAATATTTTCAATACTTAAAAATGATTATATAAAAGAATTAATTGTAGAAATTTATTATTCTGAAAGTAATTTAATTTATCAATTTAGTTATATTAAAACAGATTCAAAGTATTTTTGGGTATCAGTTGCCCTATAATATAGTATAATGCAAATAAGAATAAACTATGAAAAGATAAATATTTTTTTTAACTTCGAAAAAGAATTTTATTCTTTTTTAAATTTGTTGCCGTAGGGAACAAATTCCCTTCGGCAATTTGTTTATCAACAAATTCGATCTCAATATTATTAGTTCTCTTATTAAATTTTATTTTTCTTTTTATTTTTTTTATTTCAAGCCGTAGGCTGAGAATCCCGTTTCGTTATATTTCTACTTTTTTTTTATTCATCTACGCAGCCTTTGGCATTTATTTTTAATTTTTCTTTTACGAAAGCTAAACTTCCGAAGCCAGCCCCCCCCTTTGGGGGGGCCTGTCAAGCCTCGAAGGCCCGACAGGAAGTATTAGGCTTTGCTAAGATTACTTACTACGTTAGTTTCTCTACATGTGTTTTCGCACCCTATCTTTAACTACTATGCGAAAATAGACTAAGTAAATATTAATTAAAAATCATCAAAGATGATTGTATTATTTGTCTTATTATAAATTTAATTAATTTTAAAATATATTTGTATTATAATAATCATATCAAAGATGTTAACCTACCTATATAAATCACTTACTTCGTAAGTTCTAATATATAAATTGTTTTTTTTTTTTATGGGTGTAATAAAAATTAGTAAATAAAATCATAAAAAAATGAAACATTATGTGGAATATTTAGTGTTTATTAGTGTTGGTATAATATTTTCGTAGTCTCACACTTACAATGTTTAAATGTATAAAATTATACAGGCGTGCTGAAATGGTATACAGGTCTAATGATGTGTACTATTTTGCGGGCGTAGAAGAACTGGTATATTTAGTCTATGATTTATGTTTTAATTATGCGAGCGTGCTGAAATTAGCAGACAAGTAAAAAAGAATTTATTTTATGCGGGCGTGATGTAATGGTAGCCATCTTTCTTAGTAAATTAGCGGGCGTGCTGGAATTAGTCTACAGGGTCGATTTAGGATCGGCTGGGGAAACCCTTGCGAGTGCAAGTCTCGCCGCCCGTAAACCACTACTACAAGCATATGTCAAATGGATTTGAATGAAAGCCTCTCTCAATTTAATACATGGAAAATATTTTTATGAGACTAACTTTAATCTTAGAAAAAATCCTTCTCTTATTGTTAGCCCTGAAACCATTAATAAATTATAAGTTTTGTCTGGAATGAAAAACCTGGATGCTCTAAAATTGATACCGTCACGTGGTGAGTCATGTAAGTAAGTATACACTGAAACTAAAATCAATAGTATAATAAAAATGAAAAATTTATATATTTTATTAATTATCTTGGCTATCGGATTGTTTTCGAAAATGACCTCAGATCATTTGAGCAATCGTATTTCATTTATCGTGCTATGGGCATTTTCATATTCTTGTATATATTCATTTAATGGGCATTCGCCTTATTTTATTTTTATGTTAAGCTCTAACGAGCTTTGTATATATAATGATTTTTGGTTTTCTTTTTTTTTTATTTCGCGATCTTTTTCTTCAAGTCGTCTTAGTGACTTCAATTAAATGGTTTGAATTAGATGAGAATGGGTTTCTTAAAGATTCTTCTCAGTCTATTCCTTCTCAAGCAGCTGTGTACCTTTATCAATCTCTTTTATACAACGACAAAATTTATATAGGGTCGGCGTTCAATCTTTTACAAAGATTCAATCAACACCGAGCAAGAGTCAAAAGCAGTGGCTATGCCACTTCTTGTCCTGAACCGAAATTTTATCATTTTATTCAGTCCGTAAATATGGGTGGAACAGCTTTCAATTTGGTATCTTAGAATCTATCGATTTACATCCAGGGGGTCTAGGGGCAAAAATAAAAAAAGAAATCATTCTAGAAAAGGAGCAATTTTATTTGGATCAATTGCTTCCTTCATTGAATGTTAATAGGATCGCTGGTTCCACGATCGGATCCGATCGTTGTGAGGAGAATAAATTTAAAATGAGTCAACTTAGAAGAGGTAAAATCTTAGGCCCTTATAATATTATGAATAAAAAAGATTCTTTACCTAAAATTGTTAACTCTTCTACTATTGAAAAATTGAAATTACATTCCAAAGGTGTTATTGTCACTCCTAAAGGAGTTATCTTAATGGTGATTGTATTAAAGAATTTTCATTTATTTCGGAGGCCGCGGCAATGCATCGGGCGCCAGGACCAGAGGTCCTGCCGCTAACTTCTATGGTGTTAATCCTTCTACTATAGGTAAATACATTAAAACAGGTAAATTATGGGACAACAAATATCTTTTCAAAATGGAACTTAAACCTATCACAGCTTCTCGAGTCAAATCTAAAATAATAAAACCCACATTCTTAGAATGTTACTCACTCTTTACGTAGTAATGCTATTTTAGTAGAGGTTTATGGCAGGGATAATAATATTCTTGAAAAATTTGATTCTCTTCGTGATGCTTCTACATATTTAAATATTAGTAGACTTACAATTTCTAGTTATGCTAAAACGGGAAAATTGTGGAACGACTTGTATTATTTTAAACTTATTACATATAATTCTACTTTTAATATCCCAAATCCTAATAAAGTTCCTACAATGCCAAAAAGTGATTCAATAACTAAAAAAGTCTTTTTTTAGTGCTGTTGAAGTCTTGAATAAAGAAGGTAATATTATTAATAAATTTGATTCTATTTCTAAAGCTGCTGAAACTTTAGGTTTAAATCGACAATTAATTAGGTATAACGCAGATAAAGGTAAATTATGGAAAGATAAATATCTTTTTAAACTTATTCCTAAATTACCTTTAGATGAATCATTTATTAATAGTAGTGTTAAAATATCTTCTGTTGAAGTTTTAGATAGTGAAGGGAATTTAATTCATAAATTTGATTCTATTACTAAAGCTGCTGAAACTTTAGGTTTAAGTCGATCTACAACTCCATAGAGTGAAAATAAATGACTTACATAGTAAGTTCTTTTTTAAAATTATTTCTAATCATTATTAATTCCCCCCATAACCTCCCCCATTTTAGCCTACTTGGAGAAATCGGTAGACTCTTCCCGCTTAAAACGGGAAACTAGGAATAGTGTGAGGGTTCAAGTCCCTCAGTAGGCAAAAAGAATTTTTTAAAAAAAAAAATTTAAATTTTTTATAAAATAAAAAATTCTTTTTAAGTATGCATCATTGTTGATGCGATAGCAGATCTTACAGGATCTTATATAAAGGTTAAAAAACTCTTTTAGAGTTGGCGTGAGGGTTCAAGTCCCTCGGTAGGCAAAAAATCGAAAAGCAACACTTAAGTGTTGTTTTTTAAAATTCACGCTAAAGTGTTAATTTCGAATTTTTATAGTTATAAAATTCCATGCTAGTAATAGCGTGAGGGTTCAAGTCCCTTAGTAGGTAAATTATTTTTTTATGATCCCACTGCCTATTAAATAACTCGTTCCGAGTGATTTCAATCGATTTATATATATAAAGATCTACAGATCTGAATTAAAAGACATCTGTAAGAGCTCTTTTTTTTTCTATCGAATTTAACTTTCTATAGAAAGTCAAATTTAAATATATATATATAATATATATATTCGAAAAAAAAAGACTCTTTTAGAATTGGCGTGAGAGTTCAAGTTTCTCGATAAGTAAATTCGTTTTAATTTAACTAACTTCCTACGGAAGTGAGTTATATCATATTAATAATAGTGTGAGGATTTAATTTGCTCAGTAAATAAAATTAGTTTATTTATATAAACCTGAATTTTTTCTGTATTTGCTGAATTGAAAATAATATAAATATTTAAGTATTTTTATAAACAATTTTTATTTTTTTATTTCATAAAAATTATTTAGGATTATAGCTTAATTGGTTAAAGCACTTCGTTGATAACGTAGAGAGTGAGAGTTCAAGCCTCTCTGATCCTATTAAATAGACTAATTCAATAACCTTCCCTTCACGTTGGTATATGTTATCAATAAGAATTAATTTTTAAACACCCCCCCTTTGGGGGTTAAATAAAATAATTTAATTAACTACTACTGTGATTAGCTAACAGGATGTTAGTAGCCTTATATTAATTCTTTTTTTCGTTTTAAATCAAAAAATTTATTAAGTTGATTCTATACAATTTTAATTCTCTCCTCTTTAGAGTTTTCGACTTCTTCGAGACCTTTGGTTGAGAAACCACCCCCCACCTACGGTGTAAAGGTGAATTTCTTTAAAAAATTTGAATTCAATCAGAATACATACCATTTCTTTTGGTGATCCCTCCTTTGGAGGGGCTGTCAAGCCTCGAAGGCCCGACAGGAACTGTTTTTAACGTTGGTCAGAACCAAAGGTTCTTCATAGTTAATGTTTTGATAAACCATCTTGTAAACGTAGTAATTCTTTGTAAGATCGCTTTGCGATCTTCTATATGAACATCTTATGATGTCTTTCAGGAATACTCCTATAGACCCTGTGTTTTACGCTCAACTGATAAGATGGTTGATTATTAATACTGGAAGCGAGAGATATGGGTTAAGATTTTCTGTCTATATGGAAATTTATGGTATTTCAGGAATCATTATATGATTTCTTCCCAGATTATTTATTGTTACTTTTAACCTATCCCAAGACAATAGTTAAACCTTGCACGGTGTCGGTATCCAATCTCGGACGTGGATGTAGGAGAATGGTTAAAATAGGTATCAAGTCGCCCGTATCGAATATCGAAAAAGATATACCGAAATATGTATATTTCTATACATATTTTAATTTTTATCGAATTTTGTTAAAGGTTTATACAAAAGAATTTTATTTTTTAAATAAAATTTAAATTTCTCTTTTTTTTTAAAAAAAGAAGATTCTTTAAATTTGAATAAAATTCAAATTCGATTTATATAAAAATCGATCTTTTTTAAAAGACAACGAGACATGAACATGTGTTTTTCGATATATTCTTATATATATATTTAAATTTGACTTTCTATAGAAAGTTAAATTCGATTCTTGGTTAGTGTAATAACTTTTATTATGAAAAATATTTTATTTTATAGAGCTCTTAATTTTTCTTTAAATCAGTCAGATGATCTTAGATCATCTCATTCGACTGATTCCTCTGCTAATAATGAACATAACAAAGTTATGTTTCCTGTTAAATATTATGGAAATGCTGATACTATGAAAAGACTAATGTCTTTGGAGAATAAAGGTAAAGCAGGGATCGTATTTAACTTTCTCGAATTTTGTATTCACTTCGTGGCCTCCTTTGGAAGGGACATGAAGTCCCCAAGGGGGTACATAATTTAAATTCGCAGCTAATTCGAGAAAGTCAAATTTAAACACACATACAAGTATGTGTTTTCGACAGATGGATTAATAATATCAATGGAAAAACTTATATTGGTTCTAGTAGTAATATAAGTAGAAGATTAAAGGACTATTATAGCCTCTCTTATTTATAAAAATCCAATATGGCCATATGTAAAGCTTCAATTATGAAAGAATTTCGGATATTCTAATTTTTCAATTGAGATCTTAGAGTATTGTGATGAATCCGTCGCTCTGCAAGCAGAGCGACTTTATCTTGATTTATAAGCTCCAGACTATAATATTTTTAAGACAGCTGGTAATTCTTTAGGTTACAAACATTCAGAAGTAACAAAATAAAAAATTAGTGAAATAAACCGAGGTAAAAGAATTTCTCTTTTTTTTTTTTTTTAAAAAAATTTGCAATTTTTTTGAGAAAAAAAAAAAAAAGAAGAATTTAAATTTTTTACAAAGTAAAAAATTCTTTTTTCAGAGGAAATTCGTAAAAAAATAAGTGAATCTGTGAGGGGTGAAAATAATCATTTTTTTGGTAAAAATCATTCAATTGAATCTAAAGAAAAAATGAGTCAAATAAAAGGGACTATCATTTATCAATATTCTTGAGAACTCAACTTGTTGAGTTCTTTTCCTTCTTCCAACGCAAGGCGAGCCTGCGAGCCGCGGCCCGCGGCTGCTAAGTTTTTTAAAGCTAGTAATTCCACAACTCCGTTGTTATATGCTCGATCAAATCATATATATAAGGATCAGTATGTTTTATCATTGGAGCTTTGACAACCGGAGGTTGTTCCCTTGTTCAAGCAAATACTCGGAAGATTACTATTTACGTTTATTCTTTAGATTACCAATTGCTTAATACTTTCCCTTCGTCTTTATCAGCTGCTACATATTTGAATCGCTGTGAAACAGCGATTTTTATGAGAAATGCACGTTCTGTTCAAATATTTAAAGAACAAGCATAGCTTGTCTCCTTAAAAGAATTTTCTCATTCAAATCCTTCTTCTAAATCTTTTTAACCTGGACCTTCAGCTTATTTAATTATTCCCTTTTTTAAAACTTTTTTTTTTATCTTGCTCAATTCCTTCGGAACTTATTCCCCTCCCCTTAAATATCTCTTTTAGAGATGTATTTTTAAATTATAAATTTTTTTTTTTATTTTTTTAATGATTTATTTTGCGAATTTGTGTAAAGGTAGCACATAAGACTCATGATCTTAAAGAGATTGTTCGAATCAATCATTCGCACATCACTCCCTATTTGGGAGTAATTTTATGGGGATATAGTATAAGTGGTAGTACATTGACTTTGCAAGTCAATAGAAAGAGTTCAAGTCTCTTTGTCTCCATATTTTATAATATTATTTTATTATGAAGATTATAAAGTTGAAAAATTAATTAAATTTTATAGAATTTGATTTTGTTTTTTTTGTTTATTTGAAATTAAATCGAAACACGCACTTGTACGTTTTTTAAAAGCACATACAAGTATGTATTTTCGATTCATAAACCTGAATTTTTTTTTAAAGTTTTTTTTTATGGGTATATAGCTCAATTGTTAGAGTATTCGTCTTTTAAACGAAAGTGTGTGGGTTAGAGTCCCACTATACTCAAAAATCGAAAAAAAATACATGTGTCTAATTTATAAGTACATTACACATACTAGTATGTGTTTTCGAATATTTTCTATTTCCGGTCGGGAGCAAAGATCCTGATCGGCTCTTTGAAGTATATTTTAAATTTTGATTATAATGAATCTCTAAAGAGATTTACTTTTATAAGAGTGATTATTTATAAAGAATCATCATACACTACGTGTTTTATTATTTATTTTTTTAATTTATTTATCAGCTTATTAATTTTTTAACTATAGTTTATTTTACTAACTTATTTTGAATGATTTAATTATTTTAGTTTCATTATAGTATTGTTTTTTATATTTTTATTACTTATAGTTATTTAACATATTAAGAAATACATTCTTTTTTTTAATAATTTTTTTTTATTGAATAATCATTTCTTCAGAATTATTTAAATTCATTCTTTTAATAAATTTTTTTGTTGCCCCTTCGGAAAATTCTTTTTTATGATTTATTAAATTTTTCTTTTTTATTTATTAGAATTTGAAATTTATATTTTTTATTTCTAATTTATAACTCCATATCTAAGTAAATATTTGTAATTCGGAATTATTATTTCTGAATTAATTACTGGTGTACCGACTTTTTTTAGTTTATAATAAATAAATAATAATAATAAATTTTTAAAGTTAATTTACTAGTTCCTAAGCTATTTTTATAATAAATGGTTAAGGAACCTCTTAATTATGATAAAGTAGTTTGTGGACTATGGAGTATAATTATTTTAATTTACTTATACATTTACACTACTATAGACTAGATATATTATATTTTATATCAATTTTTATTACAGGTGCACCAACTGTTAATTAGGATTTTAGGTTGGTAGCGGTGTAATTGTGAATGGTAATATAAATATGATATGATAAAATAAAATCTCCCTCCTAAATTATGGGCAAAGAAAGTGTAATTATATTTAAGAGAATTGATATAAAGAATAAAATCTTTAATTAAATCTTGGCTTGCCAAGATAAAATTTCCTTTATAATAATCTGTTATATAAAAAATTTTGATTTGATTTTTTAAAATTAATCCAATCGCGTATGGGTGAAGTTTTTCGTTTATAACAATAGTTTCGATATCAAAAACAGTAATTTTTTTTTAATCAATTGCTGTTTTTTTCGTTAAGGGTGTGATTACTTTACTCATGGTCTATTTTTTTTATTTTAATGATAAAAACTTCAAAAGCAGCGATTGGGTATGCTTTATCTTCTAATTTATTTAAAGCATTTTGGATGTGGCATACAAATTCAATAACTGTTGTATCCGGTGTCACTAAAAATTTTTTACCAACTTGATATGTTTGTTTATCGTAAGTTATAGAAGAGAAATAAATTTTAAAGACTGAATCTTTTAATTCATTCATGTTATGAATGTTATAAAAGATATTAGATAAAAAGTCAATACCTATGTCTCCATTCTGAATTTTTTACCAAGCTTGGATAGCTTATTTCTTGATAACAACTTCTGGGTTTAGATTAGTGTATTTTATTTTATTGTTATAATTCAAAAAGATATATTTAGATAAATTCCCAGCAAAATTTTAAAATGCTGGGAATTTTTTAATTGTGAGAATAAATCTGACGATTGTACCTACTTGTTGTCGAAGTAGCCACAACCATGAGGTCGTGTATTACTTTAAAAAAATATTTTATTTTAAATATATTGGCTATTGGATTTATGAAAAACCTTTATAACAACCTTTAAATACTCCCCTATCATATATAAAAATAACTTTAACTTGATAATAAATTATTAAATATACATAACACATTATACTTTCAATTTACATGACACTTATAGATGATGAATATTAAAAATCTTATTAAAATCTTAGTTATAGTTTCTATAATTATAGTGCAAGGTATAATAGGATTCCAATATTCTGATTCTTTATTTTTATTAATACCTTGTATTACTCTTTTAAATGAAGATAATAATAATAATAATAATATTAATAATAATAATAATAATAATAATGATTTAGAACTTAATAATAATACTTTAACTGATATTTCACTTGATAACTCTCCTAAACCTAATAATTTTTCTGATAATTTGGATTCTGAACTTTTAGAAAAAATTAATACTATAGTCCCTAAACCTGAGTTAAAAAAAATAAAATCTGAACTAAATAATAATATTAATAATTCTGAAGATGCTTCTAATTTAATAGAATTTTTACAAAATAAAGATCTTAGAAAAGAAGTTTCATCTTATAAAAATTTTAATTTTTTTTATAAAGACGATAGAGAATATTTAGAAAAAGAATTTAATAGATTTTTAAATGAATTAGATGAAAATAAGCAATATCAAGTATTAAAATGGGTTGATACAAGTCAATATGGTTTAGTATCTTTAGGGAATCAATGGTTAATTGATAAAAATACAAATGAATTATATGAAATATTTTCTAGTGATTTAGAGAGTTTTAAAGAAAATCATTATAATTTAGAAGTTGGTGATGAAGTATTATTAAGATATAGAGCATTTGATAAGAGATTTAATTTATTAAATATATATTCAAAAAATTTATCTAAAGAAAAAAAAAAATATTTAAATATAGATAAAACTACATTAAAAGATGTTAATATTAATAAAGATTATTTAAGTAATAAATATTTACCTTTTAGTATAAATGAATCTGCTTATGGTAAAGTTCTAAGTTCTAAAGGAGATATAAAATTTTTTTTATATAATGGTTATTATATTGAAAGAAAAGCAATAGAAAATGGTTTTGAAATGACTATTTCAACTAAATCTGGAACTAAATTAGCTAAAGTAATAGATTTATATTCTGAAATGGGATTTATAAGAATAAAAAATAAAGTTAAAATATATTTTAATAAAAAAGGTGAATATTTAAAATCTGAAATTTTAAAAAATACTACATTTTTAAAACCTATAGAACCTGAATGGGAATTACAAGAAAATTTTATTACTTTTGACATTGAGACTTATATTGATTCAGAAGGATTTCAAATTCCATATGCTTGTGGTTGGTTTGATGGGAAAAAAATTGAAATGAAATATTTAACTGATTTTAAATCTCCTGAAGATATGATTATTAATAGTATTAAAGGTTTAATAAAATGGAAAAATTCTAATTCTAATATTTATGTACATAATTTAGGAGGGTTTGACGCTGCATATCTTTTTAATATTTTACATAAAGAATTTGGAGCTGAACCTATAATTAAAAATTCTAGAATTTATCAATTAGAAATTAAATGTTCTTTAGGAAATAAAAATAGAAAAATAACTTTAAAATTTAAAGATTCTCTTTTAATGTTGCCTGTTCCTTTACGAGATTTATGTGAAATTTTTAAAGTTAATACAATTAAAGGTATATTCCCTTATAAATTTGCTTCTTTAAATCGATTAAATTATATTGGTGAAATTCCTAATTATGAATTTTATGATAAAAAAGATATTTCTTTTGAAGATTGGAATTCTTTAAAAAAAGAAAATTGGCATTTTAAAGATGAAACTTTAAAATATTTAGAAAAAGATTTAAAATCTTTATATGAAATTTTATATAAATTTAATAGAATTATTTTTCATAATTATTCTATTAATATGACTAAATATTTATCTTTACCTTCTTTATCTTTTGCTATGTATAGAACACATTATTTAAAAGATCATAAAATTCCTATTATTACTGGTAGTATTTATAATGATTTAAAAGATGCTTATTATGGAGGTGTTGTAGATGTTTATAAACCTGTTATTGAAAAAGGATATTTATACGATGTAAATTCTTTATATCCTTATGTAATGCAATTAAATAAAAATAAAATGCCTATTGGTAATATTGTTTATACAACAGAAAAAGATTTAGATAAAATCTTTGGATGTGTTTATGCTACTATAAAAACAACTAAAAATTTAAAAATCCCTCCTTTACCTTATAAAACTGTTGATGGACGATTAATTACACCTAATGGAACTTGGAGTGGAATGTATTTTAGTGAAGAATTAAAACAAGTTAAAGATCTTTATGGATATGAAATACAAGTTCATTGGGGATATCAGTTTGAGAAAGGTGAACTTGTATTTCATGATTTCGTAAATCATTTTTATGAAATTAAAAATGATTCAAAAAAATTACCTGAATTACAATTTTCTGCTAAATTAATTCTGAATTCTCTTCATGGAAGATTAGGAATGCAAGAATTTAAAGATGCTACAAAAGTAGTATCTAGAGAAAAATCTGAAGAAATCATGAAAACTAGAAAAGTATTTACTGAGTATGAGTTAGATAATGATACATTCCTAATTAATTATGAAACTAAACCTGATAAAGGTTTATGTCTCGCAAGTGGTAGTAATTATATGCAATTATTAATTGAAGAATCTAAAAATGTTCATAAATCTAATATTAGTATTATAGTTAGTATTGCTATTACTGCTTATGCGAGAATGTATATGAATGAGTTAAAACATTTTTATGATTATGAAATTTATTATTCAGATACTGATAGTATTGTAACTAATAAACCTCTACCAGATAATTTAGTAGGAAAAGAAATTGGTAAATTAAAATTAGAACATGAATTTTATAGAGGTTTATTTATAGCTCCTAAGTTATATTATATCGAATCTATAAAAAAAGGAGTTATTATTAAATCTAAAGGTATAAAAACTGAATTGACTAAAGAACAATTTGAAGCTTTATATAATATGGAAAATTTAAAATTTCAAGAACAAAGATGGATACAAGATTATAAAGTTGGAACTATAAAAGTTATAGATAGAAGTATAAATATTGAATTAAAAGTTCTTAAAAGAAATAGATTAATATCTCAAGGAAAATGGATAGATACATCACCATTAATTATAAACGACAAAGTAGAAAGTTTAAGTTTATACGGTATAGGAACAATAATAAATTTAGATGAAAACTTAGAAATAATATATAAAGACTATAGTTTAAAACAAATTACGGCTCCAGACTATAAATTATTAGCAGCACCAAAAGATATAGAATATTTAAATATATTACAAAAAAATGAAAAAGAAATTTCAGAATTATTAAATAAATTAGATGAATTAAATAAAAAAATTGAAAATTTAAAAATAAAAATTAATAATCAATCAGATAATTTATGGATAAATCTGTATAAAACATATTTAATAGAACCTGAACGATTAAAAGGAGAAATATTAAGAAAATTATATATATTAGGAGTAAAAGATATAGATACAATAAATAACTTTAAAAATATGATAAAATTAAATACTAATAAAAATATTGAAATTCCAAATATAATATACTTACCAGCTCCATCATCACCTCCGGTGATTATATATATATATTCACCAATAAAATTACTAGCTCTTCCAGCTCCGAATAATAAATTTTTACAAGCACCAAATTATAAATTGCTTAAAGCTCCAGAAATAATTATAGATTCAAATAATGGAGGTGGTTCAAATAAAATTGAACTTCCTAAAATAATTTATCTTTCAAGTCCATTAATAAAAGCATCTAAAAAATTTAATTGTAATAATGCAGAAATAAAAAAAATATTACAGAACGAGTTCAACGAGTTGAACGATACGATTAATAACTTATTTTCTGAATTAAAAGCGGAAAAAGATTTTAATACAAAAGATTTATTACATGCTGAATATATGAAAGAACTATATTTATATAAAATATTTGTAATAAAAAATTGGGATTTAATTCAGATTCCAAAAAATATAATTCATTTCTCACAAATAAATAAATTTAGTTGGGAATCTGAATTAAATTTAACTAATAGATTAATTCATATGTATAAAAATGGTGATTATAATAAGAATATAACTAATATATTTATCTCTGAAATGATCGAATATAGTAAATCACTCGATAGAGTTATTAATAACGATAAAATTGATTCAATAGAAAATATATCCTCAATAAAAAATATAAATTCTCCTATAAAAAGAAAATTTTCTACATATATAAATAAAGAACAAAGAATTCAAGAAATAATAGATTCAATTAAAGATACAGAAAATTTTCAAATAGCTATGACACATAAATCTTGTCGTAATGAAGATAAAAATTTAAAGTCTTATGAGACTTTTGAATTTATGGGAGATAAATTATTAGATAAATATATTAGTTTATTTATATTTGATTCATATCCTGAATATAATGAAGGGGATTTAACTAAATTAAATAATTTATTAGTATCTGGTAAAAATCTTTCCGCTATAAGTAAAACGATAGGATTAGATAAATATTTAAAATTAAATAAAAATCTTGAAGAACAAATTAAACAAGGTAAAATAAACGATCAAAAGATTTTAGGTGATATTTTTGAATCTTTTATAACAGCTTTATACAAGGAAAAAGGAGAAAAAATCTTATTCGAATTTTTATCTTTAACTGTACTAGATAGACCTGAATTAAAAGATAAATTAAAAACATATAATAAGAATGTGAAAGCTCATAAATCTAATGATAATAAAACAAATATAGTAAAATTTGAACCAATAAAATTAATTTATGATGGGAATGCCCACAGCTACCATACTGTGTTAGCTTTTAATTCATTAATTTTAAATATATTTAATATGGCATTTATAATATTTATAATATGGTTATTATTTTTCTTTAATAATGAAACATCTGATATAATAACAAATCCAATTTTAGATCAAAATTTTGAAATTAAAAAATTTATGAATCCTATAATAAATAGAATTTACAAGTACATAGTACTTGGAATTTTACAAGGTACAGGAACATATATTTTAATAAAAAATTTATTTATGTCAGAAAATATATCTGAAAATATATCTGAAAATAATAATTCTCTTATTGAAACTGATTTTGAAGATATATTTTCATTTTTTAAAGATATGTTAGATAATCAAATTAAAATACAGGAAAATTTAGAAGATATGGATAATATCGTAGATAAATTAAAAAATGAAAATCAGGAATATTTAGGAATTTTAGATCAATTAAGTTTAGAAAATTCAAGAAAAGAAGAAATGTTTTCTAGATTCGAATCTGAGACTGAAAAAATATTAGCTGAATTGGGACCTGATGGTCCCATATATGAAGAACCAATAAATAATGTCTCAGATTCTAAAGAAAAATTTTCATTAACTAAAAATTTAATAATTTCAGCTTCTATTTTAGGATCTTCGATAGTTTTATCTAAAATAATACCAACATTATTAGAAATCTTTTTAAAATAAAAAATAGACCCAACCGGATTTGAACCAGCACCACATGGTTAAGCACTCCATGTATTATACCATTAAACTAAAGGCCCTAAATAGAGAGGGGGAATAAAAAAAATTTACAAAAAAGAAATATTTTTTTTTTATTTCTTTTTGTTTAATTTAATTTATATTTTTTATATTTTTAATTAAAAAAATTTATATATAAAATAACATTTAATAAAAATTTTAATAATCACTTAACAAAGTTAAGTTATTTCAACTATTTTTAATGGAATTTTAAATTTAGTTTCTTCATATATATGCCAATTATTAAGATTATTTAAAATTTTTTCTATATTAAAATTATATTTATAACATAATTCTTCTAAAGTTGAAGTATAAATTAATTTATCTTTATATTTATTTGGTGTATAAATTAATTTATATCTAGTTTTTATTTTACGTCTTTTAAAATGTGAATATACTTCATCTTTTATATAAATATTAAATTTATCATTTTTAAAATATTTTTTAGATATAATATTTTTTATATAATATTCTAATAAATAATCATCTAACATAAATGTTTTAAAACTTACATTTTTAGCAATATTAAGTTTAGGTTTAAAATTTTCAATAAGACTAAGTTCAAGAATTTTCATAAAAAAATCAGTAATCATTTTCAATATAATAATTTCCACTTCATTTAATTCATATTCAGGATATTTATTTTTAAATTTTTTAAAATAATTAGTACAAAGATATATTACACCTATATCAAATTTTAAATAATCTTTTATAGATTTTTTTATTTTTGAATTAATATTAAACAACTTATAATTGTTTATTTCAGAATATAAAAAATTTTTAAAATAATCATTTAAATTTTTATTTCTTTTTTTATAAAGAATATAATTTAAAATATTTTTTTTATGCTTTTTAAATCTTCTTCTTAAATTAGAAGAAGATCCAATATAATAAAAATTTTTATTATTAAAAGTAATTATATAACAACATGCATATAACATACTTTCTTCAGGAGATTTTATATAAAATTCATCATTTGATTTTTTTACTTTATCTTTAAATATAAATAAATCTTTATTATTATTTAAATTATTTTGTTTAATTTTTTTTAATAATTTATTCATTTCTTTATTTTTTTCTACATTAATAATTATTTTATCTTGTTCTAATTGTGAAAATAACCATAGTTTTACGAAATTATAATTAGGAATTTTAAATAAAATTAATTTAATTTTTTCAATTTCAATTACAACATTTTCATATAATACAATTGGTGCTAATAATTCATTTTCTACTTTTAAAATTGGTTTAAAAAAAATTTCATTTTTATAATTGTTCAATGCTGCACAATTATTATTATAAGAAATTTTACTTGTAGAAAAGCTCCTTATGGAGCTTTTATTACTAAATGGTGAATTATTTTTATTATTTATATTTTCTTCAATAATTTTAGAGTATTTAAAATTCACTTTTTTAGCAATATTAAGTTTAGGTTGAAATTTGATTAAGAGACTCTGCTCAAGAGTCTTAATAACGAAGTCACTTGTCATATTTAACAACAATTTTTCTACTTTGCTCAATTTATAACTAGGATAAATTTGCTTGAACTTGTTCAAGTAGTTTGTACTTAAGTATACGACATTTATGTCGAAATTTATAATATTTTGTGAACTGGACCTACGGATAAAATCTTTTTTATGTATAATAGAATAACTATGTTCTTCATCTAAAAAATGAAAGAAAAATTCGTTTAATTTAGAATATTCCTTTATATAATAATTATTAATATTATCAGTATGTACTTTAAATCTATTTTTAATATTAGTAGTTGATCCAATATAATAATAAAATTTATTGTCAAAAGTAATTATATAGCTACAGGCAAATAACGAACTTTTTTTAGATCCTTTTTTTAATATTTTATTTATCCCTGTTTCCACATCATTAAAACTAAATAAACCATTAGTATCACCATAATATAATTCATCTCGTTCAATATCACTATAAAAATATTTAATTTTACTAAAATATTCATCTACTTCAGTCATAAAATAATTACCAAACGCACTTGTGCGTGTATTCTCTATTATTTCATTTTCAATTTTTTTAATTTTATTTAATAACTTATCAGCTCCTTTATTTAATTTAGCATTTATAATTATTTTATCTTGCTCAAATTCTGTTTTTAACCAAAGTTTTACTAAGTTGGAATTAGGAAGTTTATATAAAACTGATTGAAGAAATTGAAGGTATTCTAAGATGTTTTCATTATATACTATTGGTGCTAATAATTTATCTTGAACTTTTAAAATAGGCTTTAAAAAATTTTTATCTTCATATAGAACCAGACCTTCGGTCTGGTTGGAATTAAAAGATAATTTACTTGTAGAAAAAGTTCTTATAAAAGAAAAATTAAAAATTTTTTTATTCATTTTTTTCATTATTTTTAAGATATCATATAACATGCTTGTTTAACTTGTTTCGAGAAATATGGAATATTATTAATTTTTGGAACCTCAGGTAAATAAATCATTTCATTAGTTTCAGGAATAATAACACCTTTTTTATTTATATAAAGATCATTTTCTTTAACTTTAGTTTCAACTATTTCAATATTATTTTTTTCAATATATTGAACAACGAAGTTGTTGAAATCTGAAATATAAGAATCACTAGAATAAATATCTATAAAAGCTTCTCTTACTAAATGGTTAATTAAAGGAAGTTTATCTATACTTGTAGCAAAACAATCATGAACTGTATATAAATTAACAGGATGAGTTAATTTTTGATTTTTAAGATGAGATATAAGAATAGAAATATTAGAAGCATCTAAAGAATGAATTAAATTTGGTACTATTCCTTTTTTTATATTTTGCAAGTTTGCTTTAGTAATAGGTACTTGAAGTGTTACTCTTCTAGCACCTTTATAAGCAGAACTTGAGATTCTTTCTGTTTTAAATTTTTTATAAGTATGATTCACTTTAATTCCACTTGGAGCTATCCAAATAATAGGTAATTCTAATTTATAAAGAATTTCTACAATTTCATTTAAATAATTTACAAATTCTAATAACTTAGGATGTAAATCAAATAAACAAGAGTGAATAATTTTAGCTAATTTATTAGCTTCTCTTGTGGTTAATGAAAAATTACCAAATTTTTCCAGGTCTCTGGACCTGAAAATAAAATTTTTATCTACAACTACATATTCTTTTTGAAATAATTCTTGTTCTAAGTATTCTTTAATACCAGATTCAGTAATACCATAAGAAGTAGCCATTACAGGTTTTTTTATAATTTCTCTAGTTAAATTAACATTCTTTAAGTTGGTATATAAACTATCTTTAGAAATTTCTAATAATTTTTTAGAAACTATATCTTTTACATCTGCATATACATCTCTTGGTGTATCTCCAAAATCTGCTGCTAATAAATTAACACTATTTGCAAGATTAGCATCTTGAATTATAGCAGCAAGGTGTTGTAAACCATTACAAGAAGCATCTAATTGAATTGGTAAATAAGAATAAAAATCTTGACCTAAAGATTTTTCAATAAGATATTTTTTATATTCTAAAGCAAAAGCTAAAAATAAAATTTTATTTTTTGCTTCATCTAATGGAATTTTTTTAAATTCCATTCTTTGCAGATTTAAATGATCAATCATTTTACTTTTATATAAAAATGAACCTTTATATCCATAACATTCAGCTCCATAAGCTTTAAATAACATTAAAGCTTCATAAGTTGAGCTTTCGCTCAACTGAATTACGTCAGGATCCGCAAAAAGCAATAAAGCTTTTGCTAGTTCATTTCCTTGATAAGATAAATAGTCCGGTTGTGTATAAATACGTCCCCTCCAATCGTAAAACATAGGCAAATAAAAAGCTTCTACATTTTTATATAAATGAGCGATAGCTAAGATATTTCGTTGTAAATAATATTTAGAATTATGCGATAAAATATCTTTTTTTAAAGCTTTTATCTCAGCTTTAGTCAAACCTTCAGGGAAAGGTTTGTTTGTATATTCATGTATATCTTCTAAAATAAGCCCTTGTTCTATACCATATTTTTCAATATAATTTAACACAGCTTTATTTACTTTAAATGGAACACTGGATAGATAGTTTATTTGATGTAAAATTTTTGAATCTACAGGTTTACTATTACCTAAAATAGATGAACTTTGATGAATTAATTCATAATTAAAAGTTTCATCATTTTTAAAATAACCACCGTAATGCTCTTTACTCCATTTAACAGGAGAACAAACCATTGGTAGTTTTAAACCAATTAAATCTAATTTTTTACTATAAATTTCTAAGGCTTTATCACAAGGTTTTACTAATAATTCAGTTTCTGTAGAACTGATTTTATTTTCTTCTAATTCTAGGAGAAAAGAAGAATCTAAAACAATTTTTAATAATAAAGTACCTATATTTACCTTAATTTTATTGTCAATAAAATTTTCATCTTCTTTTTTATAAATTGAATAGCTTATGGGTTCAATACCTTGAGTTTTACAATTTTTTCTATAGATTGAGTATTTAGTTTTTAAACTTTCATTAACTATAGCTTCGGCTATTTCCATAATAAAAGTAGAATATTTTTTACTACTATACGTATTAATTAAAGGTAAAACTAAAGAGAATATTATTAAACAAACTCGGTTATCTTTTATCGAAAATAAAATTTTATAATCATCTTTTCGTTTTATACCCGTTTTAGCCAATTTATAATGTTTCAAAAATATTTGAATAAATTCATGCAATACTTGAATTGAAGTTTCATTTAACATTTTTGGATTTTTTTCAAAACTTTCAATATATATGTTTATCCAAGTATTATGAAGAATATCCTCAATTTTTAATTGTTTATCCTTATTATTTATATTATTATCATTTAGTATTTCTTGGATAGCCAAATATACTGGAGAGGCAGTTGTTGATAAAATATTTGAGCTAGTTAATTCAAAGTTTTCTTTCTTGTTTCGAGTATCATAAAAATTAGGTGCTTCAGAAGCCTAATTATAAGCCAAATAACTCTATGAGTCATTTTGAAAATAATTAGGTTCAGAAGCGTTATTATTGTAAGTAGTATCATTATAATTTTATTATGTTGTACATATACTTCCCTATCATATTTAATAATTTATTATCAAGTTATACATAAATTTAAAAATATGATAGGGGAATATACACAGGTCTAATATAAAACTTCAAGAAAATTTAAATAACATTGAAGATGCTCTTGAGAAATTAAAAAATGAAAATCAACAATACTTAGACGCAATAGATAAATCAAGATTTGAGATCTTTAATGAAGAAAAAATATTCACACCTAAAGGTGTGGAAACCGATACTGATAGAATATTAGCTGAATTGGAATCTAACGATATATCATCACACCCGAAGGGTGTGGAATCAACAAATAATGTTTTAGATCTCAATGGGAAACAGAACACCGTAGGTGTCGGAAGAAGTTTAATAATCTCTGCATCTATTTTAGGTTCCTCAATGGTAATATCAAATATAATCCCTACTTTATTAGAATGTCTGTTAAAATAATAGATCCAACCGGATTTGAACCAGCAACTTGTGAGCAAGTACTCCACGTATTTTACCATTAAACTAAAGGCCTTTTATGGGGGGAATTAAGAAAATATTCTAAAAAATTAAAGACTTTTAAAAGGGGAATTAAATATTTATAATTATTCAGAATTAGATTTAGATATTTTTTTAATAAATAAACAACAATAATCATACTTAAAATTACAATAATTTAATTTATTAATATTTTTATCTATTTCATTTAAAAATTGATCGACTTTTTTAGAAATTATAGGGAAAGTAATAGATTCAGTAAAAAATAATTCTTTTCGATATAAAATATCTAAAGAAGGATCCATAAAAAAAGCAGTAAAAATAACTTCATATCTTATATTAGGTAGAATTAAACCTAATGTTAACATATAATCTCTCTCTATTAAAGAAAAATCTAAATCATCTAAATCAAAGTCGAATTCATACCATTTCTTAAATAAAAAATCTTTTTTCATAAAAAAATAAAAAAACCTCCGTTGGGAAGATCACTAATACAACCCGCCTCTCCCTCTTTTTATTTGATTATCTAATAAAAATAAAAAAATTTATATATATATATGTTAAAAAAATATTACAAAAATATTAAAAAAAATTAAGAAATATTAAAAAAAAATTTTTTTTAAATAATAAATAAATAATATAAAAATAAAAAATATAAAAATATAAAATATAATTTTAATTTTTAAATAATGTTTATAATAATAATAATTATACCATGATCTTTCTTTTATCATAACACAAAAACTATAATTCCAACCTAAAAAATAATTAATATATTCTATATTTTCACCCATTTTATTAAATAATAAATCCATCTCTTTATTTATTATTTGATTATTTATAGGTTCCTTATTATACCATTCTTTACGATATAATATAGTTATATTTTCATTTAATAATCCTGTTTTAGTTAAAATTAAAATTGAATAATATTTATTTGGTTTAGTTTTTAAAAATTCTTTAATTAAATCTTTTCTAACTTTTTCAAAACTAAATCCTTTACTATCTAAATAATAAATTCTTTTAAATAACATTTTTTTTATAATAATTAAAAACCTGTTGAGGTTATCACTAATACAACCCGCCCACCACTCTCTTTATTTGGTTATCTAAAAAATACTAAATAATGAGAAAAAAAAATATTTTTTTTTCTTCTTTCTCATTATTTTTTATAATAATTTTATTAATATTTTTTTTATTTTTAATTTAAAAAAACTTAAATAAAAAATTACATTTTATAAAATTTACATTAAAAAAAATTTTTAATAATTATTATAAAAAAATTTATTTATTTTAAATTTAATTTTAGAATTTTAAATAATTTTATAATTATATAAAATAGACCCTACCAGACTTGAACTGATATTTTTCAGACGAGGAACACTGAATGTTTTTCCGTTAAACTAAAGGTCCTAAAACGAGTCTAAAATACTCGTTTTTTTTTTACAAATTAATTAATAAAATATTTAGATTCAAAAACTTCTTTTATATTTAATTCTCCAAATTTAGGATATTTAGGTAATATTTTGTCACCATATTTATTTTTAATATCTTCAATAGATTCACCTGTTTTATTAATATAATTATTTAAAGTTTTTTCATATATATTTTCAACAAAATCTTTATAATAATCATTATTATTATAAACTAAAACAAAACTTTCTTTAACAGAATTTTCCATTAATGTAACATTACCTACTGAAGTAGCAAAACAATCATGAACTGTTATTATATTAGGGTATACACCTTTTTTTCTTAATTTTTCACATTCTAAATTAAATAATTCTACAAATATAATTAAAACAGAAGAATCTAAACTATGGATCATATTAGGTAAAAATGCAGAAATTTGTTTCTTTGAATTTATTTCAGATGTCGATCTTCTTAAAGTAACCTGATATTTTAAATTTTTATAAGAACATCTTATTTTTAAAGGTTCAGAAGATCTATAATTTTGTTCAATTGTTAATCCAGTAGGTACATCCCATGAAACACTACTATTAAAAGTATTAGTAAATTTAATAATTTCTTTTAATCCTTTAACAAAAGAATTTATATTAGGGAATATTTTAAAGAAAGTTTTATGAATTATTGAAGCAATATTAAATATATTTTTTCTTGTAAAATGTGTTCCATCTTTATAAATAAATATTTCTTTAATTTTATCATTATTATTTATATTACTTTTAACTATTTTACCTTTTTCATTAATAAATGCTTTTTTAAAAAATTCATTTTCTAAATATTCAGCTATACCATAAGTAGTTACAGAATAAGGAATTGTCATAATAGGTTTTTTAATCATAGATCTTGTTAATTTAAAGTTTTTTAATATTTTATTATCCTCATCTTTCATTGCTAAATCCCTTAATTCAGCTTCAACAAATGGAATTACATATGAATAAATATCTTTAGGTGAATCATCATAATTACTTTTAGTAAGATTTACAAGAGGTGCTACATGTGAATCTTTACTTAATGCTGCAAGATGTTGTATACCATTACATGTAGCATCTAAATAAATTGGTAAATGAGAAAATTCTTTTACTCTCTCATTTTCTATAATATTAAGCATAAGTTCTTTTTTAGATTTTTGAGGATCAATTTTTTCTTTAGAAATATTTATAGTATAATATTTTTCTTTTTTATTTAACCAATTTTTATATTCAACAGAAAAAGCTAAAAAACAGAATGGTTCATCAGCTTTCATTATAAAATCCATGTATAAAGACATGATTTTAGAAGATTCTGTATCAACCCATTTTATTCTATTATTTAAACTCATTTTATCATTTCCATATAAATTAGCTCCATATCTTTTTAAATGGAATAATCCTTTATCTGAAATTTTATCAGAATTAGCAAATATTAATAATGATTTTGCTAAATCAGTTCCCTGATAAGTTAAATAAGTTGGAAGAGTATAAATTCTTCCTCGCCAATCTATATTTACAGGTAAATAAAATTTATCTAAATATGCATAAGTTCTTGCAATATCTATTATATTTATTTGTTGTTTAAATCTACTATTATGTTCTTGTACCTCTTTATATTCATTAATACTTAAATTTTCTTTTTCAGTATTTTCATGTAAATCATATAATAAAATATCTTTATACTTATCTGATCTTAATAAAAGTAATTCTTCAATTACTTTTTAAACTTCTATATTTATTTTAAAAGGTACAACAGCTAATCTATTAATATTATCAATAAATTCCGGACTAACCATAGTTTTTCCATAATTATCTTTAGATTTTTTAATAAAACTTATTTCTAAAAATCTATCATTTCTATAATTTAATAAATACATACCATTTTTAATTTCAGTACCATTTACTTTTTTATCAGAAGTATTAAATTCATTTTTATCAATTTCCCAATTTATAGGTGGGATTATCATTGGTAATAAAAGATCTTTTACATATCCTAATTCCATTGCTATTTTACTTAAATCATTAGTAGGATAAATTACTACATCAGTATCATTAATTCCTACTTTTTCATTTACTTTTTTTATTAATTCAGTTGAATCCATAAAAAGATGAACTAGTTCACTTCCAATTAATGTTGTTATTTTCTTATTTTCAACATCTTCATTATTTATTTCATTTAATGCATTTTTATACTCAATTTTATCTGAAAACATTTTTCTTGCATTAGCATTTCTTATTGCTTTTCCTAATTCTAATGTTAAATCAACAAATGAAATTTTATTATTAGAAATATTACTTATAATAGTTATAAAAGTTTTTGAACAAATTGTTTCAATATTTAAATTTAATAAAATATTTAAATGAGCTTTTCTTGAAAGAGTAGTAGATTTTAATAAAATATTTAATTGTTTTTTAAATTTTGGATAATGTTCATGAATTAATTTAAACATATATGGTGAATATTTAAAATTATCAGGATTACTATTTAATAATTCATTAAAATGATCATTATAATAATTTAATAAATTTTCTTCAATATAAAATTGTTTCTTTTCTAATGTTAAATCAGGATTATACATTATTCTAGCAATTCTTTGTAAATAATGTGCATCAGATGATAAATTTAAAACTGAATAATCAAATTCTAAATTAGCAAAAGCTTCTCCTTTTTTAAATAATTCTTTTTTATCTAAATCTTTTTTTAAATTTTCTGAAAAATTAGTACTAGAAGTAGAAAAATGAGTAATATTAGAATAAAAATTAGAATTTAAATTATTATTAAAATTATTATGATTTAAAAGGTTATTATTTAAATTATTAAGATTATTAAAATTATTAAAATTATTATGTATATTATCTTTATTATTATTATTAATTAAAGTAAATAATTGTCTTGTATAATGAGGGGCAGATGAAAAGTATAATAAATTTAAATTAGTTCTAGATAAAATAATAAATGAATTACTATTTCTAAAATTTTTATTTAATATACTTTTCATCTAAAAGGTGTACACAAGTGTATCTGATATTTACCCTATCATATTTAATAATTTATTATCAAGTTATTTTTACATTTATTTTCTTATTTTAATCTAATAATAGCATTGAAAAGTAACATAGGAATAGCTCCGATAATGAAAAATATAGGAGATTTTATCATGAATTTATAAATAAATCCAGATAAAATCTTAAGTAAAGTATAACCAGCGATGATCTAAAATTTAAATAAAAAACAGACCTTAAGTTTATAATTTAAATAAATAATAAGATTATTTCTTCAAAACAATAATAATTATTATTGGTTGTTTTGTATATAATCTCTGAGGTGAAATAAAATTAAATAATTACCTGCTGATAATATAATTATGAAATATTTCCAGCATATAACAAAATAATAAAAAAACCTTTTTGAGGTTTCTGTAACTCATCTTAATTACATCCAAGTCGTAATCCTAAGAAATCATAAATTTATAAGATACTAAAAGATTTATGGTTAAAGGAGAGAGGATCAATCCAGTAGTAATATAGGGTATTGATAAGTTAGAAAACCAAAGGATGAAAAAAGTTACTAAACTAAGGGAGGAGGGTAAAGGAATAAAAGATAAAGGGAAAAAAGTAAAACTCCATGACGTTAGTCATGAGATGGAGGACTTAAAACCTCTAATGAAAGAATATACTTTTTCTGAAATATATTTCCAGATTTAGCATATTTCAGAATTGTACGTTTACAAGAAGAAAAATGTTGAGCAGCAGCACGAGTAGAAGTAAAAATATAAAGTAATTCATATTGTAAGTTATAAACATAGATAGTAATTCCTAAAGCTTTACTAATTTTATCTTTGCTACTTTGAGAATGAACTTTCCCTAAAAAATTCTTATTATTTTTCATTGCCTCGCTAATTTTCATTCGAGTCTCCTCTGAATGAATTTTCCCAAAGAAATGATTTTTTTCACCCAATCGACTTTGACTCATTTTTTCAATACTCTCAGGTGTATGTTTATATCCTAATAAAGAACCAGCTGTTGGTTTAAGATTATATTCAGACTTAAATAAATTAAGATAAAATTGCTCTTTAGAAATTAACTGTTTTTTATCGCAATACTCTAGAATTTGAATGGAAAAACTTGATATTCCATATTTAAGAATTGCTCGTTGAAGAAGGATATTAGAATTTATACTATATAAGTGATTTTTTAATCTTTTACTAAGGTCAACAGAAGAACCGATATAAGACTTACCATTAACCAAATTAATCCATCGGTATATACCTGATTTACCTCTATTCTCCTTAAAAATTTGTAATCTCATAGTATCCGCATTCTCATATGATATCACTGGGACAATTGAAGAGGAGTCCGATGAAGTCGCCGAATTAGTGGAATATAACCGGATAGAATTAGAAGGGTAGGAAGAGATTGACTTCAAGTAAGATCTAGTTAAGTGAAGTTTTATTGGTCTGTTTTGAAGGGGGGAATTATGTAAGAAGACAGAGTCTCTGATATAAGAAGATGTAAGAATAACGAATACAATGGCCTGGATAAAGGCAATTGCAAGTTCTAAACCAATAATGGCAGTGAAAAGTAACATAGGAATAGCTCCGATAATGAAAAATATAGGAGATTTTATCATGAATTTATAAATAAATCCAGATAAAATCTTTAATAATGTATGCAATCGATACTTCACAAAATATGATTGAACTTTATATTTATCTTTTTTAAAATAAATAACAATAACCACTGTTATTTACTATTATCTAAATTATTTAAAAGAGTATATCACGTAAAGTCTCTGAAGTAAAATTATTTTTTACTTGCAGATTATCCAAATTTGTTATATAAATAAATATGAGATAAAAAAATTTTCTGCATATAGTGATATAAATACGCTGGCCGTACATTAACCAGCTATGATGTTACATCCTAATCGGAGACCCAAGGAAAGAGCTCGAGCTGTATAAGAGATAGTTTCAATAGCAACTAATAAAGGTACTAAAGCTAAAGGAGTACCAGAGGGTATAAATAAACTAAAAAATTTTAATTTATGAATTTTAAAACCAATAATAGTAACTCCTATAAAAACACTAATACTTAAAGAAAGTGTTAACACGCATTAAAACAAATAAATTATTAACCTTTAAATCGAAAAAAATATTTTAATCCTGTTTAATTTTAATGGGTTTTAATTTTTTAGCTCCAATCGCTTTGCAATTTAGCTTTAGCCGTGCAAAGCACAGCGAAAATGCAGAACCCTAATTAAAAAGGAAAGCTGTGCGGAGCTAGGCTTAGCCCGGCTTCGCCAGCTTGATTTTTAACTTATTTGATTTTTAGATCATATCTTAAAAATACAATCATCTATAATGATTTTTTTTGAATTTTTTTTTGCATATGATCATTGAGGTAATAAATTAAATTACCTGCTGATTATAATTCAGTTTAATAAAAATTTCAGCATTTAACAAAATTTGCAAAAAAAATACTATGTGTATCTTTCTATCCCATGTATATATTCTTTAATTTTTTTTTAAGATCTTTAATATATTTAATCCTATTTATAAAACTGAAAGGGCAAGGGTGATTAAACGCAGCCAAAGGGTAAAAAATATTCTGATAAGTTGTCGTGCCTAAGTTAATAAATAAGGGGCGGGGTAAATAAAAAAAAAGGGAGGGGGGTGAAAAATGGGGAGAGGATGAGGGGGGAGAGGGGACTCGCAGAGCCCCGGGAAAAAATGAGGGAGGGAGGGGAATTAAATAATTGAAGGAGAGAATAAATACAAATTGGGGAGGAGCTAAGTTACTCAGTAGACGGTATTTCTACTAATGATAAAATATACTCTTCCCTAAAAATTGCATTAGATCGAGCATATTTCATTATAGTGTTCTTACCACAAGTGAAATGCTTGGCTGCCGCTCTTGATGAAGGAAAAGTTAAGGAAGATTGGTCCTTCAATGAAAGAACGAAAATGGGAGTACCTTTGGCTTCGCTCATCTTTTTCCGTGTTTCATCAGAAGGGCTAATTCCAGATCGTGCGATGCTCATTTTTTGACGAGCTTCATCTGAATGAGTTCGACCATACATAGGGTGATTAGTTCCCGACATAGCGTCACTCATTTTTCGACGTGTGAGCCGAGGCCACGAGGCTCACAGGCTCGCCTCGTATCGTCCGAATGAGTGCAACCAAAAAAATGATTTCTACTCCCCTTTTTTAACTCGCTCATCTTAGAACGAGTCTCATCAGAAGGTTTGAAACCGGTTCGAGCCTTGCTCATATTTTGACGAGTTTCTTCAGAATGCTTAGCCCCTAATCTAGAATTGGCCAGAGGATTAAGATTATACTCTGGTTGTAATGTATCTAAATAAAATTGCTCCCTTTCAATACAATCCCCCTTGTCACAAAACTCGAGGATTTCAATTGAAAATTTATCAAGACCATATTTTTTCATTGCATACTGAAGAAGCGGATTTGAACCATATAACCGAATAACATCTTTAAAGACATTTGGGGAAGTAGAATAATAACAATTGTAATGTTGAGCTAATCGTATACTAAAGTTAACAGAAGAGCCGACATAAGATTTTCCATTGACGTTGTTAACCCAACGATATATCCCTGATTCCCCTTTTAGATCTTTGAATATTTGCTCTTTCATAGATTCAGCATTCGAATAAGACTTAACTGGAAAAATATCGTTATTGTCGGCGGCAGAATTATTGGAATAAGGTTGTAGAATTAAAGACAATGTTAATACGCATTTAAATATAATATAAAAAACAGATAATTCCTTAAAAGATATCTGCTTTTATTATTTTTAGATTAGATCATATCTTAATCACCCCTTAAGAGTGATTTTTGCATATGATCGTTGGGGTCATAAAGATCTTTTTAGAACCTGCTGATTTTTGTAAATTTCAGCATTTAGCAAATTAAAAAAAAAATACCCATAATTAGGATATATTTTTATCCCGTATAACTTTTTAGTCAAAATGAGATCAATTATTCATTAAATAACCTTCTTCGGAGGTGATCAAATAATATTTATTCCTCCCATCCTTAGAGTACCTAAATAAACATATTTTGCGATTATCCGTTAATCTGCTCCTAATTTCTTAGCAACTTGATAAATAAAAGGATAAGAAGCAATAAAAGACTAACGGTTGTAGTTATTATAAACATATTAATTCTACTAATACTGTTAACTAAGAAAATTAGATTCTCGGGGTCCAGGGCTTGTGTTCCTAATTAATTGGCAAAAATCATGTTAGATTACTAACCCCCTACAGGGGTGAATTAGAATGAGTAAAAAAAAAATTAAATAAAATATTAAGATGAATTAAATGAATCCAAAGGAGAGGCTAATTCTACAAGTGATAAAATATACTGATTCCTAAAGACGTTACCAGAACGAGCATAATGAAGAACTGTTTTAGAGTTACAATCAAAGTACTTCCCAGCTTCTATTGAAGAAGGAAAAGTTTCAAGTAATTGATGATCTTCTGAAAGGAGCGTCGTGCCTAAGATCCTTTCGGCTCTTTGAAGAGAATATAAATAAATTGTTATCCCTTTATTTCCAGATTATTTTAGCTCCACTGGAGTGAGGAGTTTAAAATCTGGTGTCAAAGATAAAATCGACATATATATGTATATATATATGTTAAAAGCACATACATAGTATGTGTTTTCGATTGATCCTTAAAAATTTGACCTGAACGAGTATATTTCATTACATGAGCATGTGAACAATTAAAATATCTTCCCGCGGCTTGTGAAGAAACAAATTCAAAAAGAAATTCCTTATCCAAAGAAAAAACAAAAATAGTAAAACCTCTAGCTTTACTCATTTTCGTCTTTATTTCTTCAGAATGAACATAACCTATGAGTTTGTTCCTAATAGATTCCCTTGCCTCATTAGAATGAGTTTGACCGAAAAAATGATTTTTTGAACCCATTTTAGATTCACTCATTAATTTTTTAGAAAACTCGGAATGAGTTTGACCAAAAAAATTATTTTTTAAACCTAGTTTAGCCTTACTCAATTTTTCTCTAGTTTCAGGAGTTAATTTAACTCCCAATCGTGATGCAGCTATTTTTTCACGAGATTCATCAGAATGCTTGGTTCCTAATCGTGAACCGGCTGTAGGATTAATATTATATTCTGGCTGAAAAAGGTCCATATAAAATTGTTCCCTATCTATACAACTATTCTTATCACAGTATTCAAGAATATGTAAACTAAAATTCGAATAACCATACTTGAGTAAAGCTTTATTAATTGACATTTGATTATTAGTCAAATGAACTATAGAGTAATATTGACGTAATCGTCTACTTAAATTAACAGCGGAACCTATGTAAGATTTACCGTTCACCTCATTCAGCTACCGCTGAATTCTTGATTGACTTTTATTATCTTTAAGGACCTCAAGTTTCATAGTGTCAGCATTCTCATAAGATTTAATAGGAGGGATATTATTATTAGAAGAATTAGAAGAATAATCTCTCAAATGAATTAAAGTAAATAAATAATAGAAAAGGGTTACTCAATAAAATGAGGGGGGAATTATCTAGTGGAAACATACTGAGTATGTGAATAAATTAGAAAAATTGTAATACAATAAGATTAATTATTCCTTAGCAGGTGTGATCGGGTTAGTTGAAGTTAAATAATATTTCTTCCTATACAAATTATCTGAATTAATATACTTCGTAATAGTTCGTTTATCGGCCCCTAACCCCTTAGCAGTTTGAGTTATAGAACGGTAAGTAGCAATTAAAGTTATTTTATCTTCTGACCAGACATAAATTGGATAAGCTCCTTTAGTAGTAGCTATTTTATCCTTAGTTTCTTGAGTATAAGTTTTACCAAAACTATGATGATCTGAACCTATTATTCCAAACATAGGGTTTAGTTCCCCCCTTTTAGTAGTAGCTATTTTCTCTCTAGTCTCAGCTGAAACTGGTTTACCAAAACTATGATGATCTGAACCTGTGATTCCAAACATAGGATTATTTTTACCGCTCATTCTTTTACTAATTTTCTGTTTAGTTTCATCAGAGTGTCTAAAACCTAATAAAGAATCTGCCGTTTTAAGAATATTGAATTCAGGATTTAAAAAATCAAGATAATATTGTTCCCTTTTTAATAATTCATCCACCTTACACGAAATTTATTTTTAATAAATTTTAAATTTTTGTATATACAAAAATTCTATTCAAGAATTTCTAAGCTAAATGCTGAATAACCATGTTTTAATAAAGCCTTATAAATAATCATATTATCCTTTATTAATTGAGATAACTGATAATATTTACTTAATCTTCTACTCAAATCAATCGCACTACCTATATATGATCTCCCTGTTTTTAAATGTACCCATCTATATATCCCTGTTCTCCCCTTATTGTCTTTAAGAATATCTAATTTCATTGTATCAGTATTTTCATAATATTTAATAGGAGAAACAATATTATTGCTGGGATCCGAAGAAGAATTAACAGAATAACTTCTTAAAAAAAAACAAAATTGTTAAAGTGAGATGTGAAGTAGGCGTAAAAGAATACGGTACCATTCCAATAAGATTATTAAATAAAATAAAAATAAATAGTGTAAAAATAATAGGTAAGTATCTTTCATTAGAAACTCCTATTTGATTCTTAACCATTCCTAGAATCGTAGCATATATTGATTCTGATAAAATTGAACCATAACTATGTAATAAACAACTTCGTTGCTTTTCACTAGTAATCCAAATACTTATACAACAGCTTAAAACTGTTATTATTATAATATATAAACCAAGATTTGTTAAAACAAATCGATAACCTAATAATGAAGTTGAAATAGAAAATAAATCTAAAATTTCAAATTGTTCTAAAGGATTTTTTATTATAATTATTTGCATAAAAAATTTTTATTATTTATCTTTTTCTAAAAAAATATATATTTTTTATATAAATATTTTTTTTTATTAAATTAATTATAAATTTATATTGTTATTAAATTAAATTAAATTTAAATTATTAATAAATTAAAATAATAATTAAAAGTGATATAAACATCATCTAATTAGAATATAATATAGTGTATTTTTCTTAATTATATGTAAAAGTAAAGTAAAGTTTTTTTTTATTTTTATATAACTTTAAATAAGTTATGTATTAATAAAAATTTTAAATTGATTTAGTCTGTATAAATAAAGTATGTTTAGTATTGCATTTTAGTTTACCTCCATCTGTAGGTGTTGTAAAATATTACTATATTTATAACACTGCTTCGCAGTGTGACATCTTTTGAATGTCCATATCAATAATTTGTTTTAGATAATCTTGTAGTTCTCTTTTTAATTGACTTCTCGCCGTAGGCGTTTAGTTCTATTTTAGATAATTAATTTTTTTTTTTTATAAGGATTGTAATATAACTTCATATTTTTAAAATTTATTTTTATTATTATATTTATTATAGGTAATTATAGATACATATTATAAGTTACGACTCATAAAATGAGTTATTTAAGGTAACACGACCTTAGGTCGTCATAATAGCTTAAAAAAGTAATTTATTAATTTTCTTAAAAGTTATATTTTTTTTTTATCAATATATTATGTTTAGTTTTTCGTTTCCCTAAATGTTAATTAATTGCTATATGTATTTACAATAAATGTATAAGTTTATTTAACCTAAAAATATTGAAAAAGAACAACGGTACATTGTGTGATGCATATATAAAATAAAAAAAATAATTTATTTTTTGTATTTTTTTATTTTAATAATTAATTACAAAAAAATAATAAATAATTACTCTAAAAATAAATTAGAAAAATGGAAATTAATTTTAATATTAAAAAAAAATTTTGATTATTAAAAAAAAAAAAAGAGAAAAGAATTAATTAAATAGAAAATATATAAAAAAAAAGAAAAATTAAATATAAATACTAAAAAAAAAATATTAATAAATTTTTTAATATTTATATTATATAATTAAATTTTTTTTTTCTAAAATCTTTTTTTATTTTTAAAATTTAATTAATAGGTAATTTTATTTCCTAATATGATGTTAAATAATTTTTTTATTAAATATAAAATTATTTTTATAGTATTAAATTTTATGTAAAAGAGCTTTATATTATTTATTATATTAAAATCATTAAAAAGAATAAGTTTTAATAAAAAAAAATTTTTATTTAAAGTTAAATTTATAAATAAACATTAATTTATGATCAATAATTTTTTCTTTATCACAATATTATAAAATTAAAATTTTTTTAAATCGAAAAACACATATACATGTGTCTTTTAAAAAACGCACGTGTGCGTGTTTAGATTTTTTTATAGTTAAGTAAAATAAAAAAAATGAGTCTATGACTCAGATTTTTAGATCATTTCATGACCTTTGGTCCTGTAGGGCCATTCAGGCCTTACAGCCCCGAATCGAATGGGAATGAAATCCCCCCACCTACGGTGTAAAGGGAATAAAAAATTAATATTAATTCTTAACTAACTTTCTAAGGAAGTTAATGTTAAAACTAATATAAAATTCACTCATAAAATGAGTTGTTTTAATAATAAATAAACATCGATAGATGTTGATCTTACCTTTATTTTTTTTTTTTTTGATATAAATAATAATTTTTTCTTATTTATTTTTTTTAAAATTTTGTTATATGTAAAAAATAATAATAATATTTTTCATAATAAATAAATAATAATAAACTGAAGATGTTGAAAGAATCTGAAGTTTCTTTAGCATAATAAAAATAATTATAATTTAAATAATAACTTACTACGTAAGTCTTTTTAATAGTAAAATTATAAAAAAAGAACAATGATAGTTATTTTTAAAGGAAAATTAAAAAAAGGGGGGGGGAAATTAATTTGAAGAATGTTTTGGTAAAGAATCAAAACAATGGAAAGTATAAAATTAAAAAAATTAAAAAATTAAAAGATTAAAGGTTCAAAAGATATGGTCCATTTATCCCTAAAAAGTTTACCAGTAGTGACACATTTATTAATATATTTATTTGAACAATTATAGATTTTCATCATTTCACTAATAGAATTATAAGTATAAATTAAAGAAATTCCTTCGTAAACATAAACTTTTTTATATCTAGGGGAATCTATAGATTTTGGCTCTTTTGAAATTATAGAATTGATATTATTAATAGAAAGTTCCGAAAATGAAAGAATATATTGATTTCGAAAAACGTGTTGATTTTTACAATAATTATTTATAGTACGACGATCGGATTTTAAAAAATCCGCTACAGCATGAATAGAAATAAAAATATCAATAATTTTTTTAGTACTAATATCGTATAACCAAACTCTTTTCCCAAAATCCTCTTTCATTTTTAAAACTTGGTTAGCAGGTAATTTGGTTTCCCAACGTGGTGATAAGGGACCTTTTTTACCATACATGGGATTACCTTCACCGGTTCGAACTTGACTTAAAAGAGCTTTATGCTCTTCAGTATGTTTATACCCTTTAAAAGTACAAGTCCCAGCTTCAGTAAGAAAACGTAAACGTCGTTTACGTGAATCTAAATAATATTGTTCTCTTTCTATTATTTTATCATTATCACAGTATTCCAAAATTTCAAGATTGAAATTTTCTAAACCATATTTTCTTATAGCTAAGTAAAATAAAGAAATAGATTTATAATTTTTACTTTTAGATCATTTCATGGCCTTTGGTAATGAAATCCCCAAAGGGAATGAAAAATGAGTAGTAATTCTTCGCCATAAATCAATACTAGAACCAATATAAAATTTATCAGAATCAGTTTTAAGAACAAACTTATAAATACCAGTTTTACCTTTATTCTCTTTTGATATTAATTTTTTGTTTTCTAATAAATTAGAATAAATTTTCACAGGAATGATAGGTTTAAAAGAATCAGAAGAAAAGAAATGTCTAAAAGAATAATTTAAATTAGAACCTAAATTAATAGCTTTAGGTAAGCATAAAGTTAATAAATTTTTCATTATTTTTATTTTGTGTGTAAAAAAATTTTTTTATTCGCATGTGCCCCTGCGAAAGAGAGGGATTTTTACGTTCGTTAAACCCTTGGAAGACTCCATTCTTTTCACTCGGAAGTTGGTCTGCTTCCCAACTAGCTGGATGCTACTGCACCTTCGGTCTTGGCTAGGCTGGCTAATTTCTGTTTTACGCACTAGTGGATGCATTTCAGCCCACAACAGTACATGCTATTACTAACATGATTGATATTCTTTCCCGGACCCGTGAATACTCATCACGGTTTGACGTGTTCGGAGTGTTTTATCAGGCATTGTCCCTGGATCTCTCCCATATCTCCGACTTTCATCCGACACTCTTCCTACTAATCCCATCTCGGAATAGATGGAAATCCGGTTCCAATTATTTTACCTCTTAGATGTCGAACTACTTTAATATAGTTAAGAGGCTCATAGGTAACCCTATGCTGAACGTTTGAGTTTAGGCTTTACTGCCTATTAATTTATAATTTAAAAAAACTTTTAAATAAAGCCCTATAGAGCTTTCTAGTGCTACCTTTGACCGAGATCTCATAGAGATCTGGGCTCACTTTCTTGAAAGAAACATCGTAGATGTTGGCATAATCAGAGCCAATCTTTGCCGGTTGTATTCCCAGCCTGCTTTTCTCTCCACTCGTTTTGTTAAAGCAGGAAGGATATTTTTAATGGAGAGAATTAATGAGGATAATAAGAAAAATAAAAAAATTTCGAAGGTCGGGGGGGAATTAAGTGGTGGGGGGGGAAATTAATTTGAAGAATGTTTTGGTAAAGAATCAAAACAATGAAATGCAGGAGGACTAGATAAAGACCATTCAAGTGATGTAGTAGTTTCAGTTAAACCAGCCCCTTTAGTGCTTGAAAAAAATGAAGGAATATACCAATAATCATTTGAAACTTTATCTGGTTCTTGGCTAAGTTGATCAAAAAGAATATATAAGAAAATAACAGTAGCAATAATTGAAATCATTGAACCAAAGCTAGCTACTAAATTCCACGATGTGAAAGCATCTGGATAATCAGGAATTCGTCTTGGCCTTAATCATAAAAAAAATGATTAAGGACTTTGTCTTAAATTAGAGAATAATAACTCTAACTTTTCTTCATAAAGTCTCTTAGGAAAATTAATTATATTCCTACAAATTCTAAACGAGTTTTTGTATATCGAATTTTTCGAATTCATCGAATTTTTTTTTTTTTTAAAATTTAAATCATTTACTACGTAAATTATTCGTTTAATATGAATTTAAATTTGAATTTAATTCAAATTCGTTTAATAAAAATTTAAATTTTGTTTACACAAAATTCGATACAAAATTCGAATCATTTTTGTATATAAAAGAAAAAAATTAAATACAGCTTATGCAGTACATGAACTAAAAGAATTCCTGCAAGCAAAAAAAAAAAGAAATTAAATTTTATTTTTAACCAACCATCTATTTTTAAATAATATATCTTTATCCCTATATTTAACTATACTACTTTTAGAAGATTGTAAAAATAAAGCAGCTTCTTTAACGGTACCAAAAGTATAAGTAGAATCTGTTAAAGTATCAATAATAATAGTAGATTTAGCTTTTGGGTTATTACTACCAGATTTATCTTTATACATTTGTGCAATAAATTCAGAAGATTTATCCTTACCGAACATAGGATTATTTTCACCTTTACGACTTTCACTTAAAAATTGTTTAGTCGCAGGTGAATGCTTAAATCCTAAAGAAGAATGAGTAAATTTAAGAATATTGTATTCAGGATCATATAAATTAATATAAAATTGCTCTCTAGCTAAATATTGTTCTTTGGTAATAGAATTTTCACAAATTTCTAAAATAACAAGACTAAAATGATTATGACAACAAGCATATTTTAATATGGCATTACAAATAGGATAATTAAATAAAGTAAGATAAGAAGGTTGAAAATTAGATCTCAACCTTTTACTGAGGTTAAATCCACTACCTATATATTTTTTTCCATTCCCTTTGGGGATTCCATTACCAAAGGCCATGGAATGAATATAACTCATGCAATGAGTCGATACCAACAACATCCTTAAATTCACTATATATTTCAATACGGGATTCAGAAGTATCATAAAAAAGAATTTTATTTTTAATAAAATTTAAATTTTTTTTCATAAAAAAAAAATTCTTTTTACAGGTTTAGATAAAAATTTAAAAGAATCAATAGGAACTACAATCTCTTTTTTTTTATATCGAACACACACATGTGTGTTATATATATATATTTAAATTTTATACATATATAAAATTCGATAAAAAAAAAGACTTTATAGGTGAAATAATAGAAACAGGTGAATATGATTTTTTTTCTTCTTTAGCAATTTTAATTAATAAATCATCTTCACTGTCATTAGATTCTACCGATTTATTTAAAATAGAAAAAATAAAAAATTGTCTTTTACAATTATATATATTATTAGGCCAAATTTTAAATTTGGAATTAGATTTTAAAAATGAAAAAATAATAATCATATTTAAATTATTAAATTCATAAAATAATAAAAAAAAAATATCAAAAAAATATAATATTAAAATAAAAAAAAAAGTTAAAATAAACTTAAGATTTAAACATATTTGTAGATTTGATAAAAAAATAATACTTTTTAACAGCTTAGTGGCGAACATATTAAAATTATCGCGTATCTTTCTCCTAATTCGAATTTAATATTATATATTAAATTTAAAATATAATAAATTATATTTCGACTGATTAAATGAAAATTATATAATTTTCTAAATGTATTTTAATTTTTAAATTTAAAAATTTTTTTTTTATTCCCTACGGGGACTTCATGTCCTCGTAGGCCACGAAGTGATTATTTTTAAAATTTTTTATTACCTATTAAAAAAATAATAAAAATATATATTTTTATAAATATTTAATTATATTTAATTAATTTTTTTTATTGGATTATATATTTTTAATAAATTTATGAAATATTAATTTCTTATGTATAATCTCTAAGGAATTTATATTATAAAATTAAATTTAATTTCCTGTGAATTAACTAACTTCGTTAGTCTTTTTCACATATAATAAGATTTTATTTAGGCCTTAAAAATAAAGACCCAAAAAATGCATTGGAACACTCTCGATATCAAAATTAAATAAAAAAAAAACAAATAAAGATAACTTGGCAGAATTTTGTTCATTAGAAGAAATTTTACGTAAAATCCATTTCTCCCTAAAAACTAAATTTTGACTTAAAGATTGGCTAATGGTAGATTGAGCAGCTTTTAATTCTTTCGCGGCTGACGCGGAGCGACGCGAACCTTGCGGCTGCAAGGCTCGCAGGCTCGCCTTGCGTGCGATGCTCCGCAGGCGAAGCCTCGCGTTGCTTCAGGCGCCCGATGCATTGCCGCGGCCTCCCGAATAGACTTAAATTCACAAATTACTTGATTAGAAGATATCTCGATTCCTTCCGGGCTCTTCAGGGCTCGGAAGCCCCGAAGAGGAATTGAATACAGTAACCTTTAACTCGTGCTTTAGAATGAATAGACATAGGGTTAATATAAGTTTTAAGATTAGAAGGAGTTAAAGGAATAAAAGATAAAGCTAAATGTTCTTTAACTAATATTTGAACTCGCGTGCGAGTTTATAAAGTAGCCCATTTAATTGATAAAGACTCACTAACTTTGTTAGTTGCTGAGGAAAAATAATAAACAAGCTCACCTGAAATAACATTATAAGCTAAAACTGGTTTTCCACTAGCTTCATTGTTATCAGAAAAAGATGAAAGATTAAGATTTTTTACTAAAGTATATGTAGATTGAACTTGTTTAAGATCTTCTAACATCTCATTAAATCGGAAGTTCATAGGATGACCAGGAGCAAATAAAGTAATTAATTGATTCGCGGCCAATGCAAAGCATTGGGCGCCTGACGCGGTGCTGCGCACGCGCTGCTCCGCCAGGCGAAGCCGCGCGAGCTTCAGCCGCGAATAAAATGGCAATAGATAAGTCTGCAGTAGCAAATTGAGTAAGAACCGAAATAGTTCTAGTAGCATTTAAAGTAGGTTTAAATAAATAAATAGATAATTGTTCATAAAGTCTTAGTTCTATTGGATGACAAAGTTGTAAAATTATAACAGACCAATCAGAACCTCCTTTATTAGTCAAAATTTTAGTGAAAGGATTATTAGGCTTTTTAGAACCTGAGATAATATCCCAATATTCTTCAAGTCTTCTACCTAAATTAATGGAACTACCAATATAAAATAAGGACGGATTTGAATGATTAATAAAATAGTAAATTCCTGAATTTCCATAAAAATGATTAATAATCTTTCTATGAGCGCCTCTTTTTTTTTTATAAAAAAAAAAGACAGCTATTAAAACAAAAAAAATCATTAGATGATTGAATTATATCGTCTTTATTTAAATTATTTTTACTAATGAATCCGACCATAAAATAAATTGAATATTCTAAACATGAAAACGAGGACGCGCTCTGCGCGTTCAAGACTAATAATGCACTTTCTAAATTTTATACTTTTTTTTAAGAAATTAAATCGAACACACATCTTAGATGTGTTTTTAAAAACATATATATCGAAATAAATATGTATATTTATTTTAAATTTTGTTTACACAAAATTCGATGTTTTCGATTAAATAAAATTGTAAATCAAATTTATATATAAACTCAGATTCTGATCGAATCTTATATAAATTTTCAAAAAAAACAAATTAATTAAAGAGTAGATCATATCTTTTAAGTTTTTAAAAGAAACTTTTTTATGTATGATCATTTGGGTAAACAACTATATTATTGACCTATTGATTGAATTTATACTTAATTTTTTAAATTTTAAGTAATTTTTTCCAATATATAATAAAATTTTTCTAACAACTTTTTAGTTATTTGTTCCCTCCTTATAGAGAAAGTAAGATTAACCCCGATAAACATAGTCCAGAAATGAATATGTCCTAATAACTCATTATAAGTTTTACCTAAAATTTTAGGGCTCCAATAATAATATGCTGCAAATAAAGCAAATACTGCACCCATAGATAAAACATAATGCTCTGTCTTAGTAATATGAGTAACATCCTAAAACAGAAGATCATATCTTCAAGTTCTTAACATCCAGCATAGTTGAGAACTTCTTTGCATGTGATCATTGAAGTATTTTGAAAACCCTTTAGATATTTTAATACTTGCTTATCTTTCAATATAAAATAAACTGAATTGAACTACTTCGAAAGAGTTTAAATAAATGAAATTCTTAGCATATAGCAAAGTTTGCAAAACAATCTCACGATTATATGTTTCCAAAAATCGAAAATGAGCAACAACATAATAAGTCAATAAACATAACGAAGTTATGTAATTCTATAAAGAAATAAATAAAAAATATTATTATAAATTCAATTTGTAATAAAAGCTAAAATGCATATGAGGTAAAACAAGATTTTTTAAATCATTAAGACTATTTCTTTTAATGATTATTCTAGGTTTACCTTGATGAAAAAATAAAGAACAATCTAAATTATATCGAACTATAAGAACATTAATTAATTGTACAACTTCAATTATAGAATAAGAATCAGTAGCAAAAGCTACACCTCCATTCCTAAAATAACCATCACCGCAAATCCAATGAGCTAAAGCAATAGGAGTAAGTAAATCATAAAGACTAACCGGCACAGGTTCTGTGCCGTTAGTGATAAATTGATCATAAAGATTAATAAAACAAGGTAAAGCCCTTGTTTCAAATTGAAGAGCAGGATAAACTATTCCTTTAGTTTTTTTATTAACTAAACAAGGAATTGAGTGACAGTAAGGAGCTAGAAGAGAAAAAACAAATAAAAGATATTGAGCCTTCTTAATAGATTGACAAAATCCTATTTTAGGACTCCAATGAGGTTTTATTCGAATAAACCAAGCATCAGAAAGTAAAAGACCAACAAGAACACTTATAGCATTAGGTGATAATATTATTATTGCTTGTACTATTTTATGTAATTGTCCAGCTCCAACTAATGAACCTAAATTAGACCCCCATACAACTAAATCTGTACAATTCGTTGTAGGGTATCTATTAGAAAGACGTTTATATATACTTTTTGAAGCCAGTTTCTCAACTAAGACAGCTGGAGGTATTGATGCTACAGCATAACAAGTCAAATTATATGGACTGCCTTTTAAATAATTTAAATGATTTATAAAAATATTTTTTTACGTTCAGTCTCTAAAGAAAAATTATTATTTTTCTTGTTGATGTAATTTATAAGCACATTTTGACGAATGTGCGAATAATAATATTTCCAACATATAATAAAATTTAAACATGACACTTATAAGATGCTGAGTATCATGTAAACTTACATCTAAGCTAGCATTAGCAAGAACAACTCCTGTTACAAAAAAGAAAAGTATAAAGAAAAACATATTCTTATTTAAGAACCCTATGAGAAGAAAACAAATAATTATTATAAACCTTGCCCGAATCTAAGTACAATTTAATAGTATCATGAGAAATATTTAAAGCTTTTTGAGCTTCCAAAATTCCATCAAATTTAAATAAAAACTCATTTTTACTATTAAATACAAAAATAGCTTTAAGAATATGACTATTAATTTGAATATCCTTAATCATGTTCATATATTCCAATGAATTTAGCGCCACTATCAGTGGCTGATCATTGGAAGAGAAAGGTGATTTAAGAATATACCAACCACCCCTAAATAATAAACCATTTTGAGTAAATTTATTTAAAGTTGTAAAACTAGCCTTTACTTGACCAGATAAAAATCTCAAAGATGGAAAAATAAAAAGTAATTGTCTAAAAGAATCATAAACATAAATTAAACTAGAAGACTTAGTTAATGAAATTTGAAGCTTAGAAGCTTCTGAATGAACTTTATTAAAAAAAGGATTTTTTTCACCCTTTAAAGATTCAGAAATTTTAGCTTTTGTTTCATCACTATGAGTTCGTAGTGTAGCTAATTTACTTAGAACACACGGAGTGTGTCATGAATGCTTAAAACCTGAAGAATCGTAAGCTTGTGTTAAAACATTATAATAAGGTTCTAATTTAGAAATCCAAAAAGTCTCACGACTTTTTAAATCATTAATAGAACAATATTCAATAATTAAAAATGCAAAATTAGAATGACCATATTTTAAAAAAGCTCTACAAATAAGTTGATTCTTATTAGCATGAGTAAGTAAATATGATTGATTTAAATAATTATTAATTCTACTATATATATTACGAGAACTTCCTACATAAAATGACCCAGTAATATGATTAAAAAAAAGATAAACACCAGATATTCCTTCTTTAAGACCTCTGCTAGTCAGAGGTCGCTTTTCGTAAAAATTAGAGTATATTTTTACGAAATTCATAGATTCAGTAAATGCGCTAAAAGGAATACTCATAAAATAAAAACCTATATCGTAATTATTAATTGTTACATTAAAAAGAAAAAATCTAAAGTAAAGACATATCACTGCTGTGGCAGTTCCTAAGGTTCTGAAGAATATAACTTATTTAAAGTCCATAAGATTGAATTTCTAAATTTTTTATGCTTTAAATATTTTTTCTTTTTTGGACTATATCTTTAATTTTATTATTCACGTATAGTCTCTAAGGTTCTAAATTATTGATAACCTGCTAATAATTAATTAAAAAAAACTAATAAAAACCTTAAGGTAAAAAACTTACATAAAAAATTTGTAAGTAAAAATAATTAAATTTCTAGCATATAGTGATTAACTAGAAACACTTTTAGTGCTCATGGTCTAACAGATAATTAAACCACCAATAGTAAATAAAAATAAAAACCCAAAAGCAAAAATCATTGGAGTACTAAATGTGATTGAACCTCCAAAAATAGTAGCTAACCAACTGAAAATTTTAATTCCTGTAGGACATTTATTAAGAAGAAGAAGAATTAGGATCATTCTGAATCTGTTGTAATTGTTTGGTAAGAGATTCAAAATGAGAACGAATTTGTTCAAAAGAGTGTAATGATCCTTTTGTGGAACTCCACTGTATAGAAGATTGAACAAATTGTTTCCAAATTAAAAACTCTTTATGCTTACTAGATTGAAGTGGAAAATTATCAAATAAAAAAATAACTTGTAAAACAGAATCTCGGTTAACAGCATTAACATCTACACGCTTACCATTTTGTCGAATATATAAATTAGCATTTAGAAACATGCGGTAGCATGTGAGTTGTAGAATTTGAAGTTCTGTTCGAAATATATATTTTATATATATTTTAAATTTATATACATATAAATTCGATCTCGTGAAAATGAAAATGAAAAAATATGTTTAAATTTATGATAAAAATCATTTTTCCATCCACTAAAATCCACATAAGCTTGAAAAGTACAATATACTGTTAAATATCCTGATATCCATGAACCTTCAAGTTGCTCGACAGTTACATTGAGTTCATATTTGGGTAATGAAATAGGTTGTATATTAGGGAAATATTCTGCTACAGTTTTAGAAACACCTCGACCAATAGCAGCATATATACACAATATTTGCATAAATCCATCTTCAGTTTTATGCGCACCAGAATTAAACAAGGCTACAGCTTGAGCCCACACGGTAAATGTAACTATTTTAGTAGAAAGTAAAGGATAATGATAAAAATGAGGGATAATTACATTTACTAATTCAGAAAGAACTTGAACACGGAATACAGAATTTTTACCATTCCTTTCAGGGACTCCATGTCCTTGAAAGCCACGGAGTGAATTAATACTTTACCCCCGGAGGGACACCAAAAAAAAGTTGAATTCTCTCAAGAATTACTTTATGTTCTTGGGAAATTAGAATCTCAAATGTAGGTCGTATCTCCCATTTCCCATTAGATTTACGTCGAGAAACAATTATACTAAAAGATGCAGAACGATCACAAAATCCTGTGATCCAATTAGGAAAACCCCGTCAGGGGTTTCCTCATAAATTTACGAAATATAGATAGCGAATCTAAGTAATATGATGAGATCCCCTTATATTTGCAAAAAAATATAAAATTTAATTGGCATCCTTCTTAAAGGATGGACTTAATCAACACCATAGGTGGATTACGTAAAGTCTCTGAGATTAATAAAAATAAATAATCTGCTGATTACTCTATAGAGTTATTTCTTAAGTTAATTTCATATAAAGTTTTTTAGCATTTAGTAAATTTTAATAAAGTCAAATTACTTTATCGGCCCCAATATATAAGACCGCAATAATCATTGTGGCAGCAGTAAAATATGCTCTTGTATCGACCAAAATCGAATTATTAAATTCGATTTTGAACTATTCCTTATATATAAAAAAAAATAATAATTTTATTATTGCTTTTTTATAAAATTTTTCATATAGTTTCTAAAGTTTTATATAATAAAACACTAATATTAGTGTTTTATAAATTACTTGTAGGTTATTAAATTTTATTTATTAAAATTCGAATTTTTATTTATTTAATTAAACGAATTTTATTTTTAATAAATTAAAATAATTCCTTCGGAATGATTTATTAAAAATGATAAAAAAGAACTTGCGGAGCAAGTTTAAATTTTTTACTATGTAAAAATTTTAATAAATAAAAAAAAAGTTTAGTTCCTACATATAGAAAAATAATAATCAATAATATTACTATTATTGTCGACGTCAAAAAAAAAATTATTAAAGACCAATTCTATATAACATAGAAGGATGCATATAAGGTAATACTAATTCTTGTAATTTAGATCTACTTTTAGTAAATATATAAATTCTTTTCCCATTACCTTTTCCAGGAGATTTAGGAGTAGAACATTTAAGATTATATTTAGTAGAAAGTTCATTAGCAAGTCTTTGAGTATCTTCAGGATTAAATGCATCAGTACAAATATAAATTCCTCCTGAAGTACCAAATGATCCATCCTGCATTAATAAATGAGCTAAAGCAAGTGGAGTAAAAAGAGTAAGATCAATAGGAATAATTTTTTTTCTATTGACATAAAACATAGACCAAAATTCAGTAAATATAGGTAAAGATTTAGTTTTAAAAATTAATGAAGAATAAATTTTACCAGTTCTTTTATCTAAGTAGTCATATATTTTATAATCACTTAATGTTAATTGATATAATATATTCCAAATCATTAAAAAATAAGGTTCTTGATTTAATGCTTGAGTGAATCCAAATCTTGCATTAACAATCCCTATGGGATTTATTCTAATTTAGCATCTCGATAAATTATAGGGGAAAAAAATAAGAAATATAGAAAAAATATAAAAATTAAGAAAAAAAAATTAAGTATCAATTTTAATTTTATATAACATAGAAGGATGCATATATTGAGTAATAAGAGATCGTAATAAAGGCATTGATAGATCACAAGTGTAACTTGTTTAAGAAGGATTTTTAGTTTTTTTAGTATGAATAGTACATTTAAAACCAAATTTATCCTCAAGAACACGAAGACCTTTTAAAAGAATTTATTAAAAATAAATTTAAATTTTTTTTTTAAAAAAAATTCTAATAATTTCGTCATAAGTAAAACTATCAGTACATAATTCAATTCCTTGAATTACACCATTATTATTAATACATCCCCCATCATCACAAATCCAATATGCTAAAGAACGAGCAGTTAAAAAATTATCAATATTGATAGGTATTTTTTTTTTCTTAGTAATAGAATCATAAAAAATAAAATAAAATTCATTAAAAATAGAACTAGTTCTAGTAAAAAATTGTAAACTATTATATGTTTTTTGAGTTCGTTTATCAAATCTAGAACGAACTTCAGGAGTTTTATAAATATATTCCTTAAAAAGAGAATATAAATGCCATCCATAATCAATATTTTTTCCTCCTTGTTCAAAAAGTAAAAATGTACCACCTTTTGATGAAAATTTTCTTAAACAAAGATCACCTAATAAAAGACCAATAATCATTAAAAAAAAAAAATATATATATTTTTTTTTTTTAATCATGATTCAGAGGAAAGGGGTAATACATTTTTACTTATTGAATTTTTTACCCCTATTAATGAATTATTATTACTAACTAAAGACTCTTGTATTATAGATAAAGTATTAAATTTAGAAAGATAATCTAAATCTAAAGGAGAACTGCTAAAAATCCATTGATATTTAAAAATTTTATCATTATCTAAATAAGAAGAAATAGTATGACGTTCAATTGGAACAATTCTAGCACAACTAGATTTAGTTTTAAAAGGAGAACCTTCTACTAATGAATTAGTATTAACATTATAAACCCAAATTAAATTACAAAGAGCAAAATCATTTATTAAAAAATTAAAAATATTATATTCTAAATTTATATAAAAAAAATATAATAATATTATATAATTTAAAATACTTATATTAAAAAGGGCGAACATAAAATTATCGCGAATCATTCTCCTTATTCGAATTTAATATTATATATTAAATTTAAAATATAATAAATTATATTTCGACTGATTAAATGTTTTTAAAAAACATTCTAAATATTTTTTTATTTTAAATAAAATAAATTTTATTATTATTCCCTACGGGGACTTCATGTCCTCGTAGGCCACGAAGTGATTATTTTTAATTTATAATTTTACCTATTAAAAAAATTTTAATTTAAAAAATTTAAATTTAATAAAAAAAAATATATAATTATTTTAAATATTTTTTTTTGTATTTATATTTTTTATATCTCTCTCCTAATAAACTACCAAATATTATTTCTTTTATTTCCGTTTCAGAATATTTTTTTGAAATATTTAAATTAGTAGATTTAAATATACAAGTAGAAATTAGTATATAATTTAATTCTATGTTATAAAAAAATTGGTCATAGCTTATAAATATAAATTTTAATAACAATTGAATTAATTCAAAATTAAATAAAAAAATAAAATTAATAAATATAATAAAAAAATAATTTACAATTGTTTTATTAAAATTTTTTATATTATTTATGGCGAACATTAAAAAAATTATCGCATATCATTCTCCTTATAATACTGATTAGATATAGATATAAATATCTATATCCATATATATATATATATTTTATTATCTTAATATATATATATTATTATATTTTTTTTTTATTTTATTAACCTATTAAAAAAAATAAAAAAAAAAATTTTTTTTTTATTTAAAATAAATAAATATTTTTATTTTTATAAGGAATTAAAATATAAAGAATTTAATATATTAAAATTTAATAAAAAAAATAGTTAAATTTATTAATAATTAATTTTTTTTTCATCTAGTCCAACAGTATACATGTGATGAAATAAAATAAAAAAACAAATTAAAAAAAATTTTGTTAAATTATAAAATTGAACTAACTCTTATATTTTTATATTTATTATTATTTAAATTTATACTAAAGTATTAATAAAAAATATAAATATTTATACGTGTAGTTTCTAATGATAGATTATTATAAAATCTTTCATGCTGATTATAATATGAATAAAAAACTCTTGTATAAAAGTAATTAATAATATTATTCTTTAAAAATTTTCCAGCATATAGTATAAGAATAAGAACGCTCTATGAGCGTTCGAAGTCCCAATATTAATATTAAAATGTTATTTATATTTATGCTTTTAATTTTTCTTCAATTAATAGTACTTAAATTTAAATTTTTATAATTTTTACTTTTTTAGCCCTCTTCCCACCCTCAAATACTTACCTTAAAGTAAGAAATTTTACTCCTATAAATAAAAAAAAAAGAAAAAAAAATAAGTACTATTAATTTGTAATTGAATGATTATTAACAAGTTTAGCTAAAGATCTAATTTGATCAAATCCTGGTTTACGAAGATGCTCTTTATTTAGCATTTTCGAATAAATTATAGACCAATTTGAAAATGAAATTTTTTTATGAGAGAATTTTATTCTTCAATAAAATTTAAAATTCATACAAGTATGAATTTCTTTCAAAGGAAATTGGGATTGAGAAAAATAAGAAATTATAGAAGGTAAATATTTAAATGAATCTATAGTTAAACGGTAAACCTCATTAGTTGATGCTCTACAAGAAACATGACCAGTTCCTAATAAAGTTGCAATTCATTTCATGGCTTTTAGGCATTGAAATCCCTAAAAGGAATAATAAAATTTCTTTTTCAAATTGTTGATCTAAAATAAACCTAAGAGTTGTTCTAAATCCAACAATCGATGCAGATCGTGAAACAATATTAACATTAAAACATCCCTCAGCATCAGTGAATCCTGATAAATATAAAAAAAAAAAAAAGGGGGGAATTAAGTATATTAAAAAAAAGAAAGATCAAAAAAAAAGTAAAGAAAATAAATGTATAACAAAAAATTACTTCAAAAATCTATTAGAGTTCATTCTAGCCTTAATATTTTGAATTTGTTTTAGACCAGAAGAAGTAAGATGAGTTCTAGAATTAATTAATTTAAACGCGGCTGAAGCCTTGCTTCAGGCGCCCGATGCTTTGCATCGGCCGCGTCATAAAAATCTTGAAAATCTAATAATTTAGAACTTAATAAAGAATATTGTTGAAAAAATGGAATAATATTAATAGATATAGATTTTGAATTACTTACAATATAATCAGTTGCATTTTTTGAATTATATTGTTCAACTTGTCCACAATTAAAAAAATTTATAAAATTTTGTAATAATAATAAATCTTTATTGTGTTGAGTTATACGAAATCTTAATTGAATTCTAAAACCAGAAATGTATAATTTAGATTGAGAAATATTAATACCGAAAGAACTTTCTCCATCACAAAATCCTAAAACCCAAAAAGGATTAAGAGTTGAAATTGGACTTATTATAGGTCTTTCGACATCTTTGATGTGAGGAAAAGCAATTTGTAATGTTTCAGAAAGACCATTATTCATTTTAGATTTTAAACTAATTATATGATTAAAACCTTCTAAAGTCCAATGAGCTCTTTTATCCATTAATTCTATTGCTTCTTTAAATAATTGAAAATCAGCAGATTTTTGAGTTAATAAAGGATAATTAACAAAATGAGGAACTATAACATTAACTATATCCTTAATTGAAGTAACTTGATAAATAGATAAATTACGATTATTTCGAGTATGAATTATTCCTACTTGAAAAAATTGTTTAATTTGATGTAATAAAGCTAAATCCTTATTATGCAATTCAATTTGGAAAGCAGGTTTTGCTTGCCATCCAAATCTATTATTTTTATTTTTAGTATATAGAATAGAAAAACATCCCTCCGCGTCAGTGAAACCAGTTACCCAATTAGGATTTAGTTTATTAAGATTAGAATTTTTAGAATTAATTGTTTCAACTGAGCTACTAAAAAATTTTGAATTATAAATAAAATTTGAACTCATTTTATGAGTGGGATAAAAAAATTGAATATTCTTGAATAAATTGAAATTCAGGGAGAAAAATTTTTTTTTAAAATTTGATAATTTTTATAAAATAATAATTTTTTCTTTTTTCACTGCTCTAAATATTAAATTATTTTATTATTTTATTTTTGTTTATATTACCAAGCTGAATTTAAAGTTAATTTTAAACAATCGTTGTGTAACTGTAGATTCATATTATAAATAGAATTAAAAGATGTAACCCAATTATTAAATTGAATTAATCGTTTAGATAAAATTAAATTACCAGAAAAAAGATATATTAAGGACAAAACATGAGTTTTGTTAGAAACTACATATCGTCCAACACCTTTAGAATCTATAATTACTGAACCAAATCCTAAAGTTTCTTGAATGTGATACAATATAGCAGTTTCTTTTTGAGTAAAAACCAGAAAAAAATATGGCTTGAAATCTTGAATTAGATATTGTCCATGAACCATCTCCTTCTGAAAACCCAACAAACCATTCTAGCCAAGATTGATCAATAAATTTATAATTATTAATAAAAGAAGAAAAATCAAAAGCATTAATATATAAAGCTTTTGAAGAATATTTTGATTTTAAAAGAAGTTTTTTAATCGTTAAATTCATATAAAAAAAAATAAAAAAATAATTTTTAATTACACCATAAAAACAGATCTAAAGATCTGCATAATCATTTTAATATAATTAAAATGAGACCATACAATGAATCCTAAAATACCAATTGATAACATTGCATAACAATTCTGACAATTATATAAGAACACTATTAAGAATCATGAACCCGTTTAGTATTGAGATTAGAGATAATATTCCGAATATCGTCCATTCTAGAATCGATATCACCAGAAGCAATAATATCCATACCTCGTTTGAAATCTAAGAAATCAAGCATTTTAATACTTTCAAGAGGATAATTAAAAAAATGTGGAATAATAATATTACATAAATGATCCTTAGATTGAACAATATAATCACATCGACCTGTAGTAGGTCGATTATAAACAACTCCACAATTAAAAAATTTAATAAAAAGTTCCAATAAGGCAAGATCACGATTATGTTGTGCGATATGAAATCTAATCTAAAATACACTCTATCACTCGCGCAGCGAGTTCCTAAAGAAAACCCTCCATCTCCTGCAACAAAACCTGAGACCCAATAAGGATTAAGATTTTCAGGTAATAAAACAATAGGTCGTTCTACAGGAATTATATCAGGAAAAGCCAATTTAACTGTAGAAGACATTCCTCTGTTAATACTTGCGTAATAAGATAAAATAGAAAGAAATCCAGATTGGTCTAAATGTTGTTTCTTACTCATCATATAAATAACATTAGTCCAAAGTTGAAAATCACTATTTTTTTGTGAAAAAAGAGGGTATGAAGAAAAATGAGGAATAATTACTGTTAAAAGGTCATTAATGGCTGTTACTCTATAAACTGCTAATTTATTTCTAGATGTAACATTCCTGTTGGGCCAATGTGGCTTAACAGCCCCATCGGGACCAACTCCAAAGAAATCCTTTAATCTATAGAGGATCTCAATATCCTTAAGAAGCGAGCTACTCTCGTAGCTCGCGATTACTCGCCATTTTAAATTAGAACGTTTAGATATAATTACACTAAAACATCCCTCAGCATCGCTAAATCCTGACACCCAATAAGGATTAAGTTTTGTTCCAATTAAAGAAGGAGATGAGGATAAATATACTCGTCCAAAAGTTCTTAATAGTGTTATACCTCTAAAAAAAGAGGAATATGATCTTAATAATTGCAATTGAAATAAATAAAAACCAATTCATTTTAGAATTGGGACTATATATTAATTATTAAATAATAGCGCAAGCGAAGGCTCGATCTATAGATCGAGCTTTCTCAAAAAAGACTTACGATTTTAAAAATCAAATTAATAATTTTTCATGTATAGTCTCTAACAAATTTTAAAAATTTGTGCAAATATTAATCGAAGTATGGTTAATCAAATTAAGTTCTTGCATATAATGAAATTAAAAAAATATTTCCAACATAAAAGATGTTTTTAAAAAAATATTTATAGGCCTATGCAATTGACCATACCAAGATAACCAAAAATTGGTTTACCAGAAAAAGTAGATACTACATGGCTAATTATACCAAATCCTGGTATAATTAAAATATATCAAATCCACAATAATTAGTTTTTATGTGGTTGGATTGTATCTTATTTAATTTTTTGATCGTTTCTTATAATATATTATCCAAAAAATTTATAAAAACAAAATTAAAAATGGTGAATTAAAAATGTGTATCCGCCCTAATATCAGTAAGTTACTTATACACTTATAGGAATCAACTATTCGATTGATTTACCTATCCCTCCCCACTTACATTAAAATAAATTTGATCTAGGATCAAATTCAAATAATTCCATAGGAATGATTCTAACCAAAAAGAAAAAAAAAATAAATACTCAACGAAGCTTGTATCAATAAGACTCAAACTACATTATAAAGTGTTGAAAAAAACCGCCTATAGGATGTCAAATAAGAAACCTTAAATCTAAAGAAGATAAATGACAATTTTACTTCTTACGTCGTTGATTCATCCCTACTGAAATTGACCGTAACTGATCGATTCCTTTATTAGTTAGATGGCCCTTGTCTTGAATAATCATATTCGCTTTGACAAGGTCAAGATAATCAAATCGCTTTAATCCATATAAAGGATGTTCAGCAAAAATAGTTAACAAACGAGTAACTTCAGATTGTCTTGATATATTATAAACCCAAAAGTCATTAGTTTTATTATAACTACGACTACATTTAAAATGTGCACCAATAAAATCTAAAGTTTGTTGATTGATTGCAGTTTGAGTCCAAGAAATGTTAAGTTTTACTTGAACACCTGTTTTCATTTTAGGAATAGAAATAAAATTAATAAAAAAAGAACCATCACCTTCTGTAAAACCAGCTAACCAATTGTTATCCATAATAGTTGAAATAGGTTTTAGAATAATAGGATTATCCTTAACCAATTTCTTATTATTAAGACAAGTTAACCAAATAGAAAAAGCATTATATTTTGCCTGTGTACGAAATCGACCATTAAGAAGAGAAGCTAATTTAATTAAACTAGGAATATCTTCAATTATAAAATGACACATATTCTCTTTAGTCTGAATTCGTACTTTACCAAATCCTAAGAATTTATGGATATTATTAATTAAACATAAATTTTTAATACTTTGACTAATATAAAATGAAATAGTACCGTCAATTTCATTAGGGAATGAACCGTCAGCTTCTATAAAACCTACAAACCAATTAAAAAAACTATCAGAAGATAAATTTTTATTAATAGTTTTGAAATGAATTGAATTAAATTCAGTCACTTCATGGCCTTCAGGGACATGAAGTCCCTGAAGGGAATAGAAAAAAAAGATCGATTTATTACTGATTTAAAAAAAAAATGGTGAACTCTTACTAGAAATAAAAGTGATTTTTTACAACTTAGGGCGAACATAAAATAACGATCGCATATCATTCTCCTTATTCGAATTTAATATTATATATTAAATTTAAAATATAATAAATTATATTTCGACTGATTAAAAAACACATATAGATATGTCTAATCTAATGTTATTTACATTTAATAAATTATATTTTATTATTTAATTATAATTTTTTTTTTTATTTTTACCTATTATATTTTTTTTTTATATTTAATATTTTTTTTTTTAATTTATTTTATTTTTTATATAATAGGATAAATTATTTTTAAAAATTTTAAATTAATAATAATTTATTTTTTTTTAATTTATTTTATGCTTTAAACTTTTTTTTCTAAAAAAAAGTAAAAATAATCTTAATATATCTTATAAATTAATTTAAGAAACGATCAAAAAATTAATTTTTACAAACAATCTCTGAAGGTAAATTGTAAAAAAAAACACTTTGTGTTTCCCTTGCTGATTGATCTATTATATTAAATAAAAATTTTCCAGCATATAGTAAAATAATCGAAGCATATATTAATACTTCAGGATGACCGAAGAACCAAAAAAGATGTTGATAAAGAACAGGATCACCACCACCTGCAGCATCATAAAATGATGTATTAAAATTTCTATCAGTTAAAAGCATAGTAATACCCATTAATTTTTAATCAAGCGTAGCTTGATTTTCTAATAATAACATAATTATAATATGAATTTATTAAAAAATTCCGTTACTCACGTGCCGGTTAGGATTTTATCTTTTTTTTTATTTATTTTATATATTTTTATTTTACTTTTCTCTATTATGGCTATGAAGAGAAAGGAGGTGGGGGGAATTCACTTCGTGGCCTACGAGGACATGAAGTCCCCGGAGGGAAGAAGAAGAAGAAGAAAAAGATGAAGGCGAAGCTGATAAAGAAGGATTATCAAGAATTAAAAGAATTTTGAATGAATTTAGATGGTCCCAATTAAATTCAGTCCTATTATTATTCATAGTGCTTTTGATCAATTTAACATGATCAAAAGCTTCTAATGAAAGATGTTGCTTATTAAGTATCATAAAATAAACTTCAGACCAAGCTAAAAAATCCAAATATTTAGAAGAAAATAATGAATAAGTAGAATAATAATTATATGCAATCTGAGCTCCATTAAAATTAACATTCCTAGCAATATAAGAAAGACCTTTTGATCCTCTATCAGAAACTCTACAAGTTGATCCAAAAAAATTAGAAATTAATTCCATAATATTAAAATATTGCTTAATTAATTCTAAATCTACCCTAGATTGAGATCGAAATATATATAATATATATATATTTTAAAATTTATATTAATATAAATTTCGATTAACAGAAATTGAAATTCTTTGATAAGATTTAGCCGTTTCGGGACTGGGTCCAGTCCCGAAACCACCATCACCTTCAGTAAAACCAGCTAACCAACTATTATTATTTAAAGGACTTGTATCAAGTGGCAATTTAGAAATATTACAATCTGATATATTTAAATTAAACCAATCAATTAAATTATGTAAAGCTATTATTTTAGGTGTACGCATACACCCATTAATTAATTTAGTAATAAAGATAAGTCCAGATAAATTATTAATATACCAAATAGCTGCATTTTTAGATTCTTTAATTTGAATTGAACCAAAATTAAAAAATTCTAATAAAGTTTTAGCTAAAGGTAAATCTTTTAAATTAAATATAATTTGAATTGAAGGATAATATTTTTTACCAGATGCAGATCTTTCTTTAACTGGGACTATAATAGTACCATCACTCTCAATAAGTCCAGCCAAATAATTACCTATATAAGATTTAGATTTTATAATAGGTAAAGATAAATATAAAAATGAATTAAAATCATATAACATAAAATCTCTGAAGGAATTAATATAATTCCCTGCTAATATATTTATTAAATAAGAATAAAATCTTATTTCTATATTATAAATTTTAGCTACGTCGTAGCTGCATAATATAAATAAATAATCTAAGCAAATAGTTATATATTCAATAAAAACGTCATAGGCGTTATTAATAAGGCAGTAATGTAAACCACCTGCTAACACTGGAAGTGATAATAATAAAAGAATAGCTGTAATTAAAACAGCCCAGACAAACACTAAAAAAAATTTTAACTAACTCCATTCGGAGTGAGTTTTGTAATTAAGATTTTTTTAGGACTATATTTTAAGAATAATTAATTCTTTTTCTCGTATAGTCTCTTAAGTAAAAAATTCAATTTAAAATTATATTACTTGTAGATTAAATAAAATTCAATAACATTGATATACATAAATGTATTTTATACATTTCATAATTTATTAATTTTTTTCCACATTTAGAGAAAAGATACACTTTAAAAGTGCCCGCTGTTTGTAAAAATTTAAACTTATTTATACCCACTAACCCACCCTCCATAAAAATATTTTTATGTACACACGTATAAAACAGCTTTAAAGGAGCGGTTAAAAAATTGATCTATTAAATTAAGAACTCATATAAAAGAAATAAAAAAAGATTTGTAAAAACTCTTTTGAGTTGAACACATGTACGTTAATTTTAAATTTAAAAATTTTGATATAAATAAAAAGCTCTATAGAGATCTTTGATGAAAAAAAAATTATAAAATAAACAGTAAGGTAAATTCCTAAAAGGAGTGAAGGAGCCCGCTATAAGGGAGAGGGAGAATAGAAATATAGTGTAAACTATTTAGAAAGAATCTCTGATTCTACAGAGATTCCCAGTTTCCAGCTTTGATTAAAGGTTTCCCGTCATATAAACGACCTATAACCGAAGTTCGAGCTACACCTAAGGATTGAGGCACTCTGATACAGTATGAAAAAGTAACTCTGAACCATCAATTTGAATTACTTTAACGATATAAGTTTCACGAATACATTTTCCAGTACCAGAATTCCACGCCCGACCTTCTTCATCCATAACAATTAAAGGGGGTAACTCCAAAATAGGTTGGATCCTCGAATTAGAAATTTTAGATTCAATTCGAGTAGTATTAGTAGTCAATCTAAAATTATTCATTCTATAAGAAATATCTAAAATTAATGACTTACCATCAGATATCAAATGTTTACCTTGGAAGATAAGATGAGTAATAAGTGAGAAATCTTTAAAATCTAAGCCTCAATTTTTTTTATTTATTAAAAAAAATTCTGTTAAAGAATTGAAAAAAGGAATTAAAATATTATAAATAAAGTCAATTTGAAGAATTGTCAATTTATATTTAGCTTTAGTATTACCATGGGCAGGTTCATAATGAAGATTGATTAATTTAGTATTCCTTTTAGGGATTTCAATGCCTAAAAGCCATGAAATGAATTGCTTTAAATATAATTGTCAAGTCGAGAATAAAAAAATTCTTGGATTTTTTCCAATACTGGTAATTGAACAGCCGATAAACTTAAAGTAAAACAAGGGTTTAATTTAGTTCTTAGTAAACAAAATGAACCTTCACCTTCCACAAAACCTAAAAGCCAATAAGGTGTAATTTTAATATGGTTCTTAGGTAAATCAAAATGTGTTCTATTCCTGTCGGGCCTTCAAGGCTTGACAGCCCCTCCAAAGGAGGAATTGTTCATAGAATAAAAATAAAATTTTATTAATAATTAATTGACGTGCTTGAGAGCTCATATCTGGACTAATATTTGAATAAAGCATTAATGCTTCCTTAAAACATTTATAATCCAAAAAGTCCTTCGGACTGTTTAAAGTATATGTATTTAAAATTGGTAGTATAATAGTAATCAAATCTTGAACTTTAGAGATAGAATAATAAGCAGAAGAATTATCTTTAATACTAATTGAACCACAACCTAATCGATTTTTAATATAAGTTAATAAAGGTAAATCATCTCACCATGTAAGGTTTCAAGTGGCTTCTTTAGATCTCAGCACCCTTAATCCGATGAATCTTGGATTCATCTACAGAGGGGTGCACCACCGAGCGGAGTTATAATAGTAGCAGTATGGGGAATAATCACAAATGAACCCCCACCTTTAGTACCTTTGGGGAGGGGGGGTTTGGTTTGGGGGAGGGGTATTCACTTCATGGCCGCCCCTTTATGGGAGGGGTCGAGGACATGAAGTCCCCCCCGTAGGGGGCGGTGAAATAAAAATTATTAAAATGCTTCGGTTTGCAATGCTTAAAGCATTAGGTGTTCCCGAAAAACTAAAAAATGCATGGCGAAGCCCCGCCTAATTTATTTATTTAAAGTTTCATTCAATTTAATAATTTTTTCCCATCCCTCGGGCGTTAAATGGTGCTTAGTATACATAATATTAATTATATCCAACCAAATCAAATAATTAGATAATTTATGACCAATTAACGGATTAATACTAAAATGAGGAGCAATGATGTCTATTAAATGATTTAAACGAGAGATAGAAAAATAAAAAGCTTGATTAGAAGGATATTCCTTAATATGCCCAGTATTGTTAAAAAAAGATTGAATCCGAATTAAGACAGGATAATCTTTTTCATCGAGACCAATTTGATAAAAAGCCCTAATATTTTTAGAGGACGAAGAAATATAAAATGTCCCATCACCTTCAGTAAAGCCGGTGATCCAATTAGGGTGAAGAGGTGAATCAGTAATTTGGTTAACGGGTCTATCAATAGGTATAATGTCAGGGAAAGCATTTAATAAATTATCAGTAAGACCCTTATTTAAAGATGCTCTTATAGAAAGAATATCTCTAAATCCTGATGAAGTTAAATGAGCTTTTAAAGCCATCAACTCTATACATTTTTTCCAAAGTAAAAAATTGATAAATTTTTCACTTTGTAAAGGAAATTTATCAAAATGAGGAATAATAACATTAATTAATTCTTCTAATTTATAAACCTGGAATAATGCATCACTCCTAGAAGAATTAAAATAAATCTTACCTACACCATTAAAAAATTTTTGAATGGTATAAAGCAAAGATAAATCTTTAATATGCAAATGAAGAGAAAAATAAGCTCTTACTCGCCATCCCATTTTAGATTTAGAATCTTTAGAAAAAACAAGATGAAAACTTGATTCCGCATCGCAAAATCCGGTAACAAACCAAGGGTCCAATTTTATAGTATTAGTAGAGTTGCTAAAAAACATTTTAGTGAAATTTAAAAAATTCATGAAAAAAAAATTTGTGATCAGTTGCACTGGCCATTATGATTTATATTTATTGGCCTATAAAATAGATATTAAACTAACGGTCGAGTACCGACCTAAGTTAAATTTTTTTATAAAAAAAATTCTTTTTTGAAAACATTTAATACTTTTAAAGCTTATCCGTTCCATTTAGTAGAACAATCTCCTTGGCCATAGCTAAAAATATCAATAAAAGTTTATAAATATAAATATCACAATCACTGCATTCGCAGTTTAATTAGCAATTCTTATTTTAAAATCAAATCTAGGGAATTTATTCCTAGAATCTAAACCTATAGTAAAATTACCCTCCCCGTCCATGAATCCTACTAACCATTGATGGAATTCTAAATCACTAAGAGAGTTAGTAAAAGTCGGCGAAGCAGTTGAAAAAGAATTGAAAACTTTAAATAAAATAGGCTTAGTTAAAGAATCTTGAATTTTATTTTTAGAGAGACTAAATAAGAAAAAGAAATTAATAAATCTCAATAGAGATTGATTGAGAAAAAAATAAGTTAAAATAAAACAACGGAAGTTTGTGCATTGTAAGCAAAAATCCTAAAAAAGATATTATAGTAATTGAAATAATATTATATAAACCGATTTGTAGTTAGATGATCCCAATTAAAATAAGTTCTTTGATTATTCATTTGCCCTTTAAGAGCAAAAATTTTATCAAAAGAACCAGGAAGCAAATGTTGATTATTTTTTATCATATAAAAGACTTGTTTCCATATTTCGAAATCAAGTCTTTTACTTGACATTAAAGGATGATCCTGAAGATATTGATTAAGAATAAAAAGTTTAGATAACGTAGTAGTTTCGACTACATAAGAAGAATATAATTTTTCTTTACGTAAACGCTGTCGATCTGCTACATTAGGAATGGAAATAAAATTAGCTATTTTAGTCATTATAGACAAATAATTCATTTCCGGATAAGCTGAATTAATTTGAACCCATTCTAATTGAAATCGACAAGAAATTCGTTGTTTAATTTTACAACTTACATCTCGTCGAGTAGTTCTAATATAAAAATTACTATCGCAATCTAAAACACCAGATAACCAACTATTGGAACCAAGAGAACTTTCATCTAATGGTAATTTAATAATAGAATAATTATGTTTTTGATTCAAATAATCAATTAATTTGTATAAAGCTAAAATCTTAGGTGTACGCATATTTCCATTAACTAAATCTAATACTTTCAAAACACCTTCATGATTAGTAATAATAAAAACATATGCATCCGCAGATTTTTTTTTATGAATTGAACCATGGCCAATTACACTTTTTAAAAATTCTGCTAAAGGTAAATCTTTACCTACAAACACAAATTCAAATCTAGGGTAAAGTCTTTTAGATGTTAAGGAAGGAACAATAATAGTTCCATCACCTTCTAAAAGTCCTGCTAAATAACTTCCGAACAACCATAGGTTGTTTCTACTATGATAGAACCTACGTTTTGTATTATTATTCCAAATTACCATATTTTTTAGTAATAATGGTAAACCAATAAGCAAAATTTAAATTAATAAGTATAAAACACTCAAAGAGTGCTACTTAATGTCGTAAACACAACAATAAAAATTTATCGGAAATTTTAATCCGCATTATATAATAATTTTGCTTGTAACGACATTTTTAGAAAATTTTGAACTATTTCTTTATTAACGTTCTAATAAAACGAAAATTATGTATTACGTATAGTCTCTGAGAATTAAATAGAAAATGATATATATATATCATTTTTAAAAACAATGTTTTTTATTGAAAAAAAAATGATGACATCAAGTGGGAATTATTTATTTTCTGCTGATAATTAATTTAAAGATATGTATGTTTTTTTTTACACATCTAGATAAGATCCCACCACCGAAGGTGGTTATAAATTTTATTTTTCAGCATATAGTAATAAAAAAAAACTTAATTAATTAAGTTGATGGGCCTTATTGACCCGGCGCCCGCATATTAACAATAGTTGTAATGAAGTTCATTGCCAAGAATATAATAATAAATAATATTCTAATTAATTAATTTTATACTTAGAAAAAGGAACCATATATGGATCTACAATTTTTCTAAGAGTGTAAAAGGCATACTCCAAAGGGCCAATAGGCGCTTTGCCCTTATTGGGAGAAGGAGAAATATAAATTCTAGGTAATCCAGCAGATGTATGTAAAGTACATTTCAAATTGTACCGAATAATAAGGATATTCATTAATAAAACAACTTCTTGAACAGTGAAAGAATCAGTACACAATAAAAGACCTTTATTTTTTCGTGAACCATCTCCCATAATCCAAAATGCTAATGCAGAAGGATTTAAATAATGAAATAAATCCTCAGAAATAGATTTACGCCCATTTATGATAAATAAATTATATAATGAATAAAAAATAGGATATGTTCTAGTGTCAAAACGTAAACCACAACGTAGTTGTTCCTTTTACTTTAGTTTTATCTAAATAAGGCATAACAGAACAATAATGAGATAATATACAAAATGTTGTCCAAAAAAAAGGAAAATTAATAATAGATTGTTTAAATGCTATTCGTGGATTACCATTTTTACCTGTAATACTTATATTCCCTGAAGGGACGAAGACCCTGAAGGCTCTTCGAAGCATCTCCCAAAATAAGACCTACAAATACACCAATTAAGTAAGAAGGAATATAAGTTATATCTCGTAGATATTTTATTATTTTAGGAAGACCTAATGTTGAACCTAGTGTTCCAGTCTTATCCCATACAACAATATCTGTACAATTTGTAGGTGGGAAAATAGAATTATTAATTTTATTCCATTTTTTAATTATAGGATAAGTAGGGATAAAAGCTGCTAATTCAATAAAAAAATCTTCAGTCAAAAATATAACAAATATATATATTATTATATTTTTGGATTTTTTATTATAAATTTATTCTTAATTTTATTTAACATCAAAGATGTCAAAAATGAAAATAATTAAATTTTATTTTTTCATAAAATCTCTAAGGATCAAATAAAATTTTTATTTATATCACAGCGTAGCTGTTAAATTTAATATATCTAAAAAGACATATCTTATAGGGATATGAATATAAAATAAAATATGAACCTGCTAATAATAATAATTTATTAAAAATTTAAATTATAACTCCAAAGAAGTACTTTGATAATATAGTTTAAATTAAATATTTAAGAATTTTTAGCATATAGAAAAATTTTAGTTAAGCACAAAATTAACCTAACATACTTGAAATACCAGCAAGATGTAAACTAAAGATTGCTAAATCTACAGCTCCACCAGAATGACTGGCTATTGAAGATAAAGGTGGATAACATATTGTGTTGGTAACCTCGAACTAAAAAAGTTGTATCGTAACACGCAGTCATTTTCATGACTGTTCGGACTATACCATCAATCAGATAATTAAAGATTCCACAATGAGGGGTTAGCTCTCTTAGATCTTAAAGATCTTAATCGATCTCTTACAATAATAAGCTTAGTGAAATTCCCTTTATAATTATTAAAAGACCTAGACCAAATTTTTAATTCTACTGCTTTCATACCTTGCATTGTAGAATCAAAATAATTCACTATATTACCAATAGCCCTAGAATTAGTAGTATCCAACATATAATAATTATGTTTACTTTTAAATACTATATTTGTTGGAATATGAAGAATATGTTTAATACCCTTTAATACTACTTCATCTAACTTCTGAGAAATACCAAATCCATGAACAATTCTATCACTAGCCTTAGAAACTAGATAAAAACTTCCCTCAGCCTCTATAAAACCAACTAGCCAAGGTTTAGAAATAACTTTCTTAGCCTCATTGGCATCTTTTAAAGGCAGAGTAACTTGGTTCCATGCAGGAGAGATATAAAATTCAGAAGGTTTTTTTTGTAAAAGTGCTTCGATCAAACTATCTTTTTCTAATTTTGTTAAGTTAGGGTCCTCGAGAATATTATAAGCTTCTTTAAAAATAATGTAATTAAAATATTTAGTAGATAATAAAGGGTATCGATCAAAAATAGGAAAAATTGTTTTATTTAGAACCTTTCGATCTCTAATTCTAAAATTGGCCATATTTCTATTAGATTCTACATAAACTGAACCTACTCCAAGTTGTTTTTTAATATAATATAAAACTCGTAAATTATAAGTATTTTGTCCTATTTGAAATGTTAAACTCCACTTATTATTTTGTTTAACGATAGAAAATGTTCCATCTCCATCGGTAAATCCTACTAACCATTGTTGAAACCATTGATTATCCGGCTGCTCCATATTAAGTCTCTGATGGGAAAAATTAGAATAAAATCTAAGTTGCATAAAAGAAATATGAATTCATGAAATGAATTTATAAAATGATATTATCATTTCATGGCTACAAAATCCCTTCGGGGCTGCCAAGCCTTGAAGGCCTGGCAGGAGTGATTCCACCCCTTTAGGCGAAAAATAAAAAAACACATCTCTAATTTTATCCCAGGCGTATAATCCCCGTGTCAAAAACATTTTTACAACCGAAAAAATTTTTATAAGAAATTTGATCGATGAGTAGTTTTTTCCTAATTGGGGAGTTCTTCGCATCGAGTGGAGTTTATTTGTCACCAATTTAAAAAAAATTGTACGGGACAGCTTACCCTTTAAAACCGTCCAACCTGTCAATAAATTACATGACTTACATCATGACAAGGACTATATCTTAATCCATTACATACTTATAAGTATGTCTTTTATAATGAATTTTTACATGTAGTCTTTAGGAATACACATTTTTAATATATATTCTACAAATTTTCCATTAAATAATTTTTATACACATTATTATTAGGATTTTTTTGTATATAGTAAAATTTTTTAAAACATCCTTACGGATGTGATCTAGCACAGGTAAAAAAAGTTTATTTTATAGATATAATTATAGATACATTAAATTAGATATTTATATAAATACCCACCCCTTTCCCTTTATAAATCTTTTTTAATGATTTATAAAAAAGATCTTTTTAGATCCCTAAATATCTAATTAACTTACGAAGTAAGTGGTTAATGCAATGTTATCAATTAAAAACCTATAAAATACTATAAAAATATAATAAAAAATAAATTAATTTACTATTATTTTAAATTAACACTAAAATAAAAAGAAAAAAAAATAAATTATTAAATAACAAAATAAATAAAATGAGATAAATTAACTATAATAAAATGAACTTAAATGATCCCAATTCCAAGATGAACGTTTAGTATTCATGGATTCTTTAGCATGTTGAGCTAAAATCGAACCTTCTTGAGTTAAATGTTCACCCTTTATAAAGCACCTTAGGTGCTCCTTTAGACCACTCTAAATAATCTAAATACTTACCAGAAAATAATGGAAAATCCTTAAAATAATTATCTAATAAAGAGTTAGAAGCTTTACTTGAAGTTCTTACTAGAAATGAGCTAGTAGTAACTTCTCCTTTATCACGAACAATAGAAGTTAAATTACCATTAAAGTTTGAAGCTATAATTCTCATGATCCCTTCATAACTAATTGAATAAGAATTTAACAATTTATGATAATTTTGTCGTTGTTCAATTCTAAATCGACACTTAATTCCTTTAATTAATTTGTTAGGACCAGTAGAACTAATAATTTCAAAATTTCCATCCACATATCCAGAAAACCAAGCATTGGACCCTATAGAACTAGAATCTAAAGGTAATAAAGGAATAGAAAAATTATTTAATCTATTAACCATAACAATCATTCGGTGTAAAGCTTCAACCTTAGGTGTTCTCATTTTACCATTTATTAAATGAATAATTTTTAAAACACCTTCTTCAATCTCTATAGAGATTTACAACACAATAATTAGAATTTTTAATTTCACTAATAGTACCATAACCTAAAATATCAACTAATTTTTTTGCCAAAGGTAAATCCTTAATATAAAAAATAATTTTAAAATAAGGATATCGAAGTTTACCTGATTTAGATCGTTCATTTTCAGGAACTATTATAGAACCATCCACTTCTATTAAACCTGCTAAATAATAACCTAATTGATTTTCTTTTTGATGTTCATTTATCATAGTGCTATAATTTAAATTTTTAACAATAGAAAATAATCCACAATTTACCATAATAACTGTACCATTTTTTAATTTATATTTTTTAATAATTAACTCAAGTGAATAATAAGATAGTATAATTTAGCTCTTTCCTACCACTGCCCTCTAGAACCATGAATAATAGTTCCATAGATTTAAAAAGTAAAAAATAACTAACATTTTTTAGATATTTACTACTATTTTAATCTCCTAAACTCGATCCGCAACCTATGGTTGCGTATCGGTAAAACTAAATTATGCTAACTTATACATCATAGATTCCAAGAAATAAGGAGAAACTAAAGATTTAAAATTAGACATAGATTCAGAAAGAATATAAATACGATAATGAGATTTGTTTAATCTAAGTGTGCAATTAAGATTAAAGTCACTACTTCGTAGTTCTTCAATCAATAATGACACTTCTTCCTTAGAAAAACTATCCGTACATAAAATAAACCCATCCTTCTCCTTATAACCATCATCCATCGCCCAATACGCGGCTGAAGCCTTGCTTCAGGCGCCCAATGCTCCGCATTGGCGCGAGACCCCTAGCGGTAAGTAATTCTCCAATATTTAGAGGTATAAGTTTTACCTTATTATTGTAAAAGATAGAATGATAATAATTAAAACAAGGGTTAACTAAAGTAGCAAATTTACAATTAGTATATGTTTTATCATATCTTTTATCATAACGAGCGGTTATTCTAACTGAGGCGGATGTAAATTGAGAAAATAATTCATAAAGGTGATAAAGATACTCCTTATTTTTCATACTTTGTTCAAATAAGAGCCTTGTATTACCTTTAAGAGAATGTCTATGCGCGTGTAAATCACCTAATAAAAGACCTACAAGAACTTCTTTAAGTTCAGAAGGTAATTCAATATCAGGTCCAGAGAATTTTTTATATCCTCTTAGAATAAAATAATTAGTAGATTGAGGATGATTAGAAAATTGAGAAAAATTAATAAAAAATAAAAAACATAAAAAATTAGTCTCAGTATTAAGAGCTGTGCTCTGATAAATGTAGTCAAAAAAAATTATAAAATAAATAAAAACTGTACCAGCTCCACCTTCTATAAAAGAAGATGCTAGTAATAAAATTAATGAAGGTGGAAGTAACCAAAATGAAATATTATTTAATCTTGGAAATCGATTTATCAGAATGTTTTCACAAACTGTCGAACTATATCTTTAAAAAAAACTTAATTTATTTTTTATTAACGTGTAGTCTCTGAAGAAAATAATTTCTTGCATAAAGTACCCATGTAAATAAAAAAATTTCTATAAAATTAAATTTGTTATTATTTCTGTTCCCTTCGGGGACTCCATGTCCCTTCCAAAGGAGGCCACGGAGTGACCCAAAGATTTCTCTTTATTTTCGAGAATTACTATGCATATAGTTATATAATTATAACAAGTTTTACAACTTGAAACAGCATTATTAATATATAAAAATATTATATAAAAAATATTTTTTTTAAATTTATTCATTAATAAAGTTTATTAATAATTTATTTATAGTTAATTAAAGAAAAAGGGGGAATTAAGAAAAGAAAAAAAAAATCAAAAACTATAATTAAAAATTTAAATGGTCCCAATTAAATGAAGTTCTAGCATTATTCATTTCACTTTTAAGTTTATCAATAATATTAGCACCATCTTGAGTCAAATGTTGATTAGATAATATAATTTGAGCAGCTTTTGACCAATCATTATAATCTAAATATTTAGAACTCAATAATGAAAAATTACTAAAAGCGTCACCAATAGGTGACTGTGAATTTCTACTCGTCGCAAGGCGAGCCTGCGAGCCTTGCAGCCGCAAGGCCCGCGACAACTCGTAAATATTTACGACCAGAACTAACTTGAGTTCGAAAAGATAATGTAGTTCCAAAAAATTCAGCAATAGATTTAAATAGAGGTTCATAACTTTCATTAGTTATTGGCTCTACTAAACGTTGTTCAATTGTTAGACTACAAGCTATTCTTCTCTTTTTATTAAGAAGATCTTTACCTATTTTTGTATGTCTAATTAAAAAACCACCATCCAACTAAATTACTTAAATAATTAAATTAATAAATAAATATTTTACATTCAAAGAATATGTTTCATTTCTTTAAAATAATAATCTTCTAAAAAAAATTATAAATATGGGGGGAATTAAGAGTAAAAAAATTTTAGATTACATTTCAAAGATTCTTTCAGAAGGTATAATTTCTTCTTATAACCAAAGATCACTCGTACTAATTTAAAGATACTTCTCTCTTTATCTTTAAATATTCTTTTTACCTCCAAGGATGTGTTGTTTATAGATTTAATCAAAGAATTAAGAAATTTATGTGTAATTAAAATCTTATTAAATTAGTAGCAAAATCAAAAAGACAAATTATTTTAAAATAAACACCACCTTTGGTGGTTATAATAAGAGAAGAAAAAAAAATTAATAAAAGAATTATAATCTTATTTTATATAACATTGAAGGTATTATATAAGGTGATACTAAAAAACGAAGATGATCCATGGAATTAGATTTTATAAGAATACGTTTTCTATTCCCTTCGGGGATTTCATATCCTCGAAGGCCATGAAATGATCTGAACGATTCCTAATAATACAATTTAAATTAAAATTATTTTTTAAAACTGTAACAAGTAAAAGTACTTCATCATCACTATAAGAATCAGTACAAAGAATAGTATTAAAACTTACATAGTAAGTGACCATCATCCATAATCTAATATGCTAAAGAAATAGGAGTTAATAATTCTCCAATATTTTTAGGAATTATTTTTTTTCCATCTTTATAAAAAAGATCATAAAATTCATTAAAAATAGGAGAAGTCATTGTATTAAAATAAATATTTTCATAATATTTATTAGTACGTTTATCAAAAGTACTTCGAATAATATAAGAAGAATTACAATAAATTTCAAATAGTTGAAAAAGATGAATTATATATTCTTTATGTAAATAACATTCTACGAATGTCAATCGTACATTACTTTTAGGTGTTTGTTTTTGACAATATAAATCACCTAAAATTAAACCATATAAAATAGATTTTAAATTTGAAGACAATTCTTCAGAAGGGATTTTACTTTTTGATATACGATAATTTCTTTTAAAACTATTAACATTATTTGTAAAAATTCTCATTGAAGTATTATTTATAAAAAAAACTCCTAAATAATAATTATTATTAAAAGAAAATAATATAATAGAAATAAATATTAAAATAAATAAAAAAAGTATTATTAAATACTTAAACCAAAAATCAAATTCGTATTTTTTAAAAAATTTAATTATATTTGTCATTTTATCAAGCTCTAAAGAGCTTTTTTTTCTAAATAAATTAACATCTTTAAAAGATGTGAACTTAAAAAAGTAAATTATTTATACATATTTTTAGTGTAGGGTAAGTTATTTAAAATATTAATATTTTAAAGCATAGTAATTCATAATAATGAGAATAAAATAATAAACAAATTAAAATAAAATATAAAAAAAAATTTTTTATATTTTATTATATATTTACAAAGTAAGTGAAAACTTTATACAATTAATTTTATTTTCTTGCTAAATATCCAATTCAATAAAATTTTATCGCTTATTTTATAACGATTTTATTGACTAAATAATATGCTTTATACATATCATATATTAAAAATTTTTATATAAATAAAGAATATTAAATTATTTTCTTTTTTATATAAAATTAAGGATTTACTAGCATATAGTTATATAATTATAAAAATTTTCATAAATTTTAACGGCATTATAGATATATAGAAATATTATATAAGAAATAAATTAAAAAAAATTTTATATATATACAAAACATAATTTTATTATTTTTATGATTAATTAAAAAAAAAATTTTTAAATTAAGTAAAATATTGTAAAAAAAAATTATAAAATCTAAAATTCTAGAAAAGAAAAAAAATTAAAAACATGAATTATATTCATTAAACTTATTAAAAGAAATTTTTTTTTTAAGTTTTAATTATATATTTAAATTTATGAATCAATTTATGCATCTATAAAACCAGCTAACCAAGCATCTGAAGATAATGAAGTATTATTAATAGGAAATTTATTAAAATTAGTATCATGATTATAATTTAGCCAATCAATTAAAGAATGTAATTGATGAATTTTAGGTGATCTTAAATAACCATTGATAAGATTTACTATTATTATTAATCCTTTAATTGGAGATACAGTTAATACACAAGCATTTTCTTTAGCATCGATCCTGATCGAGCCAAATCCAATTAATTTAAGTAATTTTTCAGCTAAAGGTAAATCCTTTAAATTAAAAGTAATACAAATTCTAGGATTATGTTTTTTTGTTCCTATTGTTTTTTGAATCCAAATAAAACCATCACCTTCAAATAAACCTGCTAAATAAGATCCTAAAATATGATTTTTTTTATCCTTTTCATAAGATAAAATTGAAAAAGAAGAATAAAATTTATAATTAACTTTATAAATAAAATAATTATGAAAAAAAAACATGTAAAATAAAAACAATTTAAAATAATAACTTATATAATATTTAATATATCTTTTTGCCATATCTACCTCTAAGAAAAACAAAATGTTTTCTATGAACTATATCTTATAAAAATTAAAAAATTTTTATGCCTAATATATAGTCTCTAAGATGGGGGGAAAGAAAATCTTAATAAAAAATAAAATTTCTTATATAAAAATTTTAAATATTACCCACCTGCGAATCAGTTATGTAAAAACTTTTTTCGCATATAATCAGATCTAAAAAACTTAATTAATTAAGTTTAAGCCGTTGAATGAATATAATTAAATATATAAACAAAATTTATATAAAAAATAAATTATCAATAACGATTTTATAATTAAATATTTAATTGGTTAAAAGATAAAATATATTTTTTCTTAAAAACCAAACCTGACTCTGCATATTTTAAAATTGTACCCTTACTTGAACCAAGATAAAGTCCTGCTTTTCTTGCAGATATAAATGTTTCAAGTAATTCAAAATTTAAAGAATATAAATAAATAGTAATCCCTCTAGCCATACTTTGTTTAAGTTTAGTTTCTTCTGTGTGAGTTTTACCAAAAAAAGGATGATTTTCACCAGAATTAATTTTACTAAGAATTTGTTTAGTTTCCTCAGTATGTTTTTTACCAAAAAAAGGATTCAAAGAACCAAAAAGTTTAACACCAAACATAGGATTTTTTTCTCCTGTAATCGCGGCTGAAGCAACGCGAGGCTTCGCCTGCGGAGCATCGCACGCAAGGCGAGCCTGCGAGCCTTGCAGCCGCAAGGTTCGCGTCGCTCCGCGTCAGGCGCCCAATGCTATGCATTGGCCGCGAAACTTTTTTTTATTTTAAATTCCTCAGTATGAATATGCCCTATACCAGAACCTCCTATTCTTCTAATATTATAAACAGTATTAAAAAAAGCTATCCAATAAGTTTCCCTATTATGTAAAATAATTTTATTTTTAGGGCAATATTCTAAAATTGTAACATAAAAATTAGAATAATCATATTTAAGAAAAGCAGAACAAATAATTATATTTTTAAATTTTTTTAAATAATTTAAAGAAAAATAACCTTTACTAAATCTATCACCTAAATTAAAAGACGAGCCCACATACTGTTTATAATTAGATTTATTAGTAATAAGATAAATTCCTATTTTATTTTTTTGTTCTTTTACTAATAATGATTTATCAGTAGCTAAATCATAAACTTTAATAATAGGAATTAAATTTAAATTTTCATTATTACTAGAATAAAAAGTTCTTATAGGATTAGAATATAAACAATTAAAAAATACTGGTCTTACAATGCATAAATTAATTAAAAATTGTTTATATAAAAAAATTATAGACTTCTTATAATTAATAACAGCTCCAATCATTAAAGGTACAAACCAATTCTTTAAAGGATATATTTTTTATCCAATAAAAGGATTATATATTAAATTTATTCTTAGTGGAGTAAACGAAAATTTGAAATCTAGCTCGCGCAAGACTTGTTATTTTGAATAAATTATATCACTTATAATCTCTGAAGAACCTATATTAAATTTTATTTTTTTTTATAATAAGGGGGGAAAGAAAATCTTAAAATAAAAAATAAAAAATAAAATTTTTAGTACCCTACTGATAATAATATATATTATTTAAAATAGCATAATTACTAGATATATAAATTATAACACATTATGTATTTTATTTTTAATTTCTCAGTATTTAGTGATAAAAATAAATAATAAAACAAATAATAATTTTTATTTATTAAAACGGCAATTGATAAATATATAATTAAAAATATTAATTACTTAGAAAAATTATTTAAATGGTCCCAATTCCAAGTAAACAGAAAAAAAAAATCTGAAGATCTAAAATATTAAAAGAAATCAATTATTGCTGGAAGATATATCAGAAGATGGTAAAACTTTAAGTGATAAAATAAATTCTTTTCTAAAAATAGTATTAGAGCGAGCGTATTTCATAATTGTTCTTTTATTACTATTAAAATGTGAAGTAGCAGCTCGAGAAGAAGAAAAAGTATAAAGTAATTGAAATTCCAAGTTATAAACATAAATCATAGTACCATTAGCTTGACTAATCTTATCTTTAGTCGCATTAGAATGAGTTTTACCAAAAAAATGGTTATTTTCACCACTTTTTGCGACACTCATTTTTAAACAAGCTTCTTCTGAGTGTCTAAATCCAATTTTAGCTTCACTCATTTTTTTTTTACTTTCTTCAGAATGCTTAAAACCTAATGAATTACCTGCTTCTGTTAAAATGTTATAATAAGGACGATAAAGATCTAAATAATATTGTTCTTTAATTAATATTTCTTCATTAATATTGCTAGTAAATTCTAAAATTACAAGCTTAAATGAATTCCAACCGTATTTTTGAATTGCTCTATATAATAAAGAAATATTAGTATTATTGGGATTATTGACTGAAGCTATATGACCTCGAATTCTATTCCATAAATTAATTGAAGACCCTATATATAATTTAGAAGGATCTTCTTTGTTAATAAATTGATAAATACCTGATTTATCTTTTAGATCTTTTCGAATTTTATTCCGAGAAGCGGCCGATAGGCTTCATAAGTAAAAATAGGAGTAGATGTATTAGGGTCTAAAAATGATTTTTTTTGTTCGAAAAAAATTATAGAAGGAAAAAATGAAAAAATAATTGAATCATCAAAAATAAAAAAAAATTCAAAGGGTAAAATAACTACTAAGATATAAATTAACATTAATACAAATTGAATGCTGTTAATTTTATTGAATAGCCCAATTTCGCCTTCATTTTGTAATTGATTAGGGCTAATATCAATATTAAAACCAAAAGAAGGGACAATCCATGAATAAATTTTATTCATAAGATTTAATAAATTAAATAATAACATAAACTAAAAAATAAAGCACTAAAAGTGCGAACGTTTAATTCCTTTCGTTAATTTTAAAATTGGAATGAATTTTTTTTATTGTACCTATAATAAGGTATGAAATTTTTTTTGAATTTTTTTTTAATTGAAGATGAATTCATAGAATTTTTAGAAGCTAAACATTCTTTAGCTCCTTCTATAGTTAAATGCGTACCTAACATTCTATGATTATAAACTTTAGACCATTCTAAAAAATCTAAATACTTAGATGAGTACATAGGATAAGATGTAAAATACTTAAGTAAATAAAGTACAATTATCTCTTAAAAAAAAAATAAATTAATAACAATTTTAGGTAGCTTACTTAAAAAAACAAATGCGTACTAATTTGAAATTAGTTCTAAAGAAATTACTTCAAAGATTTAGGGGGGAATAAAGGGGGGGGGGTCAAGGGGGGAGTTAAGAAAGAATGAAAGAAGGGTAAACAACCTGAATAGCCTAATAACTTATACCTAAAGTGGTAATTCTTTGAGAGATAATATATATTTACCTCTAAAGATATCTTGTGACTTAGCATACTTTAATATAGTCACATGATTAGAACCAAGAAACTCTGCAGCATGTCTAGAAGAAGTAAAAATATATAATAATTGGTGCGAAGCCCCATCCAAAGAATAAACATAAATAGAAGAACCTTTAGGTCCATTTTGTTTGATCATTTTGGTAGGTAAAAAATCAGAAATTAAAGGTTCCAAGGACAAAATAAACTCTTCTTGAAAAATAAATTGTGATCGAGCATAACTTAAAATAGTTTTGAAAGTACAATTAAAATATTCTGCGGCAATAACAGATGACGAAAAGGTCATTAATAAACGTTTATCCAAAGAATAAACAAGAATAGTAGACCCCATAGTTTTAGAAATTTTACCCCGAGTTTCTTGGGAATGAGTTTTACCATAATGAGGATGATTAATACCCTTTTTAGCTTGACTCATTCTTTCTAAAGTAATCGAAGTATGCTTATGACCAAGGGGCGAACCAGCAATTTTAAATATGTTATACTACGGATTCAAGTGATCCAAATATTTTTGTTCACAAGCTAGTAAGGATTCACGAGAAAAATCCGTATATTCAAAGATATAAAAATAAAAATTGATGGTTCTATATTTTTTTATGGAGTTCTTTAAAACAGTATTAGAGGCATTACCCCTAAAGTGTTCAATAAACCGCCGAGGAATATCAATAGAAGACCCTATATAAAAATTTGAACTATATTTAGACCTAAAGGCATAAACTCCTGCCTTATTTTGATTCTCTTTAAGAATGGTTTCAAAAGAGTCATCCAAATTAAAATATCTTTTTTCCCACTGCAGGTCTTTAGGTTCCTCCGAAATAGTGAAATTAGGGGAATCCCCCCCATAAAATTTGTCAGAATTGAGAGTCAAGCTAGGCAAGAAACTAAAAGAGTAAAAATAAAAAGGATGCGTGCCTGAATTCAAGTATAAAAAAGAACCTTCGGCAAAAAGAAAAATTGCAATAAATAAAAGAATAACTAATATAAACCTATATTCCTTAAACAAGTAATTATCAAATAGGCCCTTTACACTTTCGATTCGTAATTGGTTAGGGCTATGACCAATACTTGGATGAAAAGAAAGGACTGAAAAGAAATTAAAAATAAACATAATAAGATAATTAAGCACTAAAAGTGCGATCGTTTAATTCCTTTTGTTAATTTTAAAATTGAAATGAATTTTTATATTCCCTCTACGGGAATTTGAGAAAAAAAAAAAGGGGGGAATGATGTAAATTCCCATAGGAGTTTTAGCGGACTATATAAACTATAGTATTAGATTGTAAATTAGTAGTATAAACAAAACAAGTTGAACTATTACCATAATTAGTAATTCTATCTCTAGTTACTAATTTGGTATTAAAATAATCAGCAATTTGTTGCATAATTGGTAAATATGATGAATCTACTAAATCAGATTCTCGATGATAATTTTGTTGACATTCTAATCTATAAAAACATTTAATTTTACCAAATTGACCACCACTTTGTGGTGGTAAAGATACTTGAAAATATGCATCCGCATCACTAAAACCTGCCAACCAACTATTACATCCTAAATTACTAGTATCCAAAGGCAATAAAGAAATATTAGTATTAGCTCTTCTATTTAACCAAATAATTAATCTTTGAAGAGCTTCAATTTTAGGTGTTCTCATATAACCATTAATAAGATTAGCTACTTTGATTAAACCTTCCTTATTTTGAATTTCAAAAAGATAAAATTGTCCTTTACCGAATCTTTTTTGAATATGTTTTTTCCCGTGCCCTATAACTTTTTGTAAATTTTCAGCTCATTTCATGGCCTTCGAGGATATGAAGTCCCCGAAGGGAATGGAAGATCATTAATAGTAAATACAATTCGAATAATAGGATGATAAGACTTACCTTTTTCAGATTTGTCTTTAATTGGAACAAAGAACAGATGCGTCAGCATCTGTTTAACCAGCTAAATAACTTCCTAAGTTTGATGAAGTGTTGTTAAGAGAAGAAAAATTTAAATTAAAAATAAATTTATTAGTACTTAAAAATACTTCTTTTTTTTTATATCGAATATATATATTATTAAATATATATATTTAAATTTATACATATATATATATATATATATATATAAATTCGATCATTCTGGTGGAGCCATATAAAAAAATTACCAAATCCTCCAATCAAGGCGGGCATACTATAATAATACTTTTAAAATATTTAAAGTATTGAAAAGTAAAATAAAGGACTATTTATTAACCATAAAAACAGAATATTCTGAAGAAACTTTAGATTCCTGAAGAATCTTCAGTTTATCCATTATTAAAAAATAGCGTGTAGTCTCTAAAGAAACTCTGAAAGAGTTTCTTGTAGATAAAAAAATATATTTTCTACATATAGCTATTATCTAACGAATTAAATAATATATAAAACTCGTCAGGGCTATGCCATAAAAACTCTATAAAATTAGATTTTGGTGGAAAATGAATAAGTCTTTGTCCCCTTACCCACACCTCATTATAAAAATAATTACCAATCTTTATAGATTAAACATAAAACATTTATCCACCAAAAATCAATCGCGGCTGAAGCAACGCGAGGCTTCGCCTGCGGAGCATCGCACGCAAGGCGAGCCTGCGAGCCTTGCAGCCGCAAGGTTCGCGTCGCTCCGCGTCAGGCGCCCAATGCTATGCATTGGCCGCGAATCATTTAAAATTTTATCTGTAGTAACATAATACCCCTTAATTAAAAACTTATTAGCTCTAATATATTTTAATAATGTGGGTCTAGAACAACCCAAAAATTTAGCTGCTTCGTTCCCTGCGGGGACTTCATGTCCTCGTAGGCCACGAAGTGAGCAGAGTCAAAAGTATGTAATAAAATAGATTGATCAGTTGTATAAATAAAAATAGATGTACCTTTAGCTTTTCTCATTTTAGAACGAGTCAACTCTGAATGAATTTTACCAAAAAATCCATTATCTTCTCCAGATAAACTAATACCATACATTGAATTTTTATCCCCAACTTTAGATAAAGACATTTTGAATTTAGTTTGTTCAGAATGCTTACGACCATAATTAACAGCTTGAGAACCACTTATCTTAAAAGCATCAACAATCTTTAAGATATTATATTCAGAATTATATGAATCAATTACATATTGTTCTAAATAACGAACTGATTCCTTAGTGGCATTAGGAATAATAATAATAACTAATGAAAAATTTATCAAACCATACTTAATAATAGCAGGGAATATTAAAGACTTAGCTTTATAAACTATATTGAAAGCAAAATAAGCAGTTAATCTAGCTTTTAAATTAACTGAACTTCCAACATACTTCTTCCCATTTATTTTATTTTGAAAAATGTAAACACCACCTCGATTTTTAACTAAACGGAAAATTTCTTTTTTATTAGTTAAAAGATCATCAAACAAATAAACTTTTTTATCTTTATGAACCACCGAAGGTGGTTTTGAATCATTAGAAGAATTATTGTCTAAATTATCATTATTAAAAGGGATATTAGAGTTAGTTGAATAATGAACTGATTCTAACTTGTTAAATAAGTTTTTAATAAGTAAAAATAAAAAAATAAAATTTGAATAATCAAAAAATACATAAAAACTTCCAATCACATTTAAAAATATTTATCATATAATTTAAATAGATCATATTATAATTAAATAAATTAAATTTATAATTTTAAGTGTATGATCTTTAAGGAAATAATGAACTTATAAATTATATAAGTATAATATCCTGTTGATAAAAAAATTTATTAATTCTTTATTAATTTTCAACATATAACCTATTTTTTAAAAAACTTTTAAAAGTTCTTAGCTCTAATTTTTAAGCAGGCATACTAAAAATTTTTATTATCGTAATAACTGTATTATAAATAATTATTATGATAATAAATAAAAAAAAGGACTATTTTTTAATTATCTGAAAAGACATCTATAGGAGATGTTAGAATTTCAGCGATTTATAACATATAATCTCTAAAGTTTTCCAAAAACACATAAAAGTTTTAATTTTTATGGAATAACCTGTAAGTGATTGATCAGTTCTACGAACTTTTTACTTTTTATTTTAACAAGTTCTTACATATAGTTATATTTCACAAAAGTTTTAATTATTATTGTGGGCCATGCCTTAATAACCAAAAAGAAAATCATTATGAAAGCGTGAGCAGTTATTATTACATTAAATAACTGGTGGTCACCCTGTAAATATTGTATTCCAGGTCCTGCTAATTCAAGTCTTATAAGAGCTGAAAAAGCTGTACCAATCATCATAATCTTTTTTTTTTATTTTAACAATTGTTAAACCTCCTTCCGGAGGTTCATCATTCATTTACGCAATACAAAAAAAAGAAATGGATTTTATTTTAATTTTTTTTTTATTATGAATTAAAAACACATTAAATTATTAAATTTATTTATGGGGGGGGGAATTATAGTAATAAGAAAATTATCTAGAATAAAATTGTGCCAAATGATCCCAAGTAAAATGATTACGTTTCCGATTCATAGAAGCCTTCTTCATCTTAATAAATTCTGGCCCTTCTAAACCATACTTCTTCAAGTGTAGTTTAGATTCTATGATAATATGACATTCTTTCCAATCTTCAAAATCTAATTGCTTAGAATTGAACAATGGGAAAGTGGAAAAATAATCAACTATAACTCTAGAACCAATTTATTCAATTATTTATTTAAAATTAAAAAAAAAACTAATATTATAAAAATAAAAAAAAAATTTCCACAGGGAATTTTTCCCCACTGGAAAAAATTTTAATTTATTTTATATAACATAGAAGAATGCATATAAGGAAGAACTATAGATCTAAGTAAAGGCATAGATTTAGTACGAATATAAATTATAGGTTCTATTTTATTTTTTATATGTAAAGAACAATTCAAATTATAACGAATCATAAGTACATTCATTAAACGAACAGTATCTTTAATAGTATAAGAATTAGTGCAAATAGATAGTCCTGTTTTTAATTTATATCCATCTCCCATAATTAAATTAGCTAAAGCTCTAGGAGTTAAAAAATTAAAAATGACTTAAGGCATGATTCTCATGCCTTAAGTGGTATAATATAATTTATGTAATTGTGTAAAACAAGGTAAAGCTCTAGATTGAATTTCTAAAGAATATAATTTTTTACCAAATCGTGTTTGTGCTCTAAAAGTAGGATAACTAGAACAAAAATAGGCTAACTCATTAAAAATATACCATAAATATCCAAAATTACATAATGATTGTTTAATTGATAAAATAGAATTACTATTATAAATTTTACCTTGTTTCAATCTATTAGGTTGTGATAAATAACCATCACTCAATAAAATACCATGAATTATTTCAAGTTTATCTTTAGGGATTATTATAAGATCACTATATAATTTAGAAAATCTACCATTACCAACATTAGAAGTTAAATAAGAACCAAAAGAAACTAATGAAATATTATTATTATAAGTATTAAAATTAATTGAAATAAAACCAATTTCTTGTAAGAAATTTAAATCTACAGGATTAAAAGAAAAAAAATAAGATTTATAAGGTTTATTAGAAATTATAGCTTTTTTAATTGTTATTTTAGACATACCGAATGTTTTACTACATTCAATAAAAGTAGGGAAAATAACACATTTTCCAGTATTCGAAATTGATATTTTATCAATTTTAAAATTTTTTTATAAAAAATTTCGAATAAACAAAAATATTTTTACTATGATGACTAGAAAATCTAATTTGAGAATATAAAATACAAGAAAATGAAGAAATATTGAATTGAGTAATTTGAGAAAAGTTTTTTATTTTTAACATTATTATTTGATTAATCAATTTAATTGGCCATTATATAGCCTATAAAATAGATAATATTTTTTTTTATGAAAACATTTAATTCTATACAAGCTCATCCTTTTCATTTAATAGAATTTTTTTTCTTTAGTTAAAATATTACATTTTTTTATTACTTTTAATTAATATGATTATTATAAATCTTAAAAATAATAATTAAATAAAAAACTTTAAATAAATTATTATACCTACAATGTTTTATTATTCAATTTTAAAACACATACACAATGATAAAATTATAGTTTTTAATAATAATTTTTTATAAATAAATAAATAAATAAACAAATTTGCCTGACTAGAATTTATAGCTCTCCAACCTCCTTGTTTACCTTGAATACTTAATTTAGCTAAAAAAAATTGAGAAATCGAATTCATATGAAATATGAATTTAAAATAATATAATATATATATTATTTCGCCTGCATAATTAATTTATAACTTTCTAAATGCTCTTGGTCTGTTCTATTTTGAACTATAGCACAAGTAGTAGAAAAATGTTGATAAGTTCCATTCCCTTCGGGGATTTCATATCCTCGAAGGCCATGAAATGATCTGAAGTTCTTATCTCAAAAGACCCATCAGAGCTAGTAAATCCTGATAACCAACTATTATTTCCTAAAGGTGACCTATCCAAATCCTTTTTTAATAAGAAATTAGGTTGACCATTCACCCCCTTAGGTAATATTTTTACCCAATTAGGATTGCTATTAATCCAATCAATAAGTTTATGTAAAGCCTTAATTTTAGGAGTTCTAAAATAACTATTGATTAAACTAACAAAATCTATAATACCTGATTTATTTCTAATACACAATTTGATTGCGTTAGCCATAGGTTCAGGTTGAATAGTTCCATAACCTAAGAAATTAACCAAAAACTCTGCAAACACCTTATCATTTATATGGAAAGAAATGTTAATAGAAGGAGTATTCTTTGAATTTGAAGAAGGTACTAAAATTGTACCATCACCCTCTATAAGACCAGCTAGAAACGGACCTAACTGATTACTCAACTTAGGTTGAGATAAATTCTTACTCTTTAAAGAATTAAGTTTAGAAAAAAATATAGATAATAGTAATAAATCTTCGGTTGCAATGTTATCTATTGGTGAATAAACTAAATAAATTTTAAAAAAATTTAAAAATAATAAATGGTTAAAAGTACATAATATATAAAAATCTTCACGCATAAAATCTCTGAGAAAATAATAACTATCGCTTAAATTTTCTGCTAATATACTATAATATTTACATATCGCAACTATTAAAGCAGTCACTACGTGACTTGAGTATTCTAAGCATATAGCGGAATTAGCAGGCATGATAATAAAAATACCTGCAAATATAGAAAATATTAAATATAAGGTACCAATATCTCTAGCATTTGTAGAAAATAACCATCTTGTGGCGAACATAAAATAATGATCGCATATCATTCTCCTTATTATACTGACTAAAAAAAAAATTTTATTTTTTTTCTAAATATTTTTTTATTTAAAATAAAATAAATTTTATTATTATTATAATTTTTAATTTATAATTTTACCTTAAAAAAAATATAAATATATATATATAAATATATTATAATAAATATAAAAAAAAATTATAATATATTTATAAAAGGTAAAAAAAAAATTAAAAAAAAATATATATATATATATTATATATATATTTTTTAATATAAATATTAGAAGAAGAAACAATATATAAATATATATATATTTTAAAATTTTTTTTTATTTTTTTATGAAAGTCTTAAAGACTCAACCAATATTTTCTATTATAAATAGTAATTTTATTGATTCTCCTTCACCTTCTAATCTTTCTTATCTATGGAATTATGGTTCATTGTTAGGAGTATGTTTAGTAATACAAATAATTACAGGAGTTACATTAGCTATGCAGTGTGTAGCTAAGAATAAAAAAATTCTTAAAAATAATTTACTATATGTTGAAAAATTCAAAAATCGAATTTTATGTAAATAAAATTTAAAATAAATAGAATATTTATTTCGATAATCGAAATAAATCGAAAAAAAAGAAAATTTATTATGTTCTTTTTTTAAAAGCACATACAAGTATGTGTTTTCGATTTATTTATTTTAAAAAAGATATGTATATCTTTTTCGATATATTGCAAAATGATTTTATAATAAAATTATGAATAATCAATAGGTAATATATAAATTTATTTACCAAAGAGACTATACGTAAATAGACTTTTAGGCTAAAGAAATAGTCCAAAACCAATATTAAAATTTTATAAAACTTTTAGTAGACATATCACTTTGTTAGAGTTCTCATATAATGAGTTAGTAGTACAAAAAGTTCATTTAATTAAATACAAAATAATTTAAAAAAAGAAATATCGAAGATATTGCTTAAGTTATTAAAAAAAAATAACTATAATCACTAGTTTTAATATTAAAAAAAAATGACTTATAATTCTTTATTTATTTTAAACCATTAATTTGTTATAGTATTTTATATACTAAAAGTTATTTTTATATTTTAATTATAAAATATAAATATACTATTATAAAATGTATTATTTTTATTAATTTTGAAATAAATCTAAATATTATAGATATAATTATATAAAAAGCAAGTAAATAATTATTTATTAGGGGTAAGCCATGTTAATACTTGACATGACACTATTAGGTATAGAGTTAGATACACAACGTAGTTGTTAGTTTTAATTCCTTTCAGGGACTCCATGTCCTTGAAAGCCATGGAGTGAATTATTTTACTAATAATACGCTTTATACTTTTAAATATATTAAATTTACTATTATTATTTATGTATTCAATTTAATCGAATCAATCTCTATAGAGATTTATTTAAATACATCTTACAGAAAATCTCTATAGAGATTTAACTTACAAAGTAAATGAAGTTTATTAATATAGTAGCTTTGATAACAATCACCAAAGGTGGTGGTAATAAATCTTTATAAGATAAATTATTAAAGAGTTTATATAAGCTTAGAACTTTACTAATTACAATTTTTATGATCCTAAATTTAAATAATAATCCTTATTTTAATCCATTTTAAATTTTAGGATTTCGAAATAGATTTATAATCTATTTTAAAAAAGAATAAAATTCTTTTTCGAGTCAAGCGAAGCTTGTTTTAACTCATTTCATGAGTGACTCATATTAATAATAAGGATATAACTGTAAAGGATTATACTTCACCTCCATACGGAGGTTTCACAAAAATTACAAAATAATTTAACTTAACTACGTTGAGTGATTATTAAAAACAACAAAGTTATTTATTTATTAAAAACGTAGTATTTCTAAATTTAAGATTATAATTAAGTTAAACTTTATTAATATATTAATTATTTTTTTTTTAATTATATAACTATAAGCAATTACAATTAATTTTTTAATATAATATTATTACTTTTTCATAATCTTATACTTTAAAATTAATTAATTTAATCACAAAACCACCAGGTAAGTGGTTTTTATTTTTAATATTTTTTTTTGGTATAGGCACTACTGTCCTAATATTGATTTAGCTTTTACTAGTGTAGAACATATAATTTATATAATGTGTTCTTAAAATCTTAATATATGCTAATATATTTTTTAATATTTTTATTTAGATATTAAAATTTTTATTTTATAAAATTTTACTTTTAATTATTAGCAGAAGATCTAAATTATAAAAAATAGATTTTCTCAGAGACTTTACTTAGGATATAGAAAATAATTCAAAATCGACATATCGAAAAAGATATACATATCTTTTTTAAAAGACAACGAGACATGAACATGTGTTTTTCGATGTATATATATATGTTAAAAGCACATACATAGTATGTGTTTTAGATTAAAAAAAAAGTCCAAATTTAGATTAGAGAAAATAATATTATTAATAAATTTATCCTTATGCTTATTTTTTTATACATGTATTTAAAAATAATATTACTTTATAACAATTTTATTTTATATTTTTTCTAAATTTATCTTATATTTTAATTAAATTTTTTTAATAATATTTGAAATAATAATGTATTAAATACTTACTTAATAATAGATTTTATTAATAATAAATATACTTTTATAATTTTTTTAAATAAAAATTTAACTTTAAAATCAAGTTAATTAGTTATAGTAATTTTAAAAATAAAATTACATATTATGGATTTATATTTTTTTTCGAAATATCGAAAAAGATATACATATCTTTTTTAAAATAAATAAATCGAAATACATATGAATATATGGACTATGAAAGAGTTATAAATTATTTTTCGATTTATTTCGATATGTATATATTTTAAATTTGACTTTCTCGAATTAGCTGCGAATTTAAATTATGTACCCCCTTGGGGACTTCATGTCCCTTCCAAAGGAGGCCACGAAGTGAACACAAAATTCGAGAAAGTTAAATTCGATTATTCAAAAATTTTTTTTTTTTTTTTGGTGTAAATAATATAAAAATAATTTCTACTTAAAAACTTACAGTATTTAAAGTTACTAGTATTTATAATTTAATAAACATAATTATTTCTAAAAATGCATTTTTTTATTCATTCCATGGCTTTTAGTCCTGTAGGGCCATTCAGGCCTTACAGCCCCGAATCGAATGGAAATGGAATCCCTAAAAGGAATAAAAAATTTTTTTTCTTTTATTAAATTAAAAAACAACTTATTTTAAATAACTCATACTTATAGTATGAGTGATGAAAACAAAAAAAATATTTAATTTAAGTTAGTTCACTCATAAAATGAGTTATTAATATAAATGCTTATTTAAATAAAAGTTTATCTAAAAATGAATTCATGAAATGAATTTATAATAAATCTATTTAAAAACTAATTATTTTTTTACCTAATTAATTATTTTTTTATTTGATTATTTGATTTATAATAGATAAAAATTATTTACTATTAATAAAAATATTTATATTTATCAATTTAAAGCTTGATTTTATATTATTAAATATGTAATAGATTTATAATTATTATTTTTAATTAAAAATCAATTTTAAATAAGATCATTGTATAAAAAAGATAATATATATAATTTTACTGTAAATAGTTATAAAGATAATTTTAGTATAATTTTTTTTTTATCTAAAGCAATATCTAACATCTGTAATAATTAATAAATTTTAATAGTTTAAAATATAGAAAAAAGTTATTAATTTATTATATAATCAAATTAATTTAAATCTATTATAATAAGTTTATATAAGAAATTTAATTCTTATATAAAGAAAATTATTATTTTATATATTCTTTATAGATTTTGTATATGAAACAATCATAGATTGTGATAGAACTTCACTAGAAGTTTAATAATAGTTAAATTTTTATTTAAAATTAATAATAAATCACTTACTTCACAACTTCGTTGTTTCAATATTAAAAATCAAAAAAGTTAAAATCTTATAAAATGGAAAGACCCTTTGGGTCTTCGATTTATGCTTTACATATAATGTTTATTATTATAATTTTTAATTTTTTTCTTTATTAATTACTAAATGTTTATATTTTAAAAATTTAAAATTAATTATAAATATAAAAAATTTATTAAATTAATTATAAAAAAAACAATTTAAAAAAATTTATAAATTAAAGGTTAAAATTAATTTATAACGGTATAAAAATTTTATTATAAGAATCTTCTCTTCTCTTCTTTTTTAAAAAAAGAGAAAGAGAAAAAAGAGAGAAATTTAAATTTTATTATAATAAAATTCTTTCTAACAAAGCTTTAATAATTTTTCTATATTCCTGTAGGGCCGTTCAGGCCTTACAGCCCGAACAGGAATTTTAAGTATTTAACTTAACTAAAAATATATTCAGTATTAATAATAAATTTTTTTAACTTATTTCATGAGTGACAACTACCAAAGGTGGTGGTGAAAATAGTAAAAAAACTATATATATAATCCATTTATTTTATAAATGTGTCATTAAGAGTCTTTACTATTAATTTAACTCTTTTTAAGAGTGTTAATTCTTATATAAATAAAAGTTAAAATGTATTATTTTATGTTAAAATTTTTATATAGTTTCTTTATATTATTATTTATTATTATTTTTGAACAACTCGTAGTTGTTTATTAAAAAATATAAAAATTTCAAATTATATGTTATTACTTTTAAATATAATAAGTTAGATCACTATTATATAGTTAAGAAAATCTTTAGTTTCTAATATTAGTAATTCTATAAATAAAAATAAATACTTTTTTAATATTAAAAGTCCCATCAACTTTGTTGATTCAGTTAAAAATTAAAGAACACTCTTGATAAAATTACTTTTTAATTTATCTTTTGATCTAAACTCTGTAAGAGTTCAATAAGCAATTTACTTATACTAAAAATGCTTAAAATGATTATTTGGAACATCTTCAGATGTGGATATAATAAAAATTCAAAATTCACCTTTAAAAGAATCAATTTCTTCTTTTTTTTTTTTCTCAAAAAAATTGCAAATTTTTAAAAAAAAAAAAAGAGAAATTCACGCTAAAGCGTTAATTTTTTAAAAAAATTGATTGCTTCTTTTATAATATGAAATTGAAAAGCCTTATAAATAAAATATAATATAATAATTAACTAATTCACTCCGTGAATGAGTTCTGAAAATCTATTTAAAAATAAATTTACATTTTTTTTCTAAGTCTAAGATAAATAATAAATAATATTATTTTCTTATAATCATTAATTTGATTATGAGGGATGTAAATTTTGGATGGTTAATAAGATATACTCATGCTAATGTTGCTTCATTTTTCTTTATATTTGTATATCTTCATTTTAAATTTATTATATTATTAACTAATTTATTAAATTCTTTTATTAACTACTAATGTAGTGGACTGATAGTACAGGATAGTTGTGATCTTCGATAAGTTCCGAAGGGACGAAAGTACCTTAGCCACTTTCGTGAATAAAACTTCTCGGAAGGATAATAATTCGTCTAAAACTTTAAGGCATAAACCTTTTTATAAGAATCTTCTTTTTTTTTTTTTTTATTTTCTTTCTTAATATAAAAAAAATAATTAAGAATAAAAAAAAAAAAAAAAAAAGAGAAATTTAAATTTTATTATAATAAAATTCTTTTAATAGGAAGTTCTCTTCTATGACAACTACTAACATTGTGAATGATTCAGATTTTTTACAATTAAATCCTTGGTTGGGGCTTCGCATAACAGGAGATCTAAAAATTCTTTTATGTACAATTATAATTATAACTCTATCAAGAGTGAATATAGATATTGTATTTATGGATTATACTCTGATTTGGGAAGCAATATTTAATAGGGGTGTAATTAATTCTTTTGATCCAATAGATATAAATAACATAATTCAATATAGTTTGATGTTCAACTCAATTAAGAAGGGACCTAAGGTCCCTTCCAATTCTTTATCCTCGACTAATTCTGATTTTATTTTTGATTCTTACTTTTTTACTGGTTTAAAACTAAATTTTTATATAATTAGGACATATTCTACTAAACAGAAAGTTTTTGTTCACTTCTGTTGGAAGTTATACTGGGTTATTTATTCCTTTCAATTCTCTTCTTTAACAGAGTGTAAGAAAGCATTAGGTATCTCTCGTAAAACGAAGCTGTCGCTTGGCAGCGGTGCTGAGCGCACGCTCGGCATCGCCAGGCGAAGCCGCGCATCGCAGGCTCAGCCGCCTATCCGAAGAGTAATTAAAGAAGCCCAACCTGAATCGAATTTTATGTAAATAAAATTCTTTTATTTACATAAAATTCGATTTTAAAATTTTTATTTCATAAAAATTCGAATTTAAAATGTTCTATATATAATCATAATCAAGAACCACAAATTTATATTTCTCATCATTCTATGGGTCAATTACGTTCTATTGTTTTACCGAACACGCGTCCTACGGCGCTGTATGAGTTAGGTATCTAAAAATCAGCTTTTTGGGTTTATTTATTACGATTTCTTCGAAATCGAATTTTTATGAAATAAAAATTTAAAATATTCATAAATAAATATTTCGATATATGTATATATTTTAAATTTCACGCTATAGCGTTAAATTCGATTCACTTCCCTCCGGGGACTCCATGTCCCTTCCAAAGGAGGCCACGGAGTGAATTCCCCTCACTCAACCCCCCCAGTCTTTTTTTTTTATGATGGTAGTTTTCATGTTAGTAATTATTCCGTGGTCTTTAGTATCAAACAAAAAGATAAAACAATTTTGGAACAAATGCAGCCCCCCCCATGGGCGATTTCATTCCCAAAGGCCATGAAATGATTTATTTACAGAATTTAACACTTTCTCCTCCTTATAATGATTTAGTAGTTCCAAGTAAGCCAGCCCCCCCCATGGGCGACTTCATGTCCCTTCCAAAGGAGGCCACGAAGTGAATTGAACGCTATAGCGTGAAGCCGAAAATGCATATTCATAAAGTATTACGGAAGATCGACCTTTTAGGTCGATTCATATACCCTTTTTTTAATTCTTTAGTTTTTTTTAGTAGAAAAGGTATAGACTTTAAAATGTGGTCTTTAATTTTATATTTAATTCTATGTGGTTATCATGTTTTAGCGGAAGGTAAAGCTCTTATAGTTAAATTAACTCAAGATATTAACCATAAAAGATATTCTTCATCTAAAAATATATAATCGATCAAATGGGAAAACAACGACCTTGGGTCGTTGTTGGCTACTAAATCTCCTTTTAACATTCATTCAGGTTTGAGTCATTCCATAATTCTTTCAGAATGATGTTTCTATTGCTAAAGGTAGTAGAAATGGTTTTATAATTTATATTTACAAGTATGGGAAAGAAATCCCAGGTTCTCCTTTTAAAAGTTTTAGACAATGAGGAAAAGCAATAGGTTTAAATTCAATATCCTCTATCAGGAATTACATAGATACAGGAAAAGAATTTAAGGATGGTTATACTTTTTATTCAAATCTTAAAAAAAAAATGATTCGAATAAAACGCTTTTCTTCCCCCCCCTGAACCCTTTTTTTTTTTAGGGTTCAGGGGGGGGGTATTTTTTATATTATTTAGAATATCAAGTTATAATAACTTTAATATGGAGCTGATTACACACTGATAAGTGTTTTTCTTGCATTAGGCTAAATGCTAAAAATTTTTATTGATCATCAGAGCAAGACATCACGATCTGATGTCTGCTTTATTCTTCCGTTATCTCTTGGTAGTTATTTAAGTTGTAAAGTCAAAGTACTAAAAATATAACTATTCCTTTAAATATAATTAGCAGGGAATTATAGAATCCCTCAATGATCACACGCCTATTTATTTTAATATCTTTCTCGGCGAAGCCGAGGTTTTATAAGGTAAATGATATGATCTCCATTCATTAACGAACGTAGTTCGTAAAGTGGATAATAGGCATATTGGTAAAGGATTATATTATGGTTCTTATAGATCTCCTAGAATTCTTTTATGGTCTATAGGAGTAATAATTTTTGTTGTAATGATGGGTTGATGCAGGCCCAAAAAGAAAAAAAAATAATCGTTTTAGGCGCGAGCGTTTTACGTGAATTAATGATTAAAATTTTCTTTTTAAAAATTTAGTTATATGCTAAAAATATTATTAAAATATCGAAATGTCATTCAAATATTTAATAATATAATTAGCACAAAGAACTTTAGTTTTTTGTCAACGACTATACACTAAATAAAAATTATATAGTCTAAACACACAAAAGAACGGTCGGTTCGTTTAAAAAAAAAAAAAATAATAAATTGTGTGAAGCTGATAATTAATTTATTTTATGATTTAGAGCATTCTGTTTTATTAAGTGTTAATGCTTTTAAATATTCAAGCGATAAAATTAAAAAATGGAAAGATAAATTTTTTAGCTTGGATCTCAAAACTAGGGGGATAATTATAGGTGAATTATTGAGCGATGGTTATATTCAACAGAGAGGTCATTCTATGAACTTTCAAATTTATCATTCGCATAGCAATAAAAATAATTTGGAATATTTCTATCATCTTTTTTATTATTTTCAAAAGATTAATTTTTGCTCTTCTAATGTTCCTACTCCAAAAAGTTCTAAAATTCGAGGTCAAGAATTTTTTGCGATGCATAAAAATTTATATTCTTCTGAGATTTGGTATTATTTACATAATTTATTTTATAGACCTATTACAGATTTTGATAGATTAAATTTCAAACTTCCCCACAATCAGAAATGGATAAAAACTGTTCCTGTTAATATAGACCAGTTTATGTCCTTAACTACTTTCGCGCCAATGCGGAGCATTGGGCGCCTGACGCGGTGCAGGGCCCCGGCTCCGCCAGGCGAAGCCGCGCGAGGCGAGCCGCGGCTCGCAGGCTCGCCTTGCGTCAGCCGCGTATATAATTTGTGGGGATGGTACATTTACGGGTCATGGTATTTTAATTAGTACTGATAACTTTTTAATAGAAGAAAGAGATTTATTAATGAGTAGCATAAATTCTATTTTAGGTTTCAATTGTACTGGCGGTTTAAGGGACGGAAAATACCCTAAGATTAGAATTCTGGCTAAGGATCTTTCCTTATTCAGGGATGCTCTAAAAGAGGAAATCCCTGAATGTATGCACTATAAACTTGGAATTTTAAATGGACAACTATATAAGTTTCCATCACAAAATAATTAATTATTAGCTTTTTATTTGACTGCATTTTTAGGTTATACTTTAGTTTGGGGTAGTATGTCTTTTTGGGGTGAACTTTATTGCCCAACATATTTCCTTAGTTTACCATTCATAACTCCTAAAACAAGAGCAAATAAACGTATTGGTCCACATTCTTTACAATTTTATTCTATGATTTTAGGTTCTTTATTAGGAGACAGTTACGCTGAAAAACACGGTAATGGAACTCGAATTATTTTACAACAAGAAAATTACAATGTAGAATACCTTATGTGGTTTTGGAAAGAATTATCTGATATGGGATACATTTCTTTAGAAATTCCTAAATTAAAAATTCGAACTCATAAGGGAGGTAAGGTTCAACGTTATTACAAAATTCGTACTTGGAGTTTTTCTAGTTTTAATTGGATTTATGAAGTATTTTATCCTGATGGAGTTAAGGTAGTTCCTAAATGTATTGGTGATTATTTAACTCCTCTTGCGTTAGCTGTTTGGGTTATGGATGATGGTACTGCTATGAAATATGGTTTAAAAATTTCTACTAATTCTTTTATGCTTTCTGATGTTCAATTTCTATGTAATATTTTACAAGATAAGTATAATATTAAAGCGACACCTAATAGAGATGGTGACCAATGGGTATTATATATACATGCACACTCCGTGTGTACTTTAAGAAATTTGGTTAAACCATATTTAATTTCATCTATGATCAACAAGTTAGGTCTTTCATCTTCTTCCGCAGCCCCCCCATGGGCGATTTCATTCCCAAAGGCCATGAAATGAATTTAGGTAAAACTCATTCATATGAATCAAAAGAAAAGATTAGTATCTCAATAGGAACTTCTATTTTTGTGTATTCTCTTAAAAATTCATTATTATTAACATTTCCTTCTTCTTCCGTCTGGAGCGAAGATCCTGACGGCTCTTCGAAGAAGAACAGGTAAGCATTTTAATTGTAGTGATAAAACTATAATGAAATATGCTCGATCTCGTAAAAGAATTTTTATTTTATAAAAATTTAAATTTTTTATATTCTCAAAGTAAAAAAGAAAAAGATTAAAAATCTTTTTTAAATTTTTTTTAAAAAAAAGAGAAATTCGTCTTTTCAGAGGTGAGTATATCCTTTCATTAGAGCCATTACCATCTACTCCCTCATTTTTTCCTCATGGGTTTACTTAATATTTAATACCTGCCTCTAGCCTTTTATCTGTTCCGTGATCATTTCATGGCCTTTGGGAATGAAATCGCCCGCTGCTTCACTAATTTTTTTTCTTAGTTATGTATTTTTTTTTTTGCCCTTTAGGGCAGCCCCCCCATCGGGGGGGCGATTAATAGTATGCTGCGTAAACTAGGGTTATAATATAGTATATCTATTTATTGTAGCGTAACTTATATAAGAAAGCTACATTTCTATTTTTTTCTCAAAACCCCTTCGGGGTTCTGAGAAAATTTTTAGTCATTAGACTGGAATTATAGATATGCAATACTGGTGTTAACGGTCAATATTACTTTTCTATATTTTAAAGACCGTGTGTCATATATAGGACACCTACAGACTGGTTCACCGGTGGGTGGCTGAAATGCTGCTTAATGTACAGTCGAAGTCTCGGTAAACTTTAGTTTTCTCCAGGGTTTTACATAATTATTATTATTATTATAGGGTAAAATACAGTAAATCATATTTTGAAAAGTTTAATCTGATTTAGAGACTTGGTAACAGTAATTACTAATTTATTATCTGCTATCCCTTGGATAGGTAAGGATATTGTTGAATTTGCTCTATTTCATTTTATTTCTTTAAGTTTTCTCCCTATTATTGGTTCTATTAATGAACGAGGATTACGAGGAGTAAAAGTTCGTTCTGCAAATGATAAAGAATACACTTCAAATATTTCTTATGCTTTTTTATCTATGTTTGTTGGTTTAGTCGATGGTGATGGTTATATTGCTATTACTAAAGAAAGAATTTATGTTAGGGTTCAATTAGTTTTGAATTTACATTTAAATGATATTGATATATTAAAAAAAATACAATCAATATTAAAGGTCACGGCCGAGGCCTTAAGCCTCAGGGCGTCCGCCCTGAGGCGAGGTCGAATTAATTCTTACCCCGCAGCCCCCCCATGGGCGATTTCATTCCCAAAGGCCATGAAATGAGCAACTCTGTTCAATCAAATATATATATATATATATATATATATTTAAAATTTCGAATTTAACTTCGAAAAAGTGAAATTTAAAAAAGATTAAAAAGAATTTGATCTTAGATCAAATTTAAATTTTTATTACATAAAAATTCTCTTTTTCGATAAATATAAATTTCGATTATCTCTAAGATTGATCTTCAAGAAATTATATTTCCATTGATTATACATCACAATTTAAAAATTTTTTTTTTTTTAATTAAAAAAAAAAAAAATTGTCTTTATCAAGATTGATTTGACCGAGCATTATATGTCATGAAAAACAATATTACTAAATATTCGGATATTCCTAACAATGTTCCCGCTTATAATGTTTTACCTCTTTCAGCCAAAGGTTATGTAGATTTACCTTTTTTTTCGAATTGGATCATTGGTTTTACGATCTCTGAGGGCTCTTTTTATCAAAAGGCCAATATGGACAGTTTTTTTTCATTACGACAACGATCACATCCACTTTTTTTTACTGCTTTTAAATTAATTTTTAATACAAAGGTAAAAATCGAAGATGATGGAGTTTATTCTAAATTTGCAGTTAGTTCGAAAAAAGATATACAATCTGTCATTAACTTTTTTTCTTTTTCTAATTAAAACTCTAAAGAGTTTGAAATCAACCCAACCCAAGGGTTGGGTTTATGGGTTAAGAGGAACCTCCTCAGGAGGTTTTCTAAATTAAAATTCCCTTCGAACTATACGGACTCTTAATGTTTATAATAAGGATTTTAACAAGTTCCAGGATCTCATAAGAGATCTTTGCAAATAGGGTATATGCAAGAAATCCTAGTCTCCTTAGATTTTTTTTAGGAAGATAGGCAATTTGCAACGTAAATTTATGTATATTAACGTTCAAAGACTAATTAATAATCCTAATTAATTATAATAAGGAAATAAAGCCCTACAACCATCTTATTATAGATAAAAAATTAAAAAAATGGTTGATGAAATAGTCTAAACCAATATGAAAATATTGGAAAAAAGACATACATAAAAGTATGTTTTAATTTATTTGTTGTCTGGGGTAGTTATAATACAGAATATGTATTTTTTTATTCTATTCTTTTATCTTCAACTGTTTTTACTAATACTAGAATCTCTTTTTTACAAAAAAAAAAAAAAGATCATTCTGGTAATTTATCTTATCTTGACATAAAGTGAATTTTTTAGGATTCGCATGGTTTTGTGGTATAATTGATGGTGATGGTTATTTAGCTGTCCTTCCTTTAAATAATAAAAATGGAAAAAAATATATAATTATTTATTTGTCTATTACATTGGATATAAGAGATGAATTTCTTCTTAAACATATTCAATCTACTTTCAATGCTGGAAGAATTAGTTATTTTAAAGATGATAAGGAGAATAGGGTCCGATTAACCTTTAAAAAAACAGAATTACTTAATATTCCCATTCGATTCGGGGCTGTAAGGCCTGAATGGCCCTACAGGATTTTCCCAGCATTTAATCAATATAATATCCAATTCTTAGTTTTTAATAGAAGAAAACAATTTATTATAGCTAAATATATTTTAGATAATAATATTTCTTTTTTTGATGATCGGCGAAGCCTGACATTATACTCAGGCTGTCGCCTGACGCTCTTCGAGCGTTCGGGCGAATGGGCTTCGCCGACGTGTAATTCCCTCTCTTGATGTAATAGGTTCTCCATCTTTATTTTCAGATGTACAGCAATTTTTAAATTAGACGAATTTTTTTTTTTTTTTTAAAAAAAAAAAAATTTAAAAAAGATTTTTAATCTTTTTCTTTTTTTCTTTGAGAAAAAAAAAAATTTAAATTCATTCAAAGAATGAATTCTTCTTGGTTTAATTTTAAAATTGGGTTATTGGTTTCTCAATTAGTGAAGGGTCATTCGGGATTAAGTGTAATAATGATGCTTTTTATTCAATTAGACAAACAGGTATTGAAAAAAAAAAACGTCTATTATTTTCAATTCAAGCTATTTATTACACAATTACTGGAGTTGTTAAGGATATTTCACCTGACAAATCTAATCGCGGGCCGCGGCTCGCAGGCTCGCCTTGCTATAAGATTACTGTACAATCTAAGAAGTATATTCAATCTATCATTAATTTATTTTCATTTAGCAATTTATATCCTTTAATTGGTTACAAAGAGGATCGAATCAATCTCTATAGAGATTTATTTAAAAACACATTCGATAGTATGTGTGTTCGATATAAAAAAAAAAAATGGCTACAAAATTTAAAAGTTAGTATAAGATACAAGAATTAAAACTCTGCATAACAGAGTTTCTTTTCTTAGTTAGAGGGTAAATTAACTGCCCCAAAGAAATTTCTCTATATGTAAGGAACTTCAGTAATAAATTAAATAATAAAAATACAAATTTATTTTTATTCGAAATATTTATATTGTAAATATTTTAAAAATGATTATAAATCATTTTCGATTTTGGATAATTTACAGATAAAAAATTTTTTTTTATCCTAACGAATTTATGAGAAAAAAAAATTAATTTTTTAAGAAAAATTCTATTTATTTCTAAAAATCAAATAGGAAATAAAGGGTTTTTCTGTAGATAATGCCACTTTAAATAGATTTTTTAGTCTTCATTTCCTTTTACCTTTAAAAAATAGAGGTATAAAAATTTATCCATTTGCTTAAAAAATAAAGAATATGCTGAAGAAACTGAAAGATTCAAAGCATCTTCAGTTTATTTTTAATTTTATAACTTTATCTTTATAAATAAGCAGCATAAATATTAAATTAATCTAAATAATTTATGCTCAACGACTAAACGATAAAACAGACTAAGTATTTAAGTTATAGTCTAAACAACATTGTAAAATGTTGAAAAATGTTATTCATTTTATATTTATATATATTAAATCATTTATTATTGTAAATGATGATAAAAATATAAATTATTGGTAAAAAAAATTAGAATTAACTAAAACTCTTATTACAAAAAAAAATTTAATATATAAATGTAAATATTAATTTTTAAAATTTTTTAATAAAATTAATTTACAGAAATAAGAATGTAAAAACATAAAATCTATAATGAATAAATTGAATTTAATTATAAATTTTAATAATAAAAACTCAAAATATTTAAATTTATAAAAAATAAATTAAGTTCTAAGAAAATAAAAATAATATATGATTTTCTCAAGAACCTTATAAATTCTTTCTTTAGATTAAAATATATATTAATATCTTTACCCTAAAAGGGTTATTTATATTTCTTAAATCATATAATAATTGTTTTAATTTATAATTTACAAAATAAATAGAACATAATATAAAAAAAGTTTATATTTCACTAGAAACAACGTTCAGTTGTGACCCATTTAATTTAAATAATTTTAAAACTTTTTTTAATTTTTTTTTATTTAAATCACGTAATGATAGATAAGATATGTTACAACGAAAAAATTTTTTTTTTATTAAAAAAAATAAAAAAAATAGATTTTAATATAAATTAAAAAGAAAATAAATATTTTATATTAAATATTTATTATTATTTTAATATTAATAAAAAATTATATTATAATAATAATTATTACTTTTTTTATTCATATAACAGAAGAATCATAGATTCTTTATATAATAAATTTTTTTTATTTAGAACTAATTATCCTCTTATAAGATATAAAAAAGATTAATATCTTAATTAATTAAAAAACTCAAAACAATCAAATATATATATATAAAAATATTAAATTTTTTTCTCCCTAATTAATTACTAATAATTCATAATTTACGTCATTATATATATAAATATTAATATTATATTGTTATTTTAGCTGCTTTAGCAATTTTTCATTTAATGGCTTTTGAAGGGCCCTTAAATCACCGAAGGTGATTGACGACTATAAGCTATATGCTGAAAATTATTTAAAATCTATCCCCCTTCACATATTGACATACATCAATTATATAAAAGGATTTACACGCATATTAATGCAAATTATGATTTTATTATAAATAATCAGCTGGAAAAAAAATATTTTAGATTTCTCCCCAACGACTATACGCTTAAGTTTTTTTATTATAATATAGTCTAATTAAAATCTTTTATTTTCAGTTTGTAAATAATATCTTTTTAAAATTTATTTGCTTAATAAAAGATTTTTTAATTTTACAATTTATTGTTTATCTAACCCAAAAAGTTTACAATTTACAAAAGCTCAAAGAACTAAAAAATTTTTTTCGAATTTTGTGTTTCGAATTTGAATAAAATTCAAATTTAAATTTTGTTCCCCCCTTTACACCGTAGGTGTGATACGGGGGGGACTTCATGTCCCTTCCAAAGGAGGCCACGAAGTGAACACAAAATTCGACAAAATTTAAATTTTTATTAAAATAAAAATTCGTTTAAAAAAAAATTTTTTTTTACAACAAGTACTTATAAAAACTTTAATGGGATATTAACATATGAAATGATTTTTACCAAAAACTAATAATAAAATAATATTTAGGCAAAAAATAAAAAATGAAACTTATTTAATGTATTTATATTACTTATTTAAATATTATATCTTTGCTTTGCCTTCTATCTATAAATTAACTAATAAATCTACTAATAAAACTAAATCTAATATTAATTTAACCACCTTTAGTAATTATTTTTTATTTCAATATGTATTATACATTATTTTTATATCAATAGAATTCAAATTATCTCAAAAAATATTAGTAATAATTACACATCTTCGATATGAGCTTCGCGCCAATGCTTCGCATTGGGCGCCTGACGCGGTGCAGGGCCCCGGCTCCGCCAGGCGAAGCCGCGCGAGGCGAGCCGCGGCTCGCAGGCTCGCCTTGCGTCAGCCGCGTTTTGAATAATAGACGATTATACTTTTATTTATTAAGATATAAAATTATATATTAACTTTTATTCTTTAACTGAAATTAATATTTTAGTTAAAGTTTTAAAAAATAATTTCAATATTGAACACATCTTTGATGTGGACAATTTTAAAAAAGAGGAACATCGAACATCGTAGATGTGAGTCTCAACTATCATTAATTCAATATTTAGTTAAAAATCATATTATCCCAAAAATAAAACATAAGTTAAATAATAATTGAAAATAGTTTGCTTCATCAACATGGGTATCAAGGCCCTAAATCTATTCATGGTTCATATCGACGACTTACGTCGTTCTTAGCTATAATATTACCTAATGTGAAAGCTATAAATAGAGTAGGTCCTCATAATGAGGATATAATATCATTTTTAGTAGGTTCATTATTAGGAGATTGTAATGCAGAAAAATTAATGAATGGAGGTGTAAGATTTAAATTCAAACAAAGTTCAAAACATAAAGATTATTTATTTTTTTTATATAAATTTTTATTAAAACGAGGTTATACTAATAATAATTTACCTTCTTTAATAAAACAAAAAATAGGGAATAAAATTTATGAAGCTTATTGTTTTAATACTTATAGTTATAGCAGTTTATTATGGTTATATAAATCATTTTATAAGGATAAAACAAAAATTATTCCTTATAATATATATGACTTACTTACTCCTTTATCTTTAGCTATTTGGATTCAAGATGATGGAACATCGAGATGTCTGAGAATAGCTACAAATAGTTTTTCTTTACAAGAAGTAGAATTATTGAAATTTACATTAGAAAAGAAATTCAATATTCAATGTTCTATTCATTCTTTTTCTAAATCTAAACAATATCAACTTTATATTAAAAAAGAATCTATTGTTTTAGTAAGGAATTTAGTCTTACCTTTCTTTCATGAATCTATGTATTATAAACTTGGCTTAAATAAACCATAAAGATAGTCGCACACAAACAAAACTAGTTGTTTGTGTGAAGATCTTAAAGATCTTTAATTTTTAAGATTTTTTCTTATTAATTAGGCAACACTAATGATAACGGTTAACTATTTCTTTAAAAGACCGTCGAATTTTATTCGAAAAACAACACTTAGTGTTGCTTTTTAAAATTCACGCTATAGCGTTAATTTCGAATTTCGCTACAGACTGGAGCATTGGTGGGTGGTTTAATAACTGCTTAATGTACAGTCGAAAGAAATTTTATATTGTTTCTTTGCAAATAATCCTTTAGCTATTTCAACTAATTGTGATCGAATACCATTTCATCCTTATAATAGGGACACATAACAAAATACTGTGCAAATAAAGTTAAATGCTAAAATCTTTTATATCTTAAAATAATTAGCAGGAAAATTAATTTTTTTCCTTAACGATCATAACTTTAAAGAATTAATTTTCTTATTAAATGATCTAGTTAATTCTTAATAAAAAGAATTAAAAGTATTATATGAATCAATATTTTATTTATATCGAATCAATAAATTTAAAAGATATAGAAACAATTACAGAAAATAATCCTTCTATAATATTACAAAAGCTTATTCCACCACCACCTCTGGTGGTTGTTAAGTAAATATCGATGAAAATTTTGCAGAATGGTTTTGTGAATTTGTGGACGCTGAGGGTTTTTTCTTATAAGAAGAAAATTTAAAAAAAAAATTTTTCTGTATCTTTATCATTTAAAATTAAACTTCATAAAGATGATACTGAAGTTTTATATATAATAAAAAATAAATTAGGTAATATAAGATTTCATGGTAATGAAGTAATTTTTGCAATTGAAAAATTTAATGATATTTGGACAATTTGCAACAACTGTGTTGTTGTCTATGGAAAAAATTACAAACACCCACGATCTTCGATCGTTTCATCTTTTTTAAAGCTGCAACGATCGAAGATCGTTGCTTCTGGTCAACAATCTTTATTATAAAAATTATTGTGCCAAATTAAAAGTTGGTATGAATTCTTCTAGAACTGATTTTAGTCCTTATTTAATTCACACTTTCAGTGTTTTACTTTAAATTGGTACCCCCCCCCAATGGGGCACGAAGTGAATAGGATTTATTGAAGGTGATGGTTCTTTTTGTTTTAGTCTTTTACAACCTAGAATATCAATTGGTTTACATATAAATAATTTAAGAGTAATTCAAGCAATAAAAGAATTTGTTGATAATTTACCTATAATGTATAAAACATCTAAAGATGTTCAAGCCCCCACTCATGAAATGAGTTATATTCCTAAATCTAATTCTAATAAAATAATTCTTTATTGGTCTAAAATTGATACTTTATATTATTACATAATCCCTAATTTTATGACAACTAATTTTTATTCTAGGAAATTTATTGATTTTAAATTATGGTGTTTAGCAGTTAAAATTTATAAATTCGGTTATCATTAAACTGATTCAGGGAAATAACTCTTAGTAAAGAGTGTTGTAGAGTCTATTAATGATAATAGATATACAACTAATTCTAATAATAATATAATCTCACAAAAAAATATAGATTCAGTATTTAATTCACCTCCAATTTTCCCTGATGAATTAATTCCCTTTAGTTATTATTCTTTATCCATAAAATCTACAAAAGGAAAGACCCTTTGGGTCTTCGATGCTTCTAAACAAATAGTAGTTCCTTATCCTTTTAAAAGTATTGCTGCTTTATCTACTCGAGTCAATCTGACTGGAGCTGGGATTTCTGCTTTTTTAGATACAGGGAACTAACTCCGAAGGAGTGAGTTTTACTTTTATTCTAAACCACCTAAATAAATTTATATTTCTTTTTAATTTTTTTTATTACATTATTACTGTATTATACTTTTAAAGATATTTTAGGATTTTTTATTTTTTTTTTAATTCTTTCTTTATTTTTATTTTATGCTCCTAATTATTTAGGTCAAATATTGTTTGAATGGCCTAAAAGATTTAATTATTAAATCTTTTTTTTATTATGTAAAAGGCTTAGAAATTTATCTAATTTAATAATTAGTAAAAAACTCATTAACGGAGTGAATTAGTGATAAAATTATTAGCCGGAATTCTTTTTATTTATGAATTCTTCAGAGATTAAACACATAATTTTTTATCTATAAAGACTTAAAAATAATTTTTTTATATTTAACTTTATTAAAAATTTTTTTATAAATAAAAAAAAGCAATAATCCTAATATGCATTAATTTGAAATTTATTATAATTTAATTTATTTAAAAGATCATAAATCTTTAAATCTATTATAAAAACTTATTTTTATTAAATCACATAGTAATTTATCCTTAATTTATTACAGATTTAAGTAAAATATAAAATTTCTTTCTGATTAAAATTAATAAAAAAAAATTTAATATTTAATACTTATTTCATATTTAAATATTTACTAGAGATTTTTATTTACTATTATTACTCATTAAGAAATAAATTTTTCAATTATAGTTATTTAATTTATAACTTAATAAAAAATATTTATACATATAGAGTTTATAATTTAAAAGAATATATAATTTCACATTTTAATAAATTTCCACTAATAAGTATTAAGTATTTAGATTATATTAATTTCAAAAGTATATTACTAATTTCTTATAGAAGTGAGTTATTTAAATTTTTCTATAAATTAAAAATAACTCATTTCATGAGTGATATAAAAAATAATATGAATTCTAAACTTACTTTACATTCTTAATATCAATCAAATAATACTATTATTACTTATTCTTTTTATATTTATTTAAATTTTAAATCTAATTAAACATTAAATAAAAATACTTTTGTTTTTAAGCTTTAATTATAAGATAATAAATATTTTAAAAAATTTTTAATTTCTTTCTTTATTTAATATCCACTTCTGTTAGAAGTTAATTAATCTAACTTTTTAATATTATTAAAATTTTAACATTCAACGAATGTGATAATATTACGAATTTATTACAATTAACTAATTTATAAAATAATAATATTTATAATCCTTAATTATTTAAACTTTTATAAAAAGAATTTCTATTTTTATTAAATCCCAAATTCTATATGAATTTGATAATAACTATAATTAAAAACTGACGAAGTCAGTGATTATTATATTGAATTTAACAGTATCACTCAAATTTGTAAAATTTAAGATATATTATTTTAAATCATAACTAAATACTTAAATATTAATATATCTTATAAAAATTATTATTTCAAATTAATATGATTTTTTTATTTGCATCCAGATAATTTTGTAGAAGCTAATCCATTAGTTACACCAGCTTCTATTGTTCCTGAGTTATACCGCTCCTAAAACTAAAAATATAAATAAAAAATTTTTTTTTTAATTGTTAGTTTTAATGAAAATTTTACTATATGCTAAAATATCAAAATTTTGTTTAGATTAGCAAGTTTTTAAATTTAAGAACTTCAGAGACTATATGTAAATTTAAGATATAGTCCATAATTATAATTTTTAGGTAAACTCCAAAAGAGTTTATTAAAAATAATTTATAATTTATTGGGTATTTAAAATTAAATTTTCCTACTAAATTTTTTAGTCTGGAGTTAAAATTTTTTTTGCTCTTAGTGCTTTAGCCCCCTGCATTTTAAGTGGATAAAATTTGTAACCACCCTCTAGAGGGCTGAAGCATTAGGCATTTTTTTTTTACTAGAAATGCCACTTAATTTTGTTATATGCTGGTAAATACTTTTTAAAAGAAAAATCAGCAGGTGCTTTAGTCTCTTAAATTACCTCAGAGATTATATATAAAATTTCGTACTTTATTAAGGACGTAAAACATATAATCCTATTTAGATTAGATTTCTTAACTAAATTTTCATATATTCATTTATCTTTAAAATCTTTTAGTATTTCCACTAAAGGTATTAAAAGATTATCTAAAGAAGAAAGAGATTCTCTTTCTTTAGATGATTATTTGAATCAAGCATTAGTAGGGTTACTACAATTTAGGAATTTCAGTTCTAAGGGGAATAATAAATCATTTACTAAATTAGAATGATCACAATTTTACTTAACTCCAAAATTAGAAAATATTTTAATTGGTCTTTTTTTAGGTGATTTATATGCTGAAAGGTATTCTGCAACATCTAATACAATTTTACATTTTGAACAAGGTTTTATTCATGAAGCATATATTTTGTATTTATATGATTTATTTAAAGATTATTGTAAATCTAAGCCTAAGTATAGTTATCGTAAACCTGATAGTCGGACCGGCAAGGTTTATTCACGTATACGGTTTTATACTTATTCTTTACCATGCTTTAATCATTTTTATCAATTATTTTATTCAATAGGTAAGAAAATAATACCTTTCAATATCGGTGAATTACTTACTGCTTCAGGATTCGCGCCAATGCAACGAGGGGGCTTCGCATGCATTGGGCGCGAATCCTGAAGCAAGGCGAGGCTTCGCCTGCGGAGCCAGCCCCCCCCATGGGCGACTTCATGTCCCTTCCAAAGGAGGCCACGAAGTGAGCGAGCAACGCGAACCTTGCGGCTGCAAGGCTCGCAGGCTCGCCTTGCTCCGCGTCAGCCGCGTATTGGGCAATGGATGATGGTTGTAAAACTGGATCGAGTTTTAGGTTAAATACGAGTTGTTATACATTAGAAGAAATTGAATTATTGATCAAAGTTTTAAAAGAAAACTTTGATTTAGATTCTTCTATTCAGTTTCATAACAGTAAAGCTCAATAATATCGTATTTATATCAAGGCTAAGTCTATGCCCCAGTTCAGAGAACTGGTTTTACCTTATTTTCATTCATCTATGCTTTATAAATTACAATAATAACTAATTGTTTGGGCTCACCCCCTATACCGGGTGAGCATTTTTTGATTTTGGGGTTTTACATTTTTTCTTTTTTTCATTTTTATAATTTTGTATATTTGAGTTCCACACCGCTTGCTAGCGAAGCGAAGCATTTTTAGTAATGGTGGGGCTACGCATTTTTTTTCCTTACCTGGACCTCCGGAGCTCTGAACTTTTATTTTATTATAGGATGGTCATATTCAACGACGATCTCCAACTGCTAATAGTAGATTTTTATATTCTCAATCTATTAAGCATGAAGCATATTTTAATTCTGTTTATGCTTTATTCCAACCTTTTTGTACTACATCTTTTACTTCATTTATCACTTCTCACCTTAATAAAGAAATCAAGGTAATCAATAATTCATTAACTTTTGCTACTATGGCTTTACCTGTTTTCCAGTCACTTCGTGACTGCTTTTACGATAATAAAGTCAAAAATGTTCCAAAAAACATTTTTGATTTGTTAACTCCAGTTGGTTTGGCTTTTTGGATCATGGATGATGATTCAAAACATGGAGTTGGAGGTCTTCATTTGAATACTTATGGTTTCTCATTATCAGAGGTCGAATTATTATTAACTGTCTTGAATCAAAAATTCGGCTTAAAATCTACTATCGGTAGAAAAAATCATCAATATCGTATTTACATTAGTAAGAAATCTATGGATTTCTTAGTTGAATTAGTCCATCCTTATATGCACCATTCTATGCTTTACAAATTGGAAGTTTAATTTTTTTTGATTTCTTACCTTTCTATGCTATTTTAAGATCTATACCTGATAAATTAGGTGGTGTAATATTTATGTTTGCTGCAATTCTTATTTTATTAGCTCTTCCGATCCTCGATACGTCAAGGATTCGAAGTAATGCTTTTAGACCTATTATGAAATTTTTCTTTTGGTTATTTGTATCTAATTTCTTAATCCTAATGTGGATCGGAGGTCAACATGCTGAAGCTCCATTTATTTTTATAGGTCAAATTTCTACTTTCTTTTATTTTTTTTATTTTATATTTATTATTCCAGTTGTTGGTTATATAGAGAACACTTTAATTGATCTTGCTTCTAAAAATAATTCTTAATTCCCCCCCTCCCTTTTTTTATTTTATTTATATTGAATTTTTTCCTGAATAATCAAACCTGGATACTATAAAGTCATTACCTTTTCGTGGTTAGTCATATAAGTAACAAGTATTTGTGAAACTAAAATTGACAGTATTTTTTTTATGTTAAATTTAATAACTACTTCTAATTTATTGGCTATCGGATTATTTAAAAAACATGTATCTATGTTTTTGAATCGTAATAATATTACAAATTTTAATTTTTCATTTATTAATAAGAATTATTCAACTAATAATTATTCTATTAAAAGAAAAAATTCTGCTTCTTTTTTAGCTTTAGAAAATATTATAAATTCTAAATTACCTAATTATGAAAAACAATTAGAAATAGAAAAAAATTTACGTTATTTCTGGAAAATTGAATTAGATAATTTAGTTAAATCTAATAACTTTAATTTAGGTGGAATTGGTTTAAAATTACTTTTAAATTTTCATAAAAATTTAAATAAAGATTTATCTATTTTATTAGCAGATAAAAAATATACAAAAGGTAAACCTTATATTAATGATCTTAAATTATTAGATATTTCTTTAATAATTTCTGTTATTATTTCACAAATTTTTCCTTTTTGTTTTAGATATAAGGACTTAATGGAGCAACCTGTTACACAATTATATATGAATATTGGTAAAAAGTTATATAGAGAAATCAATTATAAAATGTATGAAAATACTTACCCTGATAAAGAAAATAGACCTTCTTTTTTAGATTTCTCTTCTAATTTACCTAGTTTTAATAATGAAAATTTATGGTTAGATTTAGGTGTTTTTATGGTGCATTTTATTGAAATTAAATGTAATTTATTTTCTATTACTGAACGAAGGTTTGGTCCTAATTTATATAGAATTATTATACCTTCAGATGAATTAAATTCTATTTTAGATGACATAATTTTCTTAGATAGTGAGGAAATTCCTATGTTAATAAAACCTATAAAATGGGAAATAAACTCTGAAGGATTAATTACTAAATTTGGAGGTTATCTTTATAATAATACTGAACAAATTAAATCATTTTTTTCTGTTTCTTATGATAATATAAAAGCTAAAGATATTCCTTTAAATTCTACTGTAGTTAATTTAGTTAATAAAATTTCTTCTGTTCCTTATTGTATCAACACTAAAGTGTTGGATATAATAGAATCACAATTATATTATCCTTATATTTCTAAAGATAAAAAATCTGAAACACCATTAGTTTATTTTCATAAACATAAAAATTCAAATTTATTATCTAAATTTTATAATAATGATGATTTAGTTAAGTTTTTAGAGATTTTAAGATATAATAGCAAATATTTGTATGATACTAGTATTATATCTATAGCTAATTTATTAAAAAATGTTTCTGAATTTTATTTTCCTGTATATTTAGATTGGAGAGGTCGATTATATCCTCATGGTGGACCTTTAAATTTTCAAGGTGGTGAACTAGCTCGTTCTTTATTATTATTTAAGAACGGTCAAATTTTAAATGAAGAAGGATTAAAAGCCTTAAAAATATATGGTGCCAATGCTTTTGGATTAGATAAAAAATCTAAAATAGAAAGATTAAAATGGGTTAATGATAATATTGAACAAATTATTGATACTCCTAATAATAAATTGTGGTTACATGCTAAAGAATCTTTAATCTTTTTATCTGTTGCATTATAATTAAAAGATTATTATTCTAATCCTTCTTCTTTCATCTCCAGATTACCTATTCTTTTAGATGCGACTTGTTCTGGTTTACAACATTTGGCCGCTATGGCAAATGATTTATCTTTAGCTGAAAATGTCAATTTATTAGAAAGTAATGAATATGACGAGCCTAAGGATTTATATGGTAAGATGCTAGAACCTATTAATAATGCGATTCAGGAATTAATTGAGGAATCGCCTGATTTTATAAAATTAAGTAAACTTCATTTAGATCGTAATTTTATAAAACGAGGTATTATGACTATTTCATACGGTGTAACACCTAAAGGTATTGCTAATCAATTATTAGAAGATCATTTTAAATTTTCAGGAAAAATAAATAATAAAAGTATTTATATTCCTAAAAATGAAGATTATAATAATATTGAATTATATAAAAATGAAATTAATAAATTAAGTGAAATTATATATAATTTATTATTTAAAGTTCATCCATTGTTAGATGAATTAATAAATTATTTTAATAATATGGTTAAACTTTTAAATAAATTTAATTTACCAATTGTTTGGATAACATCTTTAGGTCTTTATATTACTCAACAATATCCTAATTTTATAAAATATGACATTATTAATTCTATTTTAAGTCAACGTAAAAAAGTTACATTACGAAAATCTATTTTAAATTCTATTAATAATGTGAAACAGGTTAATGCTTTTGTTCCTAATTTTATCTATTCATTGAATGCTGCTTATATTGCTTTATTATTTGAGAAGTTATCAAATTCTGAATATAAGAATTTATTTTATTTTGATATTTTATTGTAAGATATACAGCCTAATAAATTGATTTAAATTTATGTATAACTTGATAATAAATTATTAAATATGATAGGGGGAGAAATTATGCCTCTTTAAATATCATTATTTTCGTACAGTTATGATGAAAAGTATCAGAATTAATTTAAACCATACTACGAGATTATTCGTACTATCTAAATACGGTTTTCTTTACCCTGGTGCCTTTCATCCTTTCTCTACTAATAGTGGAAGTAATAATAATAATATTTCTAAACCTGAGTTAAAATATATAGATAGTAGATCTGAAATATATAATAAAATGAAAACTACTGTTCTAAAACCTGAATTAAAAAAAAGTGAAAAAAAAGAATATACTAAAATTCTTAATAAACATATAAAAGATAAATATGATACAAAAATTAGTGGTGGTTTAAAAGGATATGATAAAGAATATATTATTTATATAGATCTTGATAAATGTAGTAAAGAATATTTCGTTGCTGAATCGTTAAAATTTTTTAATTCACTTGAAAATAATAAATTATATTCAGTTCTTGCCGTAGGTGCATTTCGAAATCAACATGGTTCTTTAGTATATAAATCTTTATTTGATTCTAGTGAAAAAGTTTCGAAAAATTCTAATTACACTGAATTTGGTTACACTCTTTATAATTCTTATAGATATTGTTTAGATTGTTATAGTTTTACGTGTATAGAAAAAATTATCTTGTATTATAAAATCTGGTTAAGTAAAGATGAAATAAAAGTTAGTTTTGATGAAGCTACTCAAATTTTAAATAATGTATTTACTAGAAGATTAGCTGAAAATAAAATAATTAATAAGTATGGTACTAATATTGTTTCACCTTCTCACGTACCTAGAGAAATGAAAAATTTAAAAAATGATCCTGATTCAGGTTTAATATTTAAATCTGATTTAATTGATTATCAAAAATCTGATATTGATAATAATATATATTCTTATTCATCTGATTTAAATATGAATATTAAGCATATGGGTAATTTTAATTTTAAAATCGATTTGTTAGATTCGGCCAACAACAAGTTGTTATCTTTTGATGACCAATTTGATCCTAAAATTAATTTAATATCTAGAAAGTATAAAAATTTGAAATTAAATTTTGTAAATAATGAATTCAAAAATTCTGAAGTTAAATTAAAAATGGCTGAATTAAAAGAAATGCATAAAGATTTTTTACCTGATTATAAAATTGGTACAATAGATCTTGAGACTTGTATTTCTCAAAAAAATTCTAATTTATTTTCTGTATATGCTTGCGCATATTCTGTAGAAAATGATATAAAAACTTATTGGCTTGGTGAAAATAATCTTTTAACTGGGGAAGCATTAATTATCCAAATGATTAATGATATTTTTCATAAGAGATTAACTGATCATACTTTCTATGCTCATAATTTAGGACGATTTGATGGACACTTTTTAATAAAAACTTTATTAGATGCTGAATTTGAAATAAAAGCTACTATAAAAGATGATAAAACTATCGTTTCTCTTGAAATTAAAACTTTAATACCTGGTATAAAAGGTGGTAAAAAGAAGAAAGTAACTTTAAAAATTTTTGATAGTATTTTAATATTGAAAAGTAGTTTATCAGATTTAGGTAAAGATTTCGATGTCTCTACTTTAAAATCTGTTTTTCCTCATAAATTTGTTATTAAAGAAAATTTATCTTATGTTGGTCCTACTCCTTCAAAAAACTTCTATGAAAAATTGACTGATGAAGAGTATTCTTCATTGATAATTTCAAATTGGAATTTGAAAGATGAGTGCTTAAAATATTTAATCAATGATGTAAAATCATTGCGAGAAATTTTAATTAAATTTGCTGAAGAAATTTATAAAATGTTTGATATAAATATAACAAGGTTTAAGACCATCTCTTCAATGGCTTTCGCAATTTTTTTAAGTAATTATTATGATAGAGAAAAAAACCCTATAAAAATAGTTAAAGGTGATATTGAAAAAAATATTAGAGAAGCATATTATGGAGGAATAGTATCTGTATATGAACACGAAGTTTTCAATGGATACTATTATGACATAAATAGTCATTATCCATCTTCAATGAAAAATACAATGCCAATTGGTGATCCCGTATATACGGATAACAAAAATCTTAAAGAGATTTTTGGATTCGTGAGAGCTAAAGTTACTGCACCAAGTGAGAATATTTTAAAAAATCCTATTTTACCTATAAGAACTGAAAATGGTTTAGAATGTCCAAGAGGAATATTTTATGGGTGGTGGTTTAGTGAGGAATTAAAAAATGCCGAAAAATGGGGTTATAAAATTGAAATCATCGGAGCTTGGATTTTTAAAAAATCAAATATGTTATTTGATGAATATGTAAACAAACTTTATAAAATGAAAGCAACAGCTGAATCTAAACCATCTAGAAGATCAACTGCTAAATTATTATTAAATTCATTATATGGTAGAATGGGTATGAATGAAATTAATTCTAGAATAAAAATTATTCCTACTGATCAAGTTGAAGAATATGTTAAAAAAATTAATTGGAGCGAGTTTATTAATATGGGTAAAAATACTATGATAATATATACAGGTCTTATAGATCCTGAATTAAGAAAACTGATAGACTCGGAAATAGATGAGAATGATTATGAGTCTCCATCTTTTACAGCAAAAAGACGAGGTGTTCCATCTTCAGTACCTTTAGCAGCTGCTATTACAGCTTATGCGAGAATAGAAATTTCTAAACATTTTAATAATCCAAATTACAAATGTTTCAATACAGATACAGATAGTATAGTAACAGATAAACCACTAAATCCTGAATTTATAGGGCCTAAACTAGGCCAATTTAAATTAGAACATGAAATAATTCATGGGATCTTTATATCGCCTAAAACGTATGCATTAAAATATAAAGATTTAAAAACAGGTGAAATAAAATTTAAACCTGTAGCCAAAGGAATAGGTGGTAAAGCGATGGAATGGGCAGATTATGAAAAACTCTTAGCAGGTGAAAATGTAGTAAAAGAAAAAACATATTTTGAACCATTACCAGAGCTAGGTACAGTAAGAATATACACACAACCATTCACAATAACAGGAGTCAAAAGAGAAACTGTATCACTAGAATCTATATATAAAGACTATGATTTAAAACAAATCGAAGCTTCAAGTTATAAACTTATAGAAGCGCCAGAAAGTCTTATTAAAGGACCTAGTTCATCTGATCAATCTAAAAAATCAAATAAAGAACAGATAAACTCTCTAATAAATGAATTAAAAATGTTAGATAAGAATCTTATAAAATATAAAACTGAGATTAAAGGGTATAAAGCAGGAACTTTTGAACATGGAATAACTTTAAGTAAAATAGCGATAGCTGAAGATAAACGAGGAACTATAATGAGAGAATTATATAGATTAGGAGTTACAAAAGATCCATATGTATATCTTTCAGAATCTGAGAATATAATATATTTACCAGCTCCTCTACCAGTGGTTATTTGTTTAAATGCTCCAAAGAGAATTAATTATTTAGCTCTACCTAAACCGCAGTCTTACAGACTGCTTTCAATTCCAAATTATAAACTTTTACAAGCACCAAATTATAAATTATTACCTGCGCCCACTCACATGAGTGGTGAAAATGGTGGTAATAATTTAACTAATATGAGTGCTTTATTAGCTGTATCAGGAATAAGTATTAAAGTAGGGTTAGAAATAATTAAACAAATATTCATGTTGTTTTATATGGGATTAAGCTACAGCAGAACTAGCTGTAAATTTATATCAGCACCAAATTATAAATTCCTTTCAACTCCAAAAATAATTAATAATTCAATAGATAATGAATCTGTAAATGAAAATAAAAAAATTAGAGAAGAAACTATTGAATTATTAACAGAATTAGATAGATTATACCCACCAGCGCCTAATAATACAAATAACGACATAAATAATAATATAAGTAATGATATAAAAGAAATAAAAATGGATATAAAAAATATAAATAAAAGGTTCAACGAGTTGAACGATGAAATAAATTTATTATTTAATGAGTTAAAAGCAGAAAAAAAAGATTTTGATAAAAAAGACTTATTATTTGTAAATTATACTAAAGAACTATATAAATATAAAATATTTGTTGTTGAGAATTGGGATTTTATAAAAATAAATAAAAATATAACTCATTTTAATAGAATAAATAAATATGGTTGGGAATCAGAATTAAAATATATTGATAACACAATAAAAATGTATAAAACAAATGGTTATGATCCTAAATTAAATAATGTATTTTTATCTGAAATGGAACAATATAGTGAATTATTAAAAACAATAAATAAAAAAAATTTTAATAATACAACTTCATTAAAAAATATTAATTCTCCTAAAAAAAGGGAATACTCAACTAGTACAAATGAAAAAGCGGGCGAAGCACGAATAAAAGAGATAATCGAATCTATAAAAGATTCGGAAAACTTTAAAATAGCCATGACACACAAATCTTGTCGAAACGAATACAGTTCGCAGAAATCTTATGAAACTTTAGAATTTTATGGTGATAATATTATAAATCATTATGTAACTGAATTTATCTATTATTCTTTTCCTGATCTCTCAGAAGGAGAGATGACTAATTTAAGAAGTTCAATTATATGTAGTGAAAATTTAGCAAATTTAAGCACTAAAATAGAACTTGAAAATTATTTAAAAATGGAAAAAGGTCTTGAAAACCAATTTAAAAATAATTTTTCAAAAAAACAAAAAAATAAAATTTTAGCAGATATCTTTGAATCTTTTGTTGCAGCTTTAAAAGCTGAGAAGGGTGATGAAATTTTATTTGAATTTTTTTGTCTAACTATATTTAATCGAGCTGAGACAAAAGATAAATTAAAAGAATACAAGTTAATAACTCAAAGAGTCAGTAAGACTGACTCCGTAAAAAGCACAGCCCCTTTAATAAAAAATCAAATTCGAAGCGAGAAAAAATTAACTTTAAAAATTGAAGGTGAATTAAATGATCTAGATCGAGTTGAGTCTGTTTTAGAAAAAATTCTTGAGAGTCAAAGCGCCAATAATAAATTATTGGCTGAAATTTTAAAACAACAATCACAATTCTTCGAGCTAGAAAGAGACCTCATAAAGGTCTTCAAAGATCAAAATGTAAAAAGCTCTGATTTTAAAGAACAAAATGAAAACTTGAATAATATACAGAATTCTTTACAAAATATTGAAAAAACACTTAATAATTTATCACACTTAACAACTAAAAAAATTTTTTTAGTTGAAAAAGGAGGTGAAAAATTATATGAATTCTTATCCTTAATAGTTTTTAATTTATCTGAGATTAAAAATAAATTAAATAATCGAAAGTCAGGGGATCCTTTAAATAAATTAAAAAAATTATTTTCAAGAATCTTTATAGAAAGACCCCCAAAATTAAAATCAAATTTTTTTAACAAAAATACTTGGCAGATTAAAACTAAAGAGACCCCTAAGAATGGACTAATTTTAAATCATGAAATTCCTAAAAACAATTTGACATTACAGGTTCCTCAGAACCAAGATTTTTTAATACCTTTAATGAAAATCCAAGACAATTCACTAATGCGAATAGAATATTCAGAAAATATTTTAAATCAAATTAAGAACCTCCAGGAGGTTCTGTATAAATTACCTGATTCAAACAAGGTAAAATTATGGCTTAAAAAAGAACTTCAACAAGATAAAATAATTATAAATGCAAAGAAAAATGAAGGTATTTCGGAATTGTTGAAAGAAATTTTTAATATTATTGATGCTAGAAAATTCTCCCGCTCTAGTGAGAGCGTGATTCGACGAGATCCTTCAGATTACCATGAGAGAAAAAATTCTCTTTTTGTGTTTAATAGCACTATAGGGGAGTTAGATGCAAAATTTAATTTAAATTGGGAAAATCCTCTATTTGCAGGTTGTTATATTATTACTTTTAAAAACAGATATTATTATTATATTGGGTGTACAACTAAATTTAAAGATAGATTTTATATACATTCTAAAAATATAATGAACCCTACAGAAAATAAGAAAAATTCACTAAATGAATTTTTCAAATATTTTTTAAATTCAGAAATTAATTATTTGAATAGCAAACTAATGGGAAAAAATGCTTTAGAATTTAAAATAAATATTCTATGTTTATCTACTAATTATTTGAATAAATTTATAAAAACTTTTCCTGATTATAAATTAACTCAAGAAGAATTAATTTTATTAGACTTTACTACTGATTTTTTAATAAAAACTCTTGAAGAAAATCTAATTAAAAATTTTCAACCTAAACTTAATATGATTAAAAAAATCAGTTTTAAATACTAAAAATGGGATGATAAATTTTTAAAAGAAACCCTGAACTCAGGGTGAACCAAAAACCCTTTAAAGGGACTCGTAAGAGTTTAACATAAATTCGAGGTATATTAAAATTGATTTTCGAGATCTATGATCTTCTCTTAATATAATTTTTAAAATAATCTAAATCTAATAAAGAATTCGGATCGACCAAGCTTGATCCATCAAATGTTCCTTTAGATTCCTCTAAACAATCAATTTTATAATTTAATCGTCTTATGTCATTAAATAAATTCAGATTTTCTTTAGGATTGTCTAATACCCAATTTATAAAACCTGGTAATGAAGCTTTTAATAAATCAGCCTGAAGGCTTATTTCTTTTTCTCCGGTAATAGGTAAATATATAATATTTTTTATATTTCGTTCTTTTCCTTTACATATATGATTAGAAATTATAATAACTAAAGAATTTAAATTTACATTACTTGTTAATTTATAAAATTTACTAAAATTTATTTTTATTTTTTCTGAATTTATAATTTTTTTTAATATAGCTGTTTTTTTAAAATTTTTAGACTCCATATCTTTTACAATTATAAGATTTTTATTATATATATAACGTCTTTTTATTATATCATTAATATCTGATAAATTCATAGATATATAACCATTTGAACATACTATATTTTCACAAATATTTAAAAATATATTTATTTCTGAATTTGTTAAATCATATAAATTAAGAGCAATTTTATATTCATAATTTCTTGTAACTAATAAAAAGAAAAAATTTCGAATTATATTCATATAAAAAGGATTCTTTTTCGAAATTTTTAATAACCATTTAACAAAATCTATTGACATTTTAGCTTTAGAATCAAAGTCAACATTAAACTTAAAAAAGAATCTTTTATCTGTAAAATTAGAATAACTATAAAGCATTGATGGAGAATTATTTAAATTAAGAACACCATTTTTAAATGGTATAAAATTTTTATTTATAATATTTAATTTATTCATATTTATCATTAAATTTTTTTCCAAATAATAATATAATTTTCTTCTAATATCTTCTGTCATATTATATTTAAAAATTCCATATTCTTTTAAATCTTCAAAAATACTTTCCTTAAACTCAGAAAAATATAATTTAACCCAAATATCATTTTTAAATTTATACCAACTATAACTAGTTTTATCATATAAGTATTTTTCATTAAACACTCTTTGAATATTTTTATTAGAATACCAAGAAATAAAAGTTTCCAGGTCTAATGACCTGAAAACTTTTAAAATTATTTTTTCCTCATAATTTAAATGTCTAGTATGGAAAAAATTATAGTTTAAATTATTAATTTTATAAAGAACTGCATTTTTATACCTATCTTTATAAAAATTTAAATGTACCGTATCAAAAAATTCTCGTTTTTCATAATAAAAAATAACATTATAGATTAAAACTAAATGCTTATCAGGATTATATATATCTTTTTGTTCTTCAAAAGGTATTGAATATTGCTCTATAATTTGTTTTAAAATATTTTTTTGTTTCTCATCTACAGAATAATTACACTCAGTTAAAAAATATAAAACACAACTATCGTTGTGCTTTCCACCACAATTATTCAATTTAATTAAAATTTCTAATAATTTCTGATCGAACGACGAGTCGTTCGATCCAGGTAAAATAAAATTTTCTCCTTGATTATAATATTTATCAATTTTTGGATCTGGCCGCAGGCCAGGAACATAAGTTTTTTTATCAGGTGTTTCATTTATCCATAAGTTACATTTCTGACCATTATAAAAAATCCCTATATTCGAAATTAACTTTAGCCCAATTCGAAAATAAAATTTTTGTAAAACAGTTACGTGTAACTGTTGACTATTTAAAGCTGATCTAGTAGATAAAATTATTTTATTATTTAGATTAATTAAAGAACTTCTTGTTGTAGAAAAATTCCTTTTAGAAATTTTGGAAGTAAATGGTGAAGCGTTATTTTCCAGACCTACGGTCGGTTTAATGTAATCTTTAAAATAATCTAAGTTTAATAAAGAATCCGGATCAACCAAAGTTGATCCGTCGAATGTCCCTCCCGACTCTTCATAAGAATCAATTTTATAATTCAATTGCCTTATATCACTGAACAAGTTGAGGTTTTCTTTAGGATTATCCAACACAAAATTAATAAAACCTGATAATGAAGCTTCAAACGAATCATCTATTAATAAATTTTTATTTTCAGAAGCTTCAGCAGGTGCGTAAGCAGCAATTGGTAAATATATAATGTAATCTATAGTCGCATTTTTATTCTTCCAAACCTGGTTAGATGTAATTAACACTAAAGAGTTTAATTCAGATTGGGGTTTATACTCTTTACCAAATTGAAATTCTATAGGCTCTGAATTAATAATTGCTTTAAATATAGATTTTCTCTGTTTTCCAAAATTAATATTTTTAAAAACAATAAGATTCACATGGTACAAAGAGTTTCTTATTGAAACTCGATTTAATGAAGATAAATTTGTAAAAATGCAACCTTCTGTCGTAAGAATAAATTCACAAATCTTTAATAAAATATTTATTTCAGATTCAGAACCATATAAATAAAGAGCTGTTTTATAACCATTGTTCCTTGTTAATAATAAAAAGAAAAAATTTCGAAGCACGTTCACGTAGAGAGGATTTCTTTTGGTAATTTTAAATAACCATGTAACAAAATCTACTGACATTTTAGCTTTTGGATCATAATTAATATTATATTTAAAGAAAAATCTTTGATTTTTCGGATTTAAAACGCCGTAAGGCGTCAATTGAGAAGTTTCTACATTAAATACACCATTATTAAAAGGTATAAATCTTTTATCAATATCCCTGGTAATACACAGGGAAAATTTTCGTCTCAAATCCGTAAAAATTTCTTTTTCTAACGACTTTGTCATGTTGTTGGAAACCTCATATTTTTTCAAAACATCTAAGATGTTTTCCTTAAATTCAGAATAATCCATACTAATCCAAATATTATTTTTTAATTGATACCATCGATAACTAGTTTTATCGAATAAATATTTTTCATTCAATTTTCCAATAAGGTCCTCATTGAGGACCTGAAAAACTGAAGTATCTGTTATTTGTGGGGAACTTAACACCTTTAAGGTAATTTCTTTTTGGAGACTAAATAATAAACACAATCCATTTGATGTGGTTGATGCACGATTAATATAAGTACAATAGTAGTTAAGAATTTTATTTAATGTTATTAGATCATATTTTTTTTGTTTCCAGTCCTCAGGTTTAAAAGTAAAATGACACATTAAACTTAAATCTTTAGATACCTCATTAATAGCATTTAATCTATAAGCTAAAAAATATAATTCAAATTTTTGTTTACGATCATTTAATTCAATTAAGATTTCCAACAATTTTATACTAAAATTTGAATCATTAAATCCTGGTAAAATAAATTTTTCACCTTGATTTAAATATTGCTCAGAAGTATGTTCTGGTTTTGGATTTCTAAAAAATGGTTTTTCATAATGCTTTAAAGATCGTAAGTATTCTCTATATTTTACTGTCGATAAAAATTTTTTTTTAAGATATTCCTTTTCTTTTTCCGATAACTTATCGAATCCCTCTATTACAATACTTTTTGAATTAAAATTTCTTTTAAAGAGACCAATCCATAAATTAAAATTTTTTGTCTTCATTAACTACGATATAAAATACTTAGATTTTTTAATACCTTCAATAAATACTTTTTTATTAAGCTCCCAATTAGACAACAATTCCATAGGAATTGTTGGGAATAATTCAGGTTCTTTAAGATCAGGTCCAATTATATATTGTTCCCCATTTTTATCTATTATTTCATAACCATAGCTTCTAATTTGTTCTTTCACGTTATGCATTAGTTCAAGTAAATAATTTTTTTCGAAATATAATTGTATAAAGGCTGATAAAATTACTTTATTTAATTTTTCCATGTTATTAGGAGTTGTAGCAAAACAATCGTGGATTGTATAAAGAGGCGCAGCCTCTAAATTAGAATCTTTTAATAAATTAATTAAGATGTGAATATTAGAAGCATCTAGAGAATGTATTAAGTTAGCTATAAATCCTTTTTGTATATCTTTTTTATTAAATCCTCCTTTTTTGCTAGGAATTGATATTGTTATCGGTTTAGCCGAACTTAATAATTTAGTTTTAGTACGTACAGATTCAAACTTTCTCATAGAAAGGTTAATTTTTAAATTCGAAGGAGTTATCCAAATTATAGGTTTATTTATATTTTGAAGTACTTGAACTAAAGAATTTAGAAACTCTATGAGTTTCTTTAAAGAAGGAATTATTTCATATAAACTATCATATACTTTTTTACTTAAAATATTAAATTCTTGAGAAGTAATAGTTAAATATTCTTTATTTGTATTTCCTTTAATAAATTCAGATTTTATTCTATAGTAACATTTCTCATTTTCAAAAAATTTATCAAGCACTATCGTACTTTCAAGTTTATCACATATACCACTTAAAGAAATATTATAAGGGATTGTCATCACAGGAATTTTCATCACAGTTCGATCAATATTGATTTTAGATAAACTCTCCCAAGCTGGAAGATTAGCTTTTTCAAGCGAGTTCGTAACTTGTTCAGCAGCGATCGAATAAAAATCCGATCGGCCTTCGGCAGGTACCACATTAACCATTTTGGCTAATGTAAGATCAGAGCATAGAGAAGCTAAATGTTGCATACCACTACAAGAACAATCAAATAAAATTGGTGTCCCAATCGGTTTTTCGTGGTTGGAAATTAATTTAACTATGGCTAAGAATACACTCATAAATTGGAATTTTTCTTTAGCTTTTGAAAGAACCTCTTCATTAAATTTATTAGTGTTTTCAAGCCATAGGTTATAAAACATGTCGAAATTATTATGAAACCAAGATATTCTATTTTCAAAAGTTTCGGATGATAAACCATAAACACCGGCCATATATATAATCATATATTCAAAACCTTTTTCAGTAATAGGTTCATTATGGGCAAAATTTAATAAACCTCTGGCTAAATCATTTCCTTGGTAAGATAAATAAGGGATGTAAGGATAAATTCTTCCTCTAAAATCCATATAAGTAGGAAGATAAATAGTATAATCTTGATATATAGTGGCTATATTAATTATATTTCGATAAGTCCAAAATAAACTATTATGAGTTTGAATTTTTTTATATTCCTTATGGAAAGGAAGAAGTTTTTGAGGTTTTTCACGTTTTTTATTGTATTCTCCAAAAATACCATTATTATCTTCTCTTTCCCATTCTGTTAAAATAAAATTTAAAACATCTTTATTAATTACAAAAGCTTGTTTATTAAGGTGATTTATAGAATCATATTGCATTTGACTAGGCTCACTACTGAACTTGTTCAGTGGATTTTGATGAATTATATCTAAATTCTTATTGTTATAATATCTTACTGCTTCCGTTAAATAACCACCTTGGTGATCTTTATCACATTTTAAAGGTGGACAAACCATAGGTAATTTCATAGGGTCTAAACCATCTTTAGAGAGAATTTCTATATAATTGCTTTTTAAAGAAATAATTGTTGAAGATTCTTTATCGATAGTAACAGTTTCGCTAGAAATAATAGATAATTTAACAAGAACAGAGTCGATTAAAGCTAGTCCTAATTGAGCTTTTTCAACAGGTTCCAAATTTTTAAAAATTTTATAATCAGAGTATTCAGGGAAAAGTTTTTCAACCTGAGCTGGTAAAGTATTTTTTTTCGAATAAAAAAATGCCCTTAAAACTTGCTCAGCAAGTTCCATAGATAAAGCACTTTTTACTACAGGTTCGTTTACATCTCTAACATTAGACAAGATTTTTATGATAGTAGAAAAAATTATACTAGCCAACTTTTCTCTATCAAATAAAATTAATAAAATTGCAATTTTAGCTTCTGAAGCCCCAGCTTTTTTTAATAATTCAAATTTATTTTTAGTATATTTACCTATTAATATATCTAAAGCTTTAATTAAATCAGAATAATTATCTTTAAAAAGAGTTAAAGAAGACTTAACTGTTTGGTTTTCAAGCTGTAATTTAAAATAATTAAGCTCATACTCAAGGGCAAATTTTTCAATTAAAAATTGCTTATCCTCATTTCTTAAAAATTTAGCGTTTAAAATGCTTATAATACTTCGGAAATAAACAGAATCCATAGCTAAAGACTCAATTCTACTATTTGAAACTTCTGAGAAATCTAAACCAGATAAAATATTATAAACTTCATCATTAACATTAATAGATTGAGATAAAACGTAGTTCAGAACCTCGTTCTGTACTGCATCATCAGCTTTGGATAAAGCTGAAATATTTAAAACTTTAGAAGAGTCAAAAGTAAAAGTACTATTAAACATATTTATTAGCTCAGAATCATAAGATTGAATCAAAGCAGAAATTGCTTTGATTACAGAATGGTTCATTTCATTAGAAATTTGAGATATAAGGTTATTTATAATTTCATAATATTTGCTATTAAGTTGGGATACATTACTCATTATATTTCCTCTTATAGAACTAGGTTTAATGAATTTCTTTATGTATTCATCACCTACTTTTATTTCCACCTTTCTTATACCCGGATCTATAGCTGAATATAAATTACTTGTCAGAGAATTTATTTCTGTTATAGTCGCTTGATTCACATTAGGTAATTGGCTAACATAATATAATCTTAAGAATAATAACTGTAATTTCTTATCCAAACTAGGAGAAATTTCTATTTTATAATTATCAAAAACATTTAATGCCTGCTCTTTGAAATAAGCGTAATTCACATTATTTATAATAATTTCATTTATATTTTTTCTTACAACTAAATCCTTTATAATAGTAGAATCTATCCCTAATTTATATAATAAAATATAAACTTGCTTGAATATTAAATTTCTATGTTCAGTATTTAATTCAGGATTATTATTTAAAAGATCTATTATATTTGTTAGTGTATTAAGGATATTATTGTAAAGTTTATCGTTATTTTTTATTGATTCTGGAAGTAATTTTATTATCATATCTTTATCTATCATTGGTTTATCATCACTATTAGTTGAATAGGATAATGTTGTTATTCTATTTAAAGAATGTGAATTCTTCGAGAAAGGATGAAAGGCACCAGGGTAAAGAAAACCGTATTTAGATAGTACGAATAATCTCGTAGTAT